TTACTAACTCTGTTAAGCCTTGATTTTGTTGACTTCTTAATATTTATTGAAAATAGTTACCTTTTTTGTATTGTTTTACTCTAGTGTTGTTGTATCTTTGACCCAACAAATAACAACAACCATTTAAACACTTATATTATGCTTAACTACCAAAAATTAATGGATAACGACCCTACGGAATACGAAAGATTTTTAAACAGTTTAGGGCAAGAGATTGTATTTTACGAACATCCTTTTAAAGGCGATGAAGCCGAAGTAATATGCGTATGCCATAAATTGAAATTGGCTTCATATAGCGGATTTTTTGAGACTTCTGATATGTTAGAAGATCATAAAGAATATGAACCAACTTTTGTTGATGGTAAGTATTTAGTTGGTGGTTGGGAATAACTAACCTTTGCTTTTTATTCTTTTTTGGCGCAAAATTAAAAAAGAAAATTTTAACCTTTAAATAATAATATTATGATACTTAATAGCGTTTACCTTCTTATTTTTATAGCAGTTTTATTTGTTGTAGTTTCTTTTTTGGCGCAAAAAACTGAGAAACAATTTATAGTGAAGTTTGGAATAGTTTTAATTATTGTCTTCTCACTTACATTTTTCAACTTACTTTTAACACTAACAAATCAAATATAATATTATGAAAATGTTAAACAACGGTATGCAATGCGAAATTTTAAAGGTATTTAAAAACGCTTCAAACAATACAAAGATAGTTAACGAACAAACGGTATTTACTGACTTGTTACGGGTTAAACTTTCAAGCGGTAAAATAGTATTAATTTGTGAGTCTGAACTAGAAAACTAAAAGTTATGACAAAGATATTAAATAAAATTTATAGAGAATTAACGGAACTTGGTAGAATTGCTGGACAAATAAAAAGACAATAAAAACTAAAAAATAGTATTATGAAGAGTAAAAGAGAATTTTTAAAAGAAGTAAGCAGTCAAAAATTAGCCAATGCAGTTATAAACCAAATAGGGCTACCATTTAAAGAGTTGTTACAGTATGCAAATGATTATCGGGATGCAAGTGGAGGAGTGAGTGGTTTTATTTATTATGTTGATACGCATAAATTCGCAATAAAAAACAGAAAGGAAATTGTAAAACTGTTAGAAGAGTATTCAGATAGTTTAGGCGAAAATGTAATAGACTTTGTAAAGGAGTTTCAATGTTTAGAACTAGATAAGGAAGACTTAAAAGAATTGTATAAGTTTTTAGGCGGTGCGAAGGTGGAACAAAGTAGTATAACAAATGCTTTGGCTTGGTTCGCTCTTGAAACAATTATTTATGAACTTATAAACTATAAAGAAAATGACTAATAAAGAAAAGGTTAATTTGTACTTAGACTACGTGAACAACTATTTAACAGTTGGTAAGTTTTCACTGAACAACGGTTTAACGTTTAATGAAGCAGTTATAGTTATTAGTGAGGGTAAAGCATTAAATGAAGAATTGGCGCAAAAGAAAAAAATAAAAGGGAATAATCTAATAACAACCGTTTCAAACATACTTAACAAAAGAGTAACAGAAACGGAAGCCAAACAATTTGCTCTAGATAACTACGGAATTTTAGCCACACATATAAGGCAAAATTTTATAGAAAAGAATAGGAATAACCAATAAAAATTATTATCTTTGCTTTTTATTGGTAATCAAAACAAGTCAAAAATGTATATAATCATAAACAAAGCAACACAAGAAAGTGCAATAATCAAAGAAAAAATAGCCGTTTCCTCTTATATAGGTAAAAGTGTGAGTACAATTTATAGAAACAAGGAGTTAAAATGGTGGGAAACTGACAAGTTTTTAATTTATAACCCTCAAATAATACTATTAAAGAGTAATAGAGGGGGTAAAAACAACTTTAAAGGGACAAATGATATGTATTGATTAACAAAACAAATCACAAAAATCCGCAAAACAATAAAAAACAGAAGAAAAATGGAACTAATTACCCTATACGCAACTAGAGAAAGAAAGAGTCCTTACAACATACAAACTATACTAAGATATAAAGATGGTAAAGTAAAAGCAGTCTTCAGTAGTATGCTAAAACAACCTCGAAAAGGTACTAAAACCCTGATTATCAATTGTTTTAGGTACAAAATTAATTGGGATAACGTTTAAAAATGAGTGTTCCACGTGGAACCTTTATAAGGTGGACACCACTAAGTACTGTAAATAAAGGGCTTAATAAGCCTTAAACCATATTACTGAATCGAGGGCGTTTCGTTATAAAAATATTATTAACATAAATTAACAGTTATGCAAACAAAGCAACTATTAACAATAGAATTTAGATATACTAATAAAAGAACAGACGATTATAAAACTAGAACAGTAACTATAGGAGTTTATGATACTTTTGATGGGGCTGTATTGGATGGAAATAAACAATTAGAGCTACTTGAAAGCAAATTTCCCTTGCATAAGTTTCCAAGTGGTAAGCAAGCCAATAGAGAAAGGTTTAGTTTAAATGGAGGATGTTTTGGAAGTAAAAATACTTTAATTAATAACTTAGCTTATTTGAAAGCACCCTTTGATTTTTACTTTAAAATCACTGAACTTAAGTACTTATCTTTAGAGGATAGTTTGTTAATGGTTATGGAGGATATGAAATAACTGTTTTTAATTTTCTTTTGCGGAAATTTAACTAAAAAAGTTTGTATAAACAGACAAAAAACACTATCTTTGATTAACAAATAAAACAAATAACTATGACAATTACACTATATTTACAGAAAGAAACTTTATTAAGAGATTTAGAAACACTAAAAGGAGTGTTTAATGCAAAACAACCCGAAGTAGTTCAATCAATTCGTAATTATTTACCATCTTTAAATATATCTTCAAGTGAATTTACTAGAGATAACGTAATTATTCAAGTAAGTCCCGAAGAGTTTGCGTTAATAGGAATATTTAATGGAGGTTTATAAATAATTAATTTTTAATATCCTATTTTTATTTTCAGTTTTTTATGCCGAAATTTAAATTATAATAATAACTAATAGATTTAGACGCTTTTATCTTTAAAAAAGACGTGCCAAATATGAGAACAATTAGAACAAAGGTTTACAAGTTTGAAGAGTTGAACGAGGAAGCAAAACAAGTTGCAATTGAAAGAGTAAGACAAGATTATTACGAATATAATGATTTTGCAAGTTGGGCAGTTGACGATTGCGCCTTATTTGAACCAATACAAACGGAATTAGATTTAATAGATTTTAAAGGAAATGATTTTATCATTTCTAATAATAGAAAAAAAATATACTTTGATACAGATAGGAGTAGTTTTTTAGATTGTGCCGAAGCATTAAAAGTTGAACACTGTGATTATTTTTACAAGTGGTTAGGTATTATAGATGAATTTCTTTTACAAAAAATTAATTTTGAAATTTACACGCCTAATTATATAAATGCAGATACAACCATTGAATTTACTTGTGACGAGGATTTTGATTGTTTTACAAATGAGGAAGAAACAGTTTTAGCTTTTTCTAAACTAAAATTTGATAATCATATTCAAAGTGTTTTAAAAAGAATAGAATCAGAAATTAATTATAGATTTACAGATGAAGCTATAATAGAAGATATTTTAGCTAATGAATATGAATTTTTAAGTAATGGTAAACAATTTTAATTATGAAACTAATAAAACAGTCAAAGAAAAATAATATTAAAGTATTTGAACACTTTAATAAAAATGAAGGCACTTACTTTGTAGTCACTAATTACAGCAATACAAAATTTGTAGAAAAGTTATCAGATAGAAATTTAAGAGATTTAAATAGGTATTTAAAACTATGAAAATATATAATCCCGAACCTCTAAAACTTATTAGAGTATCAATAAGTAAAGCAAACGAAAAAACACAATACATTAACTTTAAAGATACAACACACAAAGAAGTAATTGACAACCTATCAAACTATATAGATAGCTTTAATTTAAGTGTTTTAAATAAAGGTGATAGAATACGCTTAGATATTAGAGAATGTTTAGGAGGCAAGAACGGTAAAAGTAAGAGTGTATCGTTTATAGGTTTAACAGTTTCTCAAATGCACGAAAAAATAATTAAAAAATACTCTTAAATAATTTTTTTATTCAATAATTAGTTGTATATTTGTACAAGAAATAAATTATAACACTTAAAAAATAATACTATGTTAGATACTAGAGAATTACAAACAGAAAGAGAAGATTTAGAACAACAGATTTTAGATAGTTTTTTACAAGAGTTTCCACAATATGAAGATATGACTGATAACTTTGAAGATATTCGTTTTGAAGAGGAAGAAATTGAGAGTTGGAAAGAAGAGTGGTTAGATGAGATAGTAACCATTACAGATATTGAAAAATTAGAATATGAAATTGGTTCAGAATGGGAGTATGGAGTAACTTTGATTGAGGAAGATGAGTTTGAAGATTATTGTGAGGAATTTGTTGAAGACTGTTATGGTTTAAAAGATGTTCCCTCTTTAATTAGAAATAATATTAATTGGGAGGGCGTTGTATACGATATGAGACAAGATTATTCAGAGGTTGTTTATAATGGTAATACATATTTATACAGATGAGAAATTATAAAAAATACCGTTCAACAGTTGTAGATTTATTTCAATCTTTTTTGGCGGAAAAAATAGAAAAGAGAGAGTTAATCTTTGCACTAACAGAAATTGACAAAGAGATAAGAAAAAATCCTAAAACATTAAAAGGTTTATGGTTTAAATTCTTTAAAGATGATGCAGGAGCAACTACTATAGCAGATTTATATTATGATATTGACAGCAAAGTTAATCAAAGCTATATCTTTGAATGTATGCAAATATCAATAGACAACCCAAAAGAATTACAAATATACTATTCTTAAAAACTAAAAATATGAAAACTACAATAAACACAAACTTGTTTCCTATCATTTCAGTTGGTATGTATGATAGTTATTTGTCACCCGAAAATATGTTTGATGACTATCAAATTAACGAGGACTTTGAAAATGGTGATTTTGATATGACTGCGGAAGATTATTGGAATAGATTTGACAACGAAAAATATACAAAAGAAATTCAGCATCAAGCAGATAATCTTTTAAGCGGAGAAATTGAAGCGGAAGGTATCACAATTAAAATTGAAGTTGGTGAGTTGTATAGTCCTAGATTTTACAATTTTGCAACCGACCAAGTAGAATTGACAGTTGACTATGACAAAGATGAGATCTTAAATTTCGCAAAAGAAAATAAAGAAGAGTTCAACAGTTTCTTAAAAGACAATTACAGTTCTTACGATGGTTTTTCAAGCAGTACAGCTAATAACTATTCAGAATGGTTAGAAGACTTCACAACAGATAATGTACAAAGTATTGGAGCAGTATTGACTTTTATCTTTGAAGATGAGATAGACGACTATCAAGAAAATTTTTTAGAAACTTGTAACGAAAATATATTTTATTCAGAGTTTATTAGAGAAACCATTTAAAAATAATATTATGAAAATAGATAGAGAATTATTAGAAACAACAAACTCTGTTTATAGAATTACAAATCTTTTAGAAGACGATTTTAAACATATCGAGCAGTATTTAAGCAGGGAGTTTATAGAGATTTTATATAAGGAGAGAGAAAACCTTATCGATGAAGAACAAAGACGAAACATTTAAAAACAGAAAATTATGACACATAAAACATTTTATTTAAACAATACAGCAAAACACCACGTAAACGAATACGTAAATAGTGAAGGCGACCATTACTCGGATTTAGTCAGTTATGAGTCAAGAGTTGCGAGTTATAACCATTTAACAAATGAAATGAGTGTTTACGGGTATTACAGTGCAACAACATAAAAAATTATTTAATATAAATTAATTAGTTTTCATATATAAAAAAGTTTTATTATATTTACCCATATTAATAAAACTAATTGTAAAATGGTAAAATTTGAATGGACTTTAGAATTATGTAAACAGGAATCTATAAAATACACTAGAAAAATCGACTTTTTAAAATCTTGTGGACAAGCTTATAGGATAGCTCATAAAAAAGGATGGTTAAATGAGATTTGTTCTCATATGGTTGAAGGTAGAAAACCTAATAGGTATTGGAACAAAGAAAATTGTGCGAAAGAAGCAAGTAAGTATAAACACAAGAAAGATTTTCAAGAAAACAACCCTTCTGCTTATGTTGTTGCACATAGAAGTGGATGGCTTGAAGAAATATGTAGTCATATGATTCCTTTAGGTAATATACAAAAAAGGTATATTTATAAGGCAATTTTTTATGATGATTGTGTTTATATTGGTTTAACGTGTAATCCTGAAAAGAGGTTTAATAGCCATTTATCAGATGAAAAAAGTTCAGTTTATAAACATATGTTAGAAACTAACAGTAAACCTGTTTTTGAGTTAATCAGTGATACACTTTATTCAAAAGAGGACGCTTCCGAATTGGAGGATTTAATAGTCGAAGAATATAAAAAATTAGGTAAGTGCATCCTTAATAAAAATAAAGCAGGGGGATTAGGAGGAGGAAAAATAAAATGGACTTTTGAAATATGTAGATTAGAGGCGTTAAAATATACTACTAAAAAAGAATTTATTTTAAACAATGAAAATGCTTATAATGCGTGTTTAAAAAATAAATGGATAGGTTTGGTATGTTCTCATATGGTTGAACTTAAAAAACTTAACAATTATTGGACTAAAGAAAGATGCCATGAAAAAGCATTAAAATACTCTTTACGTTCTCAATTTATAAAAGAAGCTAATAGTATTTACAGCAAAGCCTTTGCAAAAGGATGGGCGGAGGAAATTTGTTCACATATGATAGATACTAGAAAATCAAGAAATTATTGGAATTACGAGAATTGTAAAACAGAGGCAAAAAAATACACAAATAGGTTTAAATTTAAAATAGGTTCGAGCGGAGCTTTTGGATGGGCTAGAAAAAATAATTGGTTAGAAGATTTCTTTCCAAAATAATTAAATCAAAATTTATTTCTCGAATACTATGGTTTTGACAAGTGCAACAAAAAAGAATTAGAAAACTATAATAACTAGATACATATTAATAATGGCGTATACAGGAATTATTGGTAGGAATGTATACGCTCGTTATTATTTAATTTAAAAAGGTTTAATTATGAAAAACTTAGAAGAATACCTAGAAGTACATTATGATATAGTAGAATTTATATCAGAACATTTAACAGCTTGGAAAGGTGATGATGCTTGGTCAACAATATTAAAACGATATAAAGAGCAAGGGAGAGGTGCAATGTATGAATTAGCAAAAGAGTGGGTTGATATTTTTATGAGAGATTATGAAAATATTGAGTGGGGAGTTGATTTAGAGTATTACGATACAATTGAAGAGTTTTGCAGAATTAAAAATAAAGAATAGTTATGAATACATACTTGAATACTCTAATGGAATCAGAAGAAATTCAGTTTTATTTAAGAAACTTTGGAGGAGGTTTAAAGAAAAATCCAACATATAGAAAATATGAAAATTTAAGTAAAACAGAAATACTTAGATTATATGATTTAGTTAATAATAGAACTTCTAATTTATCTAAAAAGGAAAGAGATTTAGTTATTTATTTCGCCGAAAAACAACTTAAAAAGATTTAATTATGAAAACTAAAAGAGAATTAGCAGAAAATCAAATTAGAATACAAGAAGCTATGCAAAATGCAGGTTTTAATGTAGTAACTTGTGGTAATTGTGGGAATATACTTTTACACGAAATAGAAGATGAAAGTATTGAATGTTTTTGTGAGCAAGAAATGGATTTAAGTGATTGTCCAGACTTTTGGTATGAAGGCTGTCAAGATAATGTAGAATTTAACCAAGAGTAATTATGAGGAAGTTATTTAGATTATCAGTTATTATAACAATATTCTTCACTGTTTTATTCTTTTTTGCGTGGATTTTTGAAGCAAACACTTATAGATTGGATAGATGTATGTATTATTCTGTTTCAACAACAGTTTGTTTATTTGGAATTAATTTATTATTTGGATTTAGGGGAGAAAATTAAAAACACTAAAATTTAATATTATGGAAAAGTTTGCAAGAAAAGATAGTGTTAGGGGAAAGGGGATGAATGAAGGTTATTGTTTTAATGATGGTGATTTTTATTGTGCTTCATCATTAGATGCCTTAGATAAATGTGAACAATTAGGTTATGATACAATGGATGAAGCTTTTGATGATGAAGTGTATTATTGGACAGAATGGGAAGTAGAGGAGGAATATTATGATGAAGAAGGGAATGAATATTTAAATTAATTATTATGAATAGCATTAACGAAATAAACTTCTATATTAATATTGTATTAAATTTTCAGTTTTGGGCAATTATCCCAGCTTTAAATATTAATATAAATTCAAGAGAATTGGAGTTTGAATGGTTATGTTTAGGAATTTATTTAGGCTTAAAAAATGGATAAGGATATACTTTTACAGAAAATAAAAGATAAAAAATATAATCACGAACAGTTATTAAGTTGGGTAACAGTTTTACCAGCAAATCCTGAAAAAAGAAAACCTATTGAATATAAAGCAGGAGATGTTCTTATGCACGGAGTATTTAAGCACCCTTACATACTTTTAAAGAAGAGAAAAACAGATTGGGTTTGTGGTTTATTAACTTCAGAAGAAAATTGTCCAGAAATATTAGAAGTTTGTCAATCCAGGTTTTTCTCAACTAATTACATAACTAAAGCATTATTTACAACAACAGAAATACAAGGTAGTTTTATTAATGTTTATGGAAATGATTCTCACCTAAAAAAGGTTTTAATTAAACTAAAAGAAAATTTAAAATGAAAAAATTAATTATAATATTATTATTCCCTTTATTAGGGTATAGTCAAAATACAGTATCAACCTTAGTAGGTTACAAATCATTTGAAGTAAACTTTAAAATGAAGGGAGATTTAAATTACGGAGTTGCTGTTTCTATAACTGACGCAAAAGAAGTTGCTAAAAGAGCTACAAGAATGGATCATCCAAATAAACATATTGCAAAAGACAAACTAACACCTTCACTGTTTTTCTTAATTGGAGCTACTTTTGAAGATATTACAATTACAGGTAAATTAGGTGCAACTTATTTTGAACAAAATATAAACGGCAAAAAAGAAGCTCAAAATATTTATAGAAGTGTAGGGGTGCAAGTCCAATATAAAAAATTTATATTCTCTTATGATAGTGCAAATTCAGCTATGATAGGTTATGAAATTACATTATAATTATGGATATTCAAGAGGTTATAAACACCTTAAAAAACTATAAAGGTAAAACACTATCAACAGATAAAGCCTGTTGGTTTTGGAGAATTCAAATAGACACTTACAATTTAATAAACAGAAATATTATTGAAGAAATTATTTTAGAGGGAGAAACATTTTATAAAATTTTATAAAAGATAAGAATGAAAAAAGTATTAATTGTAGGCGCAGATATTCCTATGGGAGCGCAAATAGCAAAATCAATGCAAGAAATAGAAAGAGGAATAGAAATAGTGACTAATAATCACGAAATTAAAGATGTAATGAGAAGTGAATGGTTGCTTAAAAATGAAGTTATAGAGCCATTGATTACTATTACTGATAAAAATGGAAATTACTTTGAAAAACCAAAATCTAAATATCATAAATAACGTAATCGTAGCCTTGCTACTAGCTGTTATAGGTTGTGGCGGGTAGATTCGGCAAATAGACCTTATCGTGTGTTAGGGATATACCACGAAATACTAATCAATCAAAATTTATAAAAATGACACATTTAGAAAAAGCAAAAGAGATTTTAGAAAAAGTCAACAACGGTAAAATATCAAAAGCATTATGGGAAAATTGTTCAAATTATGCTAAAACAGATTTAAAAAGAAAAGCATTTTTGATAGTGGATGAAGTTGTTTCAGCACTCACGGAACTAGGAGAAGAACTTCATAATAAACAAGGTAGTGATTCTTACAATGCAAGGTGCTTAAATCACGATAAAAAAGCATATTACAAAGATGTAAGAGAGTCTATCGGTAATTTTAATCTACTCCAATAGGCGGTTATCCCTAACGGATGGTGCTATACTTAGTGCCGATTTATGAAAACGAATTATTCTAACTAAAAAAAACGAACTTATGAAAACAGAAGTTAATAATACCGAAAACGAGGCATTGAGTATAGCAGGTGTTACCAGTAGTGTTTCTCATGATGATTGGCTATCAAAATTTAATAAGACAAAAGAGGGTAAAATGTTCAATCTTAATTATGAATTTAAAAGTTTAATTAATCCACTAACAAGAGGCAGTGTTAATCATTTATCTTATTTATCAAATGCTTTATGGATTGCTGTTAAAGGGACTAAAATGCAAGATGATGCTGAAGAAATGATAAAAAATATTTATCCTGATTTTTTTAATGATGTTACTAAATAAACTATGGAAAATCCAAATATAAATACAAAGGTTGTTCATTCTGAATCAAAGAATGCTTGGAATATAATAGGCACAAGTTTAGGTGCAAAATATAAAATAGCAAGAATACCATATTTAACTACAAGTAATGAAATAATTGATACTACAGAAAAATCAGAAGCGTTAAGACATGCGAAATTCATAAGTGAATGTTTCAATAAATCAGATTATATTTTACCGCTACTGTAGCATTACTGGTAACGTTTCGCACATAGGCGAAGGCAATTGCTGACAAAAAACAATAATTATATTAATTATAAATAACAACAAAATGAAAACAAAATTTAAATTCAATACCCAATTAATTGCTTGCGCTTATGTGCTGTTAGTAGCTGTGTTTATTTTTAGCTTAAAAAATAAGATAGTTAAAGAGACAAATTTAGATTATGAAACCTACAAAGTAGTCGAAAAAGTAGAAGATAGTCAAAAAGAAATAGAAGAAAAAGAATGTGGTCATATTTTCCTTAATAAATATTGTAGGCTTTGTAAAGAATATCGTCTTCGTCAACAGGGTTTCTAACATTGCTACTAACGGAAAAGCTTGTAGCTGTATGCCACCGCAATCGTGAATAAAAGCAGGGAGTTTCTGCATATAGCTACAAGCGTATGTTAGGGCAAGTACGGATTATTAAACTAAAAATATTGTTATGAAAAATGAATTAAGAATTGGGAATTTTATTTCAAGATTAGACTTAGGAAGCGGAATACCAAGAACTGAACAAATATTAGAGTTATTAGAAAAAAGAGCAGTTGCTTCTGGACCTTGTAGAGTAATTATTTTATATGAAGATATTAAACCAATACCGTTAACAGAAGAATGGCTACGCAAATTTAATGCAGAAAGCTACTTTACTTCTGACCCACAAGAAATACAAGCGAGCAAAGCTTTTAAATTTGGAGATGTAAAAATTCATATGTGTAATGAGGATGTAGAGGAATTTATGTTTGAATCATTTGAGTTTATTAAAATAAAAACAGTTCATCAGCTACAAAATTTATATTTCGCACTCACAGGAACTGAATTGACTTATGAAAACAAAACATAGTATTTGCCGTAACTTGTGCATACACGTAACTAATGTGGTAACTCAACACTAAAATAAAGTCCTATGATTACCACATTACAATTTAAATACGGTTTTACATATAAAAATGTAAACTATGGATGGAAAGATAAAAAGTTATATAAATTGCCTTACTTAAAAGATAATAGGTCTTACGGTTTAAAAGAAATTCCTTTTTATGTTTTTAAGGCGACAATTGTATATAACATTCAAAGACAAAAACTAACTATAAATAAATTAAAATTTTTAACAAAAAGTATAGACTATAAATTAGAAATAGTTGAAGCTGATACAATACCATTTTAAAATTATGACACAAAGAATTAAAAGTTGGAGAGAAAATAGAAAACAGTCAAATCACGAAAGAGAGTTAATGACTAGGAAAGAAACAATATTGTATAACCTTTTAAATGATTTAACTACAGAGGAGAGTTTAAATATGTTTGAAGATATTAATAGTTTGTTTTTAAGTAATGTTAATAGTAGGTTACAGTCTATTAGTGAAGAGAAGTTATTAATTGAAAAGTTTTTAAGTAAATAAAGACTGTTTTATTTTTTATCTCGCCGAAAAAGTAATATATTTGTAAAAAATTAATAAATATGTATACTGAAAAAGATTTAGAAAGAGCTTTTCAAGCTGGTAATAGGTTGCCAATATCTCGTAACGAAACAGTTATAAAAGAAAATTTTGAGCAATGGGTTAAAAAAAACAAAAATAAATAGGTATGGAAAAATTAATTTATCTTGAAGCCACACTCAATATTTTGGCGCAAAAAGATTTAGAACAAACTCAAAACTTAGTAGCTCAAGGAACTATAAAAGAAATAGAATTAGAAAGCGGAGCACAAGGATATAAGTATTTATTAATAACTGAAAAAAACAATGAATCAAACAATTAAAAAAATCAATGAAGAAAAAGTCTTATTCTTCGATTTAGAAGTAGTAAGGCGTAACAAGGATTTAGATATAAACTCTAAGGAATTTGAATTGTTTCAAAAGAAAACTAGAAACATAGAAACAGATGAATTATTACCTGATGATGAAGTAGTAGAACAATATAATAAAAGAGCTGCATTAAAAATGTGTTACACTAAAATTGTATCTGTTGGTGTAGGTTTTATTAAAGATGGAGAAGTTCACATAAAAGCTTTAGAAGGAGATGAAGAGAGCGTTTTGAGACAATTCTGCTCTATTGCAAATACCTTTGATTATGTTTGTGGCGCAAATATTTTAGGATATGACCTCCCAATGGTTGCAGTTAATGGCATGAGGTATTTCAATGTAACTGAAAACTTAGTTGATAGATTTTTGACAAGTGGGAAAAAATCATGGAACTTAGACAGATGCTTAGACTTAATGGATATTTTTAAGGGCACTCATTATGCAAATACTTCTTTAGACGAAATGTGTTATCATTTTAATATACCAAGTCCTAAAACAGATTTAGATGGCTCTATGGTTTCAAATGAATATTGGAATAATGGGTTAGATAAAATTAATTCTTATGTTAAACAAGATGTTTTTGCAGGAATTAATATATTTAAAAAAATGCGTTTTGAACAACCATTTGAAGTATTTATTGACAAGAACCAAACTACAACTGTACAGCCTTTTGCAGAAGATTTACCAATTCTTGAAAAAATTTACAAGGCTACAAATTTAGATATTAAAACAAAAGAAAAGTTAGAAAAATTATTGTCAAAAAAGAAAGTGACTAAAAAAGAGAAATTAATATTAGAAGATATATTAGTTAGTCTATATATTGACAACACTATGTTTGCGTCAGATAAAGTAGAAGTTAAAGTGAGAAAAAAACAAGAAATTAAAGAAATTTTAGATGCAATCAAATAAAATATTACCAAAAATATATGAAGATGGTCAAGGAAACTATCCTCAACATAAAGGAAAGCCTAAGTTAAGTTATTCTGCTTATAATAGTTTTTTAGAAGATGGGTATAGAGGAGAAATGTTTGCTAATTATTTTTTAGGTTTAAGTAATGATGGAAATATTTTCACTTCATACGGTTCAAAATGTGGACAATATTTTGAGGATAAAACCGATACAGGGTTAACTGATTTTGATCGTTCTGTTATTGACTCTATAAAAAGACCTGAAAATGCTAGATATGAATCTGAAATAGTTGTTGACAGAGGTTGGTATGTTATACAAGGATTTTCAGATAGGGAATATTTTCACCAAGATGGGTTAGTAGTAGAAGATTTAAAGACAGGAGCTGTAAGTTCAAAAGTTTCTTATTATGGTAGTGACGACTATCAACAGACAACACTTTACTCTTATCAAAGAGAGGTGGAAGGTCATAATATCATAAACTCAAGAGTTATACTTTTGGACAGAAAAGGAAACGGGCAAGAAAAGTACCCACTAAGGCTTACAGGAGATGTAAAATATATTGAAACTCCATATTCTACAGAGCGTGCAGAAAAGTTCTTAAAAAAGTTTGACGAAGTAGCTGAACAAATATCCGAGTATTATAAAGTTTACAATAAGTTTTTTACAAAATAAATAGAAATAAATTTGCAAGAGTAAAACATTAGTTGTATATTTGTTAAAGAAATAAATTTAAAACAAAAATTAAAATGAAAGAAGTGTCAAAAGATTTTTACAGTAGAAACAATGCAAGTACTTACAGTGAAAAAGTACAAGGAAGCAGTTCTTATGATTCAGAAACAGGAAAAACAACTGTAACCCATTACGAAGAATAGATTAAATTTAAAACACGCATAGAAAAGCAAACAAATAGTAAATAGAATTTGTAAAAGTAAAACGCAAACCCGTAGTTGATTATAACCGTAAGCTTTGCAACAAGGTGTGTAAATAAGGGGGCACACTACAACACTGGATGACCTCTTTACAAAACTATTTATTACAACACTACAAGAGGTGTTAAGTTTGTTGAGTAAGATAAATAAGTATGTAGAATGTCAATGGACAACGTTAGTATACTGAAAATATTTATTCCTATCTTGAAGGATGTGTGTTATTTTTAAAATAAATTAAATAAAAATTATGAAAGAAGACTTGAGACATGATATGCAGAATGAAGCTGTCCAACTGGATAAATTAGAGTTTGGAGATGGTGAGACTGAAAGAAATGCTAGGAGAGCTTTCAATAGGCGTGTAGATAGAAATGGAGTTAAGCAAAAATTCCTAGGTAAGAAAAATATATTTAAAAATAAATAAATTAAAAACCAATAAATATGAATAAATATTTCGATTGTTCTGTAAAATTTAGAAAAACAGACGAGCAAGGAGTTAACAAAGTAGTGACAGAAAGTTACATAGTTAGTGCTTTATCATTTAGTGAAGCAGAAAGCAATATTAATGAACAAATGAAGATTTATGTAGGAGAAGATTTTAAAGTAGTAAATATTAAACTCACCAACTATTCAGAGATTACTGCTTTTGAAGATACTGATAAGTGGTTTAAGTCGAAAGTTTCACTACTGTTTTTTGACGAAGATTCTGGAAAGGAAAAAAGACAAAATGTATATATACTAGTTCAAGCAAACAACGCTAAACAAGCCTATGAAAATACTGTTATTACTATGAAAGGAACAATGGATTTTTCTATTCCCTCCGTTTCTGAAACAAAAATCGTTGAAGTTTTTCAGCACTTAGTAGAATAAAAATATAAACCTTGTACTATGTAACGACACGTGAAATTAATATCGACATATACTGCCTGAAAGGTCAGGCTACAAGGTTTTAAGAAACGAGGCTGTTTTCATTTGAATAACAGCACGCTACCTCGGACTATGATATAGTGACCGCACAATCGCGGTAAATTTTTAAAATATGAGTAAAAGCAATGAAGCCTTATTACAGGCATACAAATTAGGATATAGGATAAGTACATGTGGTGTAAAACTACAAACCCCATTTAATTTAATAGAATTAAGAATACTAAATAATGATGGGTATCCAATATTCTCAACTAGGGTGTTTGGAGAACCTTTCCCGATATCTTGGCACAGATTACAAGCCTATCAAAAGTATGGAGAAAGAATATTTGAAAAAAATACAGTTGTAAGACATAAAAATAACATAAAAACAGATTGTAGTTGGGACAATATTTTAATAGGTACTCAAAAAGAAAATGTAAATGACAATCCAGCAGAAAAAAGATTAAAATACTCTTTAAATGCTACAGATAAATGGAGAAAGTACAACGCTACTGAAGTAAAAGATTTTTACAAAAATTGCAAAAGCTATAAACAAACAATGGAAAACTTTGAAATATCCTCTAAAGGGACTTTACACTTTATACTAAACAATGCAAAATATAGTTAAAACAGTCTTATATCTCAGCAAAAGAGGTGTCAACCTAGTGATTGACAAGAGAAGCTGTCTTGTAAGTTGTATTTTAAAGAAACAGATAAACCCAATCGTGAGGGGTTTTATAGAGGACAAAGCGAATAAGTCGGATATACTATTTTAGGAGAGGTAATTTAAAGAGTTATAAAATCTTCTGTTTCTTTATTTTTTATTTGCGGAATTAAAATTAATATTATATATTTGCACAACAAAAACTTAAAACTATGACAACAACAGAATTCTTATTCAGTTTTACATTTGTATTTGGAGTAATATACTTACTATCACATACAACACTATTTACAAAAAGTTTAGAGACTTTTACAGAAGCCTTTACTATTAAAACTCCTACATGGTTAAAGTTTGTTGGTTATTGGGGAGTCTATGTATCTCTTTTTTATCAATCTTTATTTTGGGCTAAATATTTTAACATTTTAAATTAAACATTATGAATAAAGTTTTCACACAAAAAAGTAAAATAGAGTTAGACCTTAATTGGGATTTAACCTCAGATGGGGATTATGGATTAGTCCTAACTTTCTCAGAGACAAGACAAAGAGATAAAACCGTAAAAGAAAACGGCAAAACAATTAAAACAGGAGAAAAAGAAGACTACTTATATGAAAGTAAAACATACCATACAAGAGTAGCGCAAGCTTTAAGATACTATGTAGAAAAATCCTTAAATAAGTGTAAAACTTTAGAAGAGATAATTAGTAAGGAAGATAAACTATTAAGTATTATAGAAGATTTAGATAGAAATTTTAAACAATTTTAATTATGACATTAGGAGATTTAGTATTAGGTATTATTATGATTGCGATATTAATAGAAGCTTTTATAAACATTAAAAAGTTAGGTTTTGAAAAATATTCAATAGGTAGAAGTTTTTCATATTGGATGATATTTTGTGGTAAACTTGTATTCTTAATTATTGCACTTGTTTACTTTTTAGATAAAATAAATTGGAACTATAAAATATTTTAATTATGATAATAGCAATTTTAATATTATTTTACATTGGTTCTATTTTTCTTTGCCGATATGCTTTTAGAATGCAATATATTTGGCATGATTGGCTTAAAAAAGATGTAAAATTAAATATACTGTGGTTTATTCCTTTTGGTAATTTTATTGTAGGTATTTTATTTTTAATCGTTGGGTACCCTTTTAAAAAAATAAGTTTTACAAATAAATTTTTAAGATGGTTTAGTAATCAAGATTTATAAAAAAATTAGACATACTTTAATTTAAAAACTAAAGTATAATCTATTTTATAATTCAATATAAATATTGTACTTTTACAAAACATTATATAAGAGGTTGTCCGAGACACCTGAATTACAGTAGACTTTAACGAGTGCTGAGAGTTCAAATAAATACAAATCCTCAACGTTAATTCGTTGAGGATTTTTTTACCACCAAAAATATATGAAAAGATTAAAGAGCTCACATAAAAGAAGTAGCAAATATTTGGAAGGATAAGATAACAGACCAAGTTTATCAAGCATTAATAAATTACGAAGTAGACATAACAAATTTATAACTATAAAACAATTAAATAAATGAGTATTTTTGACAAGAGGGTTGCAGTTAAGCCCTATGAGTATCCAGAATTACTACACTACATGAACGCCATTCGAGGCACTATATGGTATGTAGATGAATTCAGAGAAAGATTAGATAGAGATGTAAGCGATTATCACAATGTATTAACTGATAAAGAACGAGGAGTTATAAAAAGAGCCTTATTAGCTATCTCTCAAATTGAGGTTTCTGTTAAAACTTTTTGGGGTAAAGTTGGTGATAATTTACCTAAACCAGAAGTTTATATGGTAGGATACACCTTTGCTATGAATGAAATTATTCACCAAGAAGCTTATAGTGAGCTACTTACGAGATTAGGTTTAGAAAATGAGTTTGCAAAAGCTTTAAAAGAACCTGTTATAGAAGGAAGGGTAGAATACCTTACAAAGTATATAAAAGGAGCTTCTGAGAACAAAAGGGAAAATTATGTATTAAATTTATTATTGTTTAGTTCTTTTATAGAGTCGTGTTCTTTATTTAGTCAGTTCTATATTGTTAAATCTTTTTGCCAAAAAAGACAGAAACTTAAAACTATCGACAATATCATCATGGCTACAGCTAAAGAAGAAGATGTGCATTTTCAGTTTGGTGTGGCTCTTATCAACATTATTAAGAAAGAATACCCTGAATGGTTTAATGAAGATTTCTATAATAAGATTAGAAGAGCATGTAAAAAAGCTTATGATGCAGAATTAAAGATTATAGATTGGATATTTGATGGCGAAGACTTAGATTTTATATCTAAAAATGATGTAGAGTTGTTTATTCAAGACCGCTTTAATAAAGCTTTAAATGCTATAGGTATAGAAAGTATGTTTGAAATAGATGTAAATCAATTAGGTGAATCTACAAAATGGTTTGAAGAAGAAAGAATTTTAGATGTAAGAGTAGATTTTTTTGATGTACAATCTCCAAATTATACAATAGGTCAGCAAGATATTTCGGCTGATTCGTTGTTTTAAAAATTAATAATAAAAATGAAAAAAGAATTTGAAAAGTGGTATTGGTTAAATGAACAAAGTAAATTATTCTTACAAAACGGGTACATAAAAGGAGACGAAATAGAGCACTTTAAAAAAATAGGGGATAAAGCAGAGGGTATTTTAGATAAAAAAGGTTATTCTGAAAAGTTTTTAGACTATTTATCAAGAGGTTGGTTTTTACTTCCTACGCCAGGTATAACTAATTATTTAGATAAAAAAGAAAGTGCGATTTCCTGTTTTGGGAGCTATGCAGAGGACTCTGTAGAAGGGCTATTATTTACAGACGCTGAAGTTGGAATGCTGTCAAAAATTGGAGGAGGGACTTCAGGAGATCTTTCTGCCATTAGAAAAGAAGGTGCACCAATAACGGGCGGAGGTTTTGCTGATGGAGTTATGAGATATGTAAAAAGACTTCAAGATACGACTAGTTGGATTAGTCAAAGAAGTAGAAGAGGTAAGTTTGCAGCTTATTTAGATGTTGAACACCCAGACATTGATAAGTTTTTGACTATTAAAGATAAAACTTCTGATATACATGAAGTGCCTTTTGCAGTAAAAATAGGAGATGAATGGATAAGACAGTTAAAAGAAGGAGATATTGATAAAAGGAATATTTGGGCTAAAATAATTAAGAAGAAGTTTGAGACAGGGTTTCCTTATATAATGTTTAAAGACAATGTTAATAACAACAGACCTGATATTTACAAAGAATTAGGTAAGTATGTAAATAACAGTAATTTATGTACTGAGATACTTTTAAATAATGATCATAAAAACACTTTTGTCTGTTGTATTGGAGCTATGAATCTAGTACACTTTGATGAGTGGAAAGATACAGATGCTGTAGAAGTTTTACTTAATCTTTTAGATACTTTTTTATTAGATTTTATAGCTAAAAATGAAGACAATCCTTTAATGCAACGAACTGTTAGATTTGCAAAGGATCAAATGGCAGTTGGTATTGGAGCTAGTGGATACCACTCTTACTTACAGATGAATATGATTCCTTTAGAAAGTATGGAAGCTAAGTTTAAAAATACAGAGATATTTGGTAAGCTTAGAGAGATGTCTTATAAAGCTTCTGAAAAGATGGCTTTGGAATATGGGAAAGCTCCTATGTTAAAAGATGATAAATACAAGAGAAGACATGTCACTTTAAATGCTATTGCTCCTAACACTTCAAGTAGTGAAATTGTTGGACAATGGTCTCAAAGTATAGAGCCCGTTTATAGTAACTACTTTATTAAGGCTTTAGCTAAATCAAAACACTCTCAAAAAAATGTATTCTTAGAAGAGTTATTAAAAAGTAAAGGTAAAAACACAGAACATGTTTGGGAAAGTATTAAGAACAATAATGGTTCAGTTCAACACTTAAGTTTTTTAACTGATATAGAAAGATCTGTTTTTAAAACTTTTCCTGAAGTAAGTCCTATGGAACTTTTAATACAAAATGCCACTAGAACAAAGTTTATTGACCAAGGTATTTCATTTAATACTATGATTCCTTTTGGTACATCTGCTAAAGAAGTTAGTGATTACTACTTAAAAGCACATGAAATGGGTGTAAAAACTTTGTATTATCAATTGAATCAGAATGCGGCTCAAAACTTTACAAGAAAGTCAATACTAGAATGTGACAGTTGTGCTGGATAAATTATACAAATAAACAACAAGACTAAGACTCACCTAAAAAGTGGGTCTTTTTTATTTTTATTAAGTTTTTCTTGCGGGAATGGAAAATAATACATATATTTGTAAAAGAAATTTAAAACAATAACACTATGAAGAATATATTTTTATTACCAACAGATAAACCGAGTAAGTTATTTATAGACGTAGATAACAATAAATTAACTATAACTGATAGACCTATTGGTGGTGAGCATTTTAAAAACCAAAACATTTATATTACTTCTGATGAAGAAATTAAGACAGGAGACTGGTATAAGTCTGGTAAGTATATTTGGAAAATGAGATACTTTAAGTGGGGTAAAGACTCTTGGGATACTTACGAAGAATCTGAAATAACTTGTTTAAATAAATTAATAGAAATAGTAAAAAATAAATGAAACGGGTAGTATTTGAGATACATCCTTTGTATCGTTGTTTAGGAGATAAGTATGAGTTACCTGAGTTTTATATTGTTAAATCAGTTTATTATTTTAATTTTTTATTTCGTCGAAAAACAATAGGACAAGACTTAATTAACACACCATTCCAAGACATAGAAAGTGTTGAAGAATATTTAAAAATGATATTATGAAGATAGCTAATGGAAGATAGAAAAGAAAAAAGAGCCTTTAATTCTGAAGCGGAAGCTAGAGAGGAATTAGAGAGAATAATAAATACAAACTATAACACATGTAAAGCTGTAAAACCATGTAGATATTATGAGGAAAATGGGTTGTGGTATTTAACAAGTAAGAAAAAAATAATTATATATTAAAAACTATGAAATTAGAAATTAAAGAGGGAAGTAAAAATTACGCTTGCTCAGTAGTAGAGATTAAAGATTTGTTTCCTATTGAGGGAGCAGATGCGATTGTTAGAACAGTGATAAATGGAAATAATGTTGTCGTACCTAAAACAACACAAGTTGGGTCTAAAATGCTTTACTTTTGTAGTGGCACAAAATTATCAGCTGATTATTGTAAAATGAATAATTTGTATGATAAAGAAGAAAACAATTTAGATACCACAAAACGTGGTTTTATAAGTTCTAAGCAGTCTAGAGTTAAAAGTATAAAATTAAGAGGTATTATATCAGATGGTATGTTACTTCCTTTAGATAGTCTATTTTATTTTTTAAATAATGTGAGTTGGTTAAAATTAGGAGATGAGTTTACAGATATTGATGGTATTTCTATTTGTGAGAAGTATGTTGTTGCAGTTAGGGAGTCTAGTCAAGGCGGTCAAAAAACAGTAAAGACAAATAAACTTAAAGACTTAATTTTAGAGTCACAGTTTCGTTTTCACCATGAAACAGAGCATTTTGTAAAGCATCAAGATAAATTTACACAAGAAACTGAAGTAGTTATAACAAGAAAGTTACATGGTTCTTCTTTAATATTATCTAATGTTTTAATAAATAAACAGTTGGCTTTTAAAGAAAAAGTTTTTAAGTTTTTTGGTGCGGAAACTCCAACGTCAGAATATGGTATTATATGGTCGAGTGGCAAACCTAGAGGAAGACTTCCTAAAGGGATTGAATCTCAAACTAACAAATGGGAAACTCCAAATCCAAGCTACTATACTTCTGATATTTGGGCAAGAGCTTATAAAGAGATTGGACATACAGTAGAAAAAGGAGTTTCAATATATGCAGAAATAGTAGGTAAAGGTATTCAAGGAGATAAATTTACTTACAATCAAGAGTACGGGATTCATATTTATAGAATCACTCAAACTTCAATTGATGGTAATGTTATAGAGTTTTCTTGGGAACAAGTAAAAAAATACTGTGAAAAATATGGTTTAAATCATGTTCAAGAGTATTTTATAGGTAAGATTAAAGAAATGGTTGTAGATGATAGCAGTTTATTAGGCTATTTACAACAAACTTATCTGAACAAAAGTTACAGTGATTGTAAGATTGATGAAGGTATTTGTGTTAGAATAAGAGAAACTGATGAAATATTTAAATTGAAGTCACCAAATTTTATTAAGATGGAAAGTGATGACCAAGAAAATGAAGTAGAAGAAAAAGAATCATAAATTATGAAAGTTAAAATACTAACAAGTTATCCAAAACAAACTTTAGAGATTAATAATATTTTCTTCAGTTCTGATTTACATTTAGATCATCAAGCGGTTATAGATTTTGGACGCAATTTTCAAAATTTAGAGTGGATGAATAAATACATTACTGATGAAATTAACGCTAAAGTTGGTAAGAATGACTTGTTAGTTTTATTGGGAGATACAATGATGGCTGAAAAACAATACGCTAGATTTTTAAGTGATATTGTTTGCGAGAATGTAATCATCTTATTTGGTAATCACTGTAACATAGGTAAATTAAAAAAGGTAGAAAAGGATTGTCAGTTTGACAAGTTATTGTATATTGGCTATTATTTAGAATTAAATATAGAGGGGCAAATTATATGTTGCTCTCATTACCCCATGTTTAACTGGAATTATCAAGATGATGGTTCTATTAGTTTACACGGACATCTACATGCAGATGAAAGCGACGTAGTAAAAGAAATCCATAAATATAAATCTATGGATGTTGGAATTGATTCTTACTATAATATGTTTGGAGAATACAGTATATTTTCATTTGAACAGGTAAAAGATATTTTAAAAGATAAATTAATTATTGGAAGACATGAAAACTAAAGAATTATATATCCTAAGAGGCTGTCCTGGGGCTGGTAAAAGTACTCTAGCTAAATCTTTAGGTGGAAAACACGTTGAAGCAGATATGTATCACATTAATAAAGATGGAATATATAATTGGAAACCTGAAAAAGTTAAAGACGCTCATTCGTGGTGTCAAAACCAAGTAGGGGAATGGATGGTAAATAAAGAAACTAAGATTATAGTTAGTAATACTTTTACTCAAGAATGGGAAATGCAGTGGTATTATGATTGGGCTGAAAAGTTTGATTATAAAGTTTATTCCTTAATTGTTGAAAACAGACATGGTGGAATTAATCAACACAATGTACCTCAAGAAAGTATTGATAAAATGAAAGGTAGATTTGAAATAAAACTTTAAAAATAGTTGCACAATCAAAATAAAAGTAATACATTTGTAAAATAAATTTAATAAAAACCAATAAAGATGAACAGAAAACAATTATTAGAGTCAGCAATGACAGAAGAAAAAAACGTAGCAACAGTAGTTACAACTACTTTGAAAAAAGATGCTAAAGTATTAAGTAAAGCTAAAAGAGATTTAGAAGATGCTTTGGATGAAGCAGACGAAGCTTTAGAGGAAAGGTTATCTTCAAACGTACCTTTAGACAAATCAGTAGTTGAAGTGTTGTTTGCTAAAATACAAGGTTTGAGAAAGCTATTAGATTTGTATGACGAATTTGAAGAGGCTTATTTTACAGATTTAAAGTAATTAGTTGTTCACTCCCCTTTGAAATATTTTCTTAGGGGAATTTTTTAAAATTTAAATAATATGAAAATATATTTTTATACTCCCACTTTAATATCACACATAGATTTAATGTCTATGGGAGGAAGTGAAAAAGCCTATGATGAAACTAAATTAGGCAGATATTGTTCAGGATTAAAACATGCCATAGCTTTATTTTTGCGAAATAAGGTAGACATGTCAATTAAAGTTTTAGACTCTGCTTACTCTGATAATTTTGATAGAGAAAGAAAGACTTATTATAACTTTAATAAATATGTAGCTTGTTGCGAACAAACAGGTAAAGAGAAAGAGCTTATTCAAATTAATAAAGATGTTAATCTAGAATCTTTTTTTAGTGTTCATTGTGAAGATTTAGGTGGAGGTGACTTAGATACTGAAATCATAGAAACAGGGTTCAGTACAGCCCTAGGTATTGACTGGGAGTTGTACATGGGACTTAGGGAAATCTATAGTAATATGATTGATGAAGCAGGTTACTACAGCCTAGAAAAAGATTTAACTTTTAAATATGGAACTGTAGTAGAGTTAGAGTTTGAAGAAGGCTCTGATTTTTATAATATTTGGCAAGATAGGCATCTATACATTAACGAAAAAGAGCCTCTTTTTAAAGTTTCAGATAAAGTTGAGATTTTAGAAAACCCTGAAGGTTATTTAAGAATCTATAAACAAAACATCTTAGTTTATGAAGACAGAAAAAAAGTAAGTAGATTTGCTTTTAATGTTAAATTAGGAACTATAGATGAAAGAAGAATTTTGTCTAATGTATATGAAGTTGAAGGTAGTGTTTGTAATGCTATAATGTATTCTTCAAATGAAGAATTTTTAAGACAAATTATTACTTCTGATTTTAAAGTTTCTGAAAATGAATTTTTATCTGATAGAGGGACTTATGCTGCAGCTTCTGATTTATTACATAAGATAGCTTTTGAAGTTCAAGAAGAGTTTGGTCAAGTTAATTCTTATTCATGGTTAATGGATAAGATAAAAAGCATGAAAGGTTGTAAAATTGCTGGAAAAACTCTGTCTAATATAGGAGATCATGTATGGTCATATTCAAGTAAAGTGACTGTTGAGTCTGTTCCTGAACCTTATGCTGAGCCTGCTATTATAGTTGAAGATGTAGAATATATATGTCCTTTTTCGGCGGAAATAAAAAAATACTACAACTTTGATTTGGATGTAGAAGTTAAAAAAGCTAAATTATTAGGCTCAAAAGCTATAGCAGATAAATTTGATAATTGTATAATTATAGATGAGAATTTTAATGTAAGTGAAGACTTTTATCTGTTCTTAGTACAATATCTAGATTTAACAAAGAAAGGAAATATAATTGATAATCTTAGTCACTATATTTGTGGCTTAATAAAAAAGTAATGATAAAAGCAGATAAATACTTAAAGGAAACAATTTATGAAATTCTTGAAGAAGGGCAGTGGGACAAAAATCCTAGAACACATTGGGCTGATGGTACGCCTGCACATTCAAAGTTTGTAACTCAAAAAGTATTTCAATACGATATTAGTAAAGGAGAATTTCCTATTAACACTTTGAGAACAACTGCTTTAAAAGGGGCTTTTCACGATATTGAAGCTATTTATATTAAACAGGTTAATTATTTAGAAGCAATGCACTCAAGTATCTATAGTTGGTGGAAAGATTTTAGTTGGAGAGAAAAGTTCTGTGCTTCGGGGATAGGTAGGGAAAGTTATATAAATACTATAGGTAAAACTTACGGAGACACAGTAAAACGTTATAAGTTAGTTGATAAGCTGTTAAACGGTTTAGAAGAAAATACGTTTGGTAGAAGACATAAAATTAGTTTGTGGCAAGAACAACAGGTTATTGATGACCCGAAAGCTTTAGAGCCTTGTGCTGGACTTACGTTTTGGAGTGTTAGAGATTACGATAAGTTTGAGGTAAATAAAAGATACCTTGATATAACTTTAATGCAAAGGTCAATGGACTTAGCTGTCACAAGTTCTATAAATCCTGCTCAATACGTAATGTTTGCTATGATGGTCTGTAACCACTTGACATTTAAAACAGGTATTAAACATGAAGTTGGTAAATTGTTACATGTAGTTCAAAACTGCCACATATATGATAGACATTTAGATTCGGCAAAAGAGGTATTAAAAAGAAAGCCTACAAAGTTACAGCCTAAAATAGAGTTGATTTGTGAACCTAAAGATTTTTATTCTCATATAGTTGAAGATTTTAAATTTACTAATTTAGAAGATATTAAAGCACTAACAAAAAAATTAGAAATTGCAATATGAAAAAAGAACTATTTATTCAATGTGAATGTCAAGGAGAGATTTTAAAAATAGATAAGTTTGAAGATGAAAGTGAATATTATTTGACTGTTTTTAAATATTATTTTCCTTCTTTAACCCTTTTCCGCCGAATTAAATACGCTTGGAAAATTCTAAAAGGGGAGGGAATAAGAACTGCAGATATAGTTTTAAGTCAAGAGAGTTTTAACAAAATAAAAAATTTTAAATAAAATGCAAAAACAATTAACACAAGTTGCAACTTTCCAAAGTGCTTTTGGTCAGAATATAGAGCCTAGCCCTACTTTAATAACCAAAGACACAGCTCATCTACGTTTTGAGTTAATGAAGGAAGAGAATGAAGAATATTTAGAAGCTATTGAAAATAATGATTTACTAGAAGTAGCTGATGCACTTACAGATCAGCTCTATATTCTATGTGGAACTATTTTAGAACATGGAATGCAGAACATAATAGAAAAATGCTTTGAAGAAGTTCAACGTTCAAATATGAGCAAATTAGATGATAATGGTTTACCTATAATCAATGGAGAAAATGGGGTATTAGACACTAAAAAAGCAATAGGTAAAATTCTAAAATCTAAAAATTTCTCAGAGCCTAACCTTAAACAGTTTTTATAATGGACACAAAACATTTTAAATACGCAAACGATTTAACTGATTGGGTTCACAGTAACATACAAATTAGTCAGATTATATCAATAGCTTCAGCAGGTGCACATTCTGAAGGATATGTACTATTTTATAAATTAAAACCTTAATTATGAATTACTATTACGACCCTATATTAGGGCTACAATACGATTTTTTAGGAAATTGGATAGTTATAGAAATAGAAGCTTTACCCAAGAATTTAGAGTTTGATGTAACACTTTGGAAGAAATATACTAACCAAAAAGGTATTAGCCTTTTAAATACAAAACCTGAAGAACTTGTAAAAATAACAGATTATATGCTATGAAATTTAAAGACTTTATTTTAGGATCTATACCTTACATGGTTATATATGGGTTGTGTTACTTAGTGTTTAGAGTTATTGCTTATTTAATAGGAGAGATTTAAAAGTTTCTCCTTTTTTATTTGTTTTCGGCGAGAATTAGTTATACATTTGTAAAAAATAAAAACAATATGAAAAATAAAATACTAGAAAATTGGACTGCACTTGAAGATATTGAAAAACAAGTAAAAGAACAGACCAATGATCCTGATGCTGGGTTTAATGCATCAACTTTCTTTTTTGGAAGTGAGGGTCGTCATTTAATGATTCCCGCAATGTATAGAACTAAAAAAGGTGAAAACTACTCTAAGTAATATAAAGAAATGATGGTGCATGCAAAATTTTGCCCTTTTACTGGAAAACCTTTATATAAAGAAGATTTAACCTAAAAAAGGGTTGTACTAAGTTAAATCTTAAAACCCATCATCAGAACCCTTGAAAGACCCGATAAAGAATGAAAATTCAGTAAAGCTGTTAATGGTGGGTATTTAAAAATAAAAAGTTATGAAAATAGAATTCAAAGGTAAAAGAAGTAATTGGAGCATTAACCCTAGAGCGTTAAGAAATATTAAGTGTGGAGAAATTACTATTGCTAATTGCTCTGGAGGTCAAAGTGGGGACAATGAAGAAGAAGAGATAGCCAACGCTGTATTAATTTCACAGTCTCTAAACATGTTTGATATGTTGAATGATATTTTAGAACAGGAAAATATAAGCCAATCTGCACACGATGAAATAGTAAAATTAATCACAAAAGCAACAACAACATGAAAACTAAATTAATTTTTGATAATGACAGTCCAGATGATGCTTTACAGTTAAAACGCTGTTTAGCTTCCAACCATTTAGTTACCGCTTTGTGGGAAATAAATCGGCTTAAAAAGAAATTAGAACAGAAATTTGAAAATCAAGACAATAATAACGATTTGTTTGATGGAATAGAATTAAGTTTCTCTGAAATACAAAAGATATTAGATAATTGGAATATTAATGTTGACGAATTAATAGGGTAAGGTATGAAAAAACGAGTTTTAAATCTTTATGCGGGATTAGGTGGAAATAGGCAAAAATGGGATGACGAATTATATGAAGTAGTTTCTGTTGAACTTGAACCTAATATTGCATCAGTCTATGTTAAATTGTATCCTCAAGATACTTTAATAGTTGGAGATGCTCATCAATACTTGTTAGACCATTATGATGAATTTGATATTATTTGGAGTTCTCCTCCTTGCCAAACTCATAGTAAAATGATGAAAGCAACTAGACATAAAAAGAGAAGGTACTCTGACATGAGTCTGTATCAAGAGATTATATTTTTACAACACTTCTTTAAAGGTAAGTGGATTGTAGAAAACGTAAAGCCTTACTACGAACCCTTAATTCCACCTACAAAAACTTTAGGTAGACATTATATTTGGAGTAATTTTGAAATAGCTGATTTTGATTTACCAAACATAAAAGGATTTATAACTAAAGGTACAGTTGCTGAAACTCAACATTTAAAAGACTGGTTAGGTATTCAGTATGAAGGAAATTTGTATTATAAAGGGAATCATTGTCCAGGTCAAATATTAAGAAATTGTGTTCATCCTGATATGGGTAAACATATTATTAATCAAGTAGAACTATGCATGTAAATTTTAAACTATTAAATGGTAGAGGAATAAGTCCAAATGAATTTATGTTTCTTTTGGCGGCAAAAACAAATAAAACAGAAGATAATTCAGGTATAATAGAATACTACTTTAAAGACATTCTAAGCAAGTTTAAAGAGACAAACCTAATAACATTTGTAAAAGCTAAAAACAAGTCTGAAAATGAATATAATACTGTTCGTTTATCTTCTGTAGGTAATGATTGGATTGATGATATTACTACAGCAGGTATAACTGAAGATGATATTAAACTGTTTACTTGGTTGGAGAATGTATATAAATCTATGGATAAAGAGGCTGGGAATAAAAGAAAATGTAAAAATTTTATTGCTCAGTTTAGGGCTAATTCAGGTATTTGTAAAAATCATCTAGCTTTTCTTTGTCAAACATTTATAAATGATGATAAAGAAATAGAATACAGTCAAAAACTTGAATTTTTATTTTTTAAGGGGGCTAATTTATTTGAAACTAAGTTTGACATTTATCAAAGCCGACTGTTTCAATATTATGAAAAAAGAAAAGAATTTTTTGAAGATGCTTTCACAAGAATAAACAACAACTAAATGCAAGAAATTACCTTAGATAATAGAATAAGAAAAGTAGGAGATGCAGCTACAGAAGCTTTTTGTGAATTAAATAAAATACAGAAAAAAGAGAAGTTAATACTAAAGACAGGAGAAGAAATGATAGACTGCCATATTGGTGGGTTATTAGTAGGAGATTGTGTTTTATTAGCTGGTGCTCCAAGTTCAGGTAAATCTGAAACTCTTTATAGAATGATTGAAAAAATAATGAGTAAAGAAGTTAACTTTTTTGCTGATAATTTTGTTAGTCTAGAATTTAGTATGGAGATGAGGATGTTAAATAAATTACTTCGTTCTACTCACACTTTACTAGGAAAGAAAAAATCAGATATTCTATTTGAACCTTTTAATGAAGATGAAGCGAAAAAAGTAAAAGAATATTATGAAAATTTAAAAGATAACAGAAGATATGTAGTACAAGCTCCTGTAACTCCAGAAGAATTTTACAAAATGACTAAAGAGTTTTGCTTACTAAATACCTCAAAAGACGCTATAATTCTTTCAATTGACCACTTGTTGCTTTTTTCAGGCTCTGATAAACAGTCTGTTCTTGAAAGAATTTCTGAGTTTGTCAACTTATTAAAATTAGAATTCAAAAATATATATTTTATTCTTTTATCTCAATTAAATCGTTCTCACAATGCTATAATAAAAGTTAAATCTAACGATATGATACCTACCAATTCTTTACTTTTTGGTTCGTCCTTTATGGAGCAATTAGCATCTTACATTGTGATTATAACTAACCCTTTTAAACAGTCTATTGACCAATATTTAAAAGTTAATATTAATAGATACGACTATTTATCAGAGTTTTTTGGTGAAGAAGATAAAAATGACAGAGTTTCGTTTTCTACTGTTGGGAATCTGTTCTTTTTTGTTACAAAAACTAGGGAGTCAGATAATGCTTGGAAAGATTTATTTATTAAACGTTTAGATTTAAATGAGGATCAACTTAAAAAAATGAAACAATCTGTTGTGGATAATTCTTTATCTTTACCTACTCCAAACTTTACTTCAACACCTGTATTTAATTATCCACCTGTAACTCCTAACTTTTATTTGGAAGATGCTTTTGGAGATGATAAGCCGTTTTAAACTTTTTTATTAAGTTTTTCTTGCGGGAATAAAAGATAATACATATATTTGTAAAAAATAAAAAATTATGGAGATAAGTTTAAAATTAAATCATGGTTCTGCTTATTTAAAAGTAGAAGCAGATAACGTAAGAATAGAAGAACATATAAGTGAAACTATTTATGGAGTAAAGGAGGACGGCACTAAAGATTTTAGTCAAAGATTTGGCTATGATATAAGTGATGAATACTTAACTCAACTAGAAAGGGTCTTAGAAGATATGTTTTATTATAGAGTTAAAGAGTATGACAGTAATGGTTTGATAAGGCAAGCCTTTAATAAGTTGCCTGAAGATGTGAAAAAAGATATGTTAAAAGAATTAAATGAGACTCATGGATTATAAAACAGCTTGGAATAAATACGTGGAAACCATACAAAGTTCTGCTTACATGCAAAGATTAACTCTTGCTAATGAAGAAAAGTTATTTAAAGCAGGATTTGAATATGCTAGAAATAATGAAAAGCTCTACACAGAAAAAGCAAAACAATTTCTAGAAAGTAAGCAAGAAGAGCATTTCAATAAGTTTGATGTATATGCTGATACTAACAGTAAGATAGCTGAATGGATGGAGGAGTATGCTAGAAACTTTAAAGTAGATAAATTAGAAATAATAGATCATACACCTAATGGAGAAGGTAGAGCTTACATTAAAAGAGGAGATATAACGGGAGAAATACAATTACAAGACGAGGGTAAAAGTTTTAAAATATTTTTAAAATAAATTATTATGTGGGAATTAATTAAAAAATGGATTGAGAATAAGTCTTACAGATGTGAGCATAATTGGGAATTGCTTACAGAAAAAGATGTGTATTTAACTAGTAGTGATAAAATGCCACATATGACAAAATTTGTTTATAGGTGTAAAAAGTGTTGTAAATCTAAAACTATAAAGACTTAACTATGAAAGAAGTAAGGTTTAAAACTATAAATATAGGAGAAGTATTTTTTATTAAAACTGAAGATTATAACCGTATCTCTCAATGTGTTAAAGTTGGTGATTTATTAGGAGAAGAGATTTTTGGTGGTTTATTTCCTTTGGCGGAAAGTGATTTAATACTTGTAGAAGAATGACACAAATAATTCTTAAGGATGTTATACAAATAACAGATAAAGATATATTAAACGCAATGGCTTACACGTTATATAAACTAAACTATGAAGAAGTTTTAAGGAATAATGAGCTAGAGTGGGAAGATGTTTGTCAAGAGTTTATAAATGCTATAGAAAGCCCTAAACTAATTGAATTTTATTTGTTGGGAGCTTTCGTAAAAAGTATGTCAAATATAGAAATAGCATGTATAAAATTTAATAGTTTTAAAGTTTCTATGTATATCACAGATAAATTTTTAGTTAATGAAGTTTATAAAGATTATTTTAAAGTGGGGTTATTAAACGATAGTGACAAAAGAGAGTTTAAAAGAGTGGGAAAATACGAGGAAATTATAAAATTCTTAAAAGAGTTACAATTCCCTTATGTATGGGAGTATGAGAAATTTTTTAGATTGGGATGTTCTTTTAATAAAAATAATTAATTATGTTAGAAAAATTTATAGAAGAGTGGCTTCCTAAAACAATACAATGGGATAATATAGGTAAATTTATATTAGAATCAGGTATAGAAATTACAGAAGAACAGAATCCTAAATGGTTGACAGGTTATACAAACATTGGTAAAAGTCATAAACCACATCACAAAGATGAGTATGTGCGTTACATGGAAGAAAGTCTATTTGTGCTTCATGATGTAGTTCATCAAATATTTACCTTAGAAACTGAATGCTCAAAGGAAGAATATGTAAAACGTCAACTATACGGAGAGTTATTTACCTTTTACTTAACAGAGTATGTGATACCTAGTTATTGGTATATTACTCATTCTAAATACCTAGATGACGATAGGGGATGTTTTTGGTTAATGTATGATATACTTAAGGATAAACCTAAAGATATTAATATTATTGATTGGATGTGGGATATTTTTATAGATGAAAGTAGAGGAGTATGGACTATCAATATAAAAGGTTTAGAGAAATATAGAAAGATGTTCCAAGAAGATTTAGAAAACTCTAAGAAAAATTACAAGAATTTACCTAAGATTAAAAGTTATTGCATGGTTGGGGCTTCAAGTCAAAATCATATAGACTTTTTTGAAGCTGTTTCTTGTGGCGCAATAAAAAATATAAAAAGAGATTTTAATTTAGAACTGCCAAGTAATTGGATTTAATTTCAGCAAAAAAAATAAAAACAGATGGAAGAGATAAAAGAATGTAACTTAAACGAAAATGGTAACTGTACTTGTTACTTGGAAAAGTGTTCTGAAATAAGTGATTGTGCACCAAAGTTGATTATAAAAAGAAATATGTTAACAGTAAATAAATTGATAAATGAAAAGTAAGGCAACAAACACAGAGGTAATGTTATTTTTTATAGGTTTTATATTTTCGATTATTAGTTTATTCACTTTGAACGACTATGTAATTGGATTGAGTATAGGAATACTAAGTACTTTAAATGTAATTTGGTATTTTTCAGATATCTTTAATAAAAAACCAGAAAGATACACTTATAAAGGCAACACCTACACTTTTAATTATTACTGTTCTTTTAAGCACCCTGAAAATAGAGGTTGGGTTACAGCGGTAAACTATTCTGACAAAGCAGGTAATAAATATATAAGAGAAGTTTCTGAATTTAATAAATTATTTATAAATGAGTAAGTTTAATTTAGATGGAGCTTTTGTAATTGATATTGAAACTAGAGGTCTTTTAGATAAGTTAAAGTCTAAGGAAGATTTACATGTAATGTCTGTTGGGTGGAAATCTGATGGTAAGTGGAATATTAAATCTACAAATAGAGAAGAAGATATTGCTAAGATATTTGAAAATCCTAACAATACTGTTGTTGGTCATTTTTTTATTGCCTATGACTTACCTGCTCTTAAGATAATGTTTCCTAATATTAATTTTAGAGCAAAGATTATTGACTCATTAGCTTTAAGTCACTATCTATTTAATGATAGACTGAAGCATGGGCTTGAAGATTATGGTGTTGAATTTGGGTATGAGAAGGTTAAAATTAGTGAGGAAGAGTGGGAAAATCTTACCTATGATAAAGCTAAAGAAAGATGTGAAAGAGACGTTCAAATAAACTGTATACTTTGGGATAAACAGTTAACCCTACTTAGAGAGTTATATGAAACGGATGATGAAATTTATTCTCCCATTGCAAGATGTAATTTTAAAATGGAACTTCTACACATCCAAGAAAATAATAGGATAAAGCTTGACCTAGAAATGTGTGAGAAAAATTTAGAATTCTTAGAAGATATTATAAGTAAAAAAGAGATTGAATTAAACTCTATACTTCCTAAAATAAAAAATATAGCTATAAGAAAAAAACCAAAAACTTTATTTAAAGCTAATGGTCAACTTTCAGTAGTTGGAGAAAAGTGGGTAAATATGGTTAAATATTTAAGCTTGCCTGAAGATTATTCTGGAGATATTAATGAAGTAGTTTCAGAGTCTGAACCAAACTGCCAATCAACTAAACAAATGAAAGATTATCTTTTCTCAAAAGGTTGGAAACCTAAATTGTTTAAAGACGGAGCTAATGGTAAAGTTCCTCAGTTAAGGGATGATAGTAAAATGTTATGCTCTAGTATTAAATTACTAATTAAAACTGTACCTGAATTAGAGGCTCTTGATGGACTTTCAGTTGCTCAACATAGGGCTGGATATTTAAAGGCATTTAGAGACACTGTAGATACTAATGGTTATGTTAAAGCAGGTTGGTCAGGTATGGCAAAAACCTTTCGTGTAAAACATAATAAACCCATAGTTAATTTGCCCTCTAATGGTTCTCAATATGGTGATTTAGTTAGGGCTGTATTAATCGCTCCAAAAGGTAAGGTTTTTGTCAATGCGGATTTGAGTAGTTTAGAGGATAAAACTAAGCAATGTTGTATATTTCCTTACGACCCAGACTATGTTCAAACTTTAAATACTCCAGGATACGATGCCCACTTGCGTATTGCTAAATTAGGAGGTTTCATGTCTGACGATGAAATTGAGTTTTTTAAGTGGTATAAAACTAAAGATAAAAAACAGTCAGATTTACCTGAGTCATTTAAGTTGTACTCAGAAGAAGAATTATCGTTACAGTTCAAACGGTTGTCTAAAGTTAGGCATTCAGCCAAAACTACAAATTATTCAGCGACTTATGGCGCATCTTACAAAAAGATTGCAGAGTCAGCAGACATACCTGAAAAAGATGCAAAAGCTTTACATAGCACTTATTGGGAATTAAATTGGAGTGTTAAAAAATTTGCAAATGATTTAAAGACAAAAGATGTTGATGGTAGAACTTGGATTTATTCTCCTTTTACAAAACTTTGGTTACTACTAACTTCAGATCATATCCGTTTTTCTGCTGTAAATCAAAACTTTGGAGCTTGTGTGTTTGATACTTTTTTATGGTTTTTAATTCAAGCAGGAGTTAAACCTATAATGAACATACATGATGAATTATCTTTTTATATTAACGAAGGGCAAGAAGACTGGGCAAGAAGAGTTATTAAAGAGAGTATGGATAAAGTAAATGCAATCTTTAATCAACCTATAAAATTTGAGTCTGAACCTGAGTTTGCAACATCTTATGGAAATGTCCATTAATTTATATCAAAGAGTCTAGTAATTAGGCTCTTTTTTATTTTTATTAAGTTTTTCTTGCGGGAATAAAAAATAATGTATATATTTGTAAAATAAAACTAGAAACTATGAAAACAAGTGGATTTAAAGAGTATAGACTGAATAAAGAAGATAAGTACTATGCTACAGAGATTAAAGCTTTAGAAATATTTAATAAGGGCTATTTAGAAGATGCGGACTTAATTGTTTTTGGGCAAAAAGATGGAACTTGTATGGAAGCAAAAGATAGTTTAACTGACAGGGAAGAAAAAATAGTTTTAGGGGTCATACAATGGTTGGGGACTCCAGTAGGGCAAGGTTTTATCAGAGAATTAAAGGATGAATAATGGGAGAAATAGAAAAAATTAAATAAAGATTTGAGAGAGGGTATACTGTAGCTTTATATGGTACTAGAGAATTAGTGCATGAGCAGATGGAAGAAGATATTAATTCTCTTTTAATTTTGTTTTCGGCGAAAAATAAAAATATAGAAGCTAAATTAGAAATGTTAAAGGAGGAGAGACTACTGTTACAAGATACAAGTATAGTTGACAATTACTTTAGATATAGAATTAAAGAACTAACAAATTTATTAAAATGAATATAAAATTAAATCAAGAAGTAATAATAGTAGGTATTGGAAACTGTGCTAGATATTCTACTCCTATACATAAAGGATTTGTAAACAAGATAGGTAGAAAATGGTTTGAAGTTGATACAGAAAATTATGTAGGAAAAAGAGAGAAGTTTTCATTAGAGGATGGAAAAAGTGATGGAGGTAATTTTATGTCAGAATGGAGAGCTTTTGAATCTGAAGATGCCTATAATGAACATTTAAACAAACCTGGACTAAATAACTTAATTGTAAATAGTTTAAAAGGTTTGTCTTTTAAAGATTTAGAAAAAGTATATGATTTAATAAAATTACTTAACTTAAATAAATTATGATTATACTAACATTATTACTTGTACTGCTTACAGAGATTTATTTTAAACCTAGATTTCAGTATTTAGATGAGCCAAAGCTGTTTCTTATTTTTTATTCAGCAAAATCTAAAGAGGGCGCAAAAACTAGAAAAAGACTAATAATTAAATTATGAAATTAGAATTAAAACATTTAGCACCTTATTTGCCTTATGGATTGAAAGGGTATTGCACAGATGATATGCAAGGCGAAGAAGTATTTTTAGGAATAGAAATAAAAAAGAGGCAAATACTTTTAATAACTGATAAACTACCTATGGATTTAGAGTACTTTAAACCAATCCTACGCCCACTTTCAGACCTTACAAAAGAGATTGAAGTAAATGGAGAAAAGTTTGTGCCTAGAAAAATATTAATTAGTCATTTTGATTTTTACTATTCAGATTTAAATAAATATGATTTAGATAAGTGGGAATATAGAGTAGTTGATAAACTACTAGAATGGCACTTCGATATTTACGGATTAATAGAGAACGGATTAGCAATTAATATAAATACATTAAACTATGAGTGATATAACAAAGTGTAATCCGAAAAATTGCCCACTAAAAGAAATGTGTTACAGGTTTACTGCGCCTGCAGATGATATGTGGCAAAGTTATTTTGTGGAAACACCTTATGATCAGGAGAAAAAAGAATGTAAATATTATTATAAAAGATAAAAATTATGCTATTTAAAGATATAGAAGTTTATGGAGTTTCACTAACTGTTTGTTATGTTGAACATGGAAAATATATGCCCGCCACTGAATTAGACCCAGAGGAATTTGCTGAAATTGAGATTATTTCAATTTGTGCTCAAGATAGTAATATTGATTTGCAAAATGTTATAGATGAAACTTTTGTTGATTATATAGTAGAGGAATTACATGAGCGTTAGTTTTATTGACTCAGTGTCTTTTCAGTTTTTTCCTGCCCGAATTTGGGATGCTACTCCTCTTGGAGAATTAACTTTAAGGCAATTTTTAGACGTTCATAGAGAGCCAAAAGAATCTACGGTAAAAGTTATTGAAGAGATTAAAGAAGCAGCTAAAAACAATGATTTAAAGCTTAAGGATTCTCTAAAGCAAAATAATCTATATTCTTTTGTTCCGTCTGTTAAATTAGATGGTTTAGGTAGAGCGTATTCAAATGTTGTTGATTTTAATCCCGTAATGATTTGTGAGTTTGATAAAATTGACCACGCAAAAGAATTGAAAGAAAGGCTCTTTAATAATTTAAAATGTGTTATAGCTGCTTGGATTTCACCTTCAGGTAGAGGATTAAAACTTTTAATTCGTATAGAAAAACCTACTTCAATTGATAATTATAAAGAATATTATTGTGGTTTGGCTTACTATCTATCTCAATATGAGGGTTTTGACCCAGCTAATTTCAACTGTTGTTTACCTTTATTCTTGTCTTACGATAAAGAGATATTGATTAGAGAGGATGCAGAAGTTTGGACTCGACGAGGAGGTAAAATAAATGCTTTTCAAAATTATCATGGAGAATTTGAAATTCCCAACACTATTGATGATGAAGTAAAACAAAGAATAATAAATAAAATAACATACTTAGTTGACAGAATTGATGACGGGGCACATCCAAAAATAAGAAGTATAGCAACTATTTTTGGAGGTTTTTGTTCCTATTACGGATTTTCCTTAGAAGATGCAGATAATTTAATTTGTGAGTTAATATCAAATAATAAGTATATGCAAAAAGACATAAGGGGTTATTCAAAAACAGGTACAAGCTTTATAAGAAAAGGCATGTTGTCTCCTTTAGAATTGGATTAAATTTTGGCACGGTATTTGGTATATTGTAATTACAAACATATTAAAAATTAATTACAATGAAAAAAGAATTATTACAAATTAGAATTGATGAAGAATTATTAAATCAGTTAAAAGAATTAGCAGATTCAAATGCTATTTCTATTTCAGGTCAAGTTAGAATGCTAATTAAAAAAGCTGTTAGAGATGGGAAGTAGTCGGATTATTAATACAAAGATAGCTATAGAGGAATCCAAGGCTATACACGGAAATAAATATGATTATAGCTTACTTGAATATATTAATTATACTATCCCTTTAAAAATAATCTGCAAAGAGCATGGAGTATTTAAACAAAAATATCAAAAGCATTGTAAATTAGGAAGAGGTTGCTGGGAATGTGGAAAAAAATCTTGTATAGAGAATAGGTTAACTCTTACACAAGAGCTTTTAGTAGAAAGAGCTCATAAAATACATGATAATTTTTATAACTATGATAAAACCATATATAAAAATTACTCCGATAAAATCACAATTATATGTCCTATACATGGAGAATTTTTACAATTGGTTAATACACACCTACAAGGAGGTGGGTGTGTTAATTGTGGCAAAATAAAGGCAGGAAAAAGTAGAAGAGTTGGTAAAGTACATATTTTAAATCTATTTACTAAAAAACATGGGGATTTTTACACTTATGAAATAGAGGAAGACTCTAAAACAGATGATATTATTAGTATTATATGCCCAATACACGGAAAATTTAGTCAAATAGTTAATGTCCATTATTATTGTGGTTGCCCTAAATGTGGTAACGAAGTAATATCTAAAAAGTTAAGAAAAATACCAAAAGAATTAGATAATCTATGTAATAATGTTAGAAGAAGAGTTAAAGGTTTTATAAAAGCAAAGGGATATAAAAAATCGTCTAAGACTTCAGAGATTTTAGGGACATCTTGGGAAAATTTAAAATTACACTTAGAAGATAATAATTATGGATTTTTAATAAATTCTAAGGGTATAGATGTAGACCATATAATTCCCCTATGCTCAGCAAAAACTGAAAACGATATTTATAAGTTAAATCATTATACAAATTTACAACTCCTCCCAAGTGAGTACAATCAGTTTATAAAATCAAATAATGATTTTAATAGATTGCATTTTGAGACTTGGTTAAAAAATAACCCAATACCTATTGATAATGTATAGTAAGGATTTTAAACAGAAGTATTTTTTACTTTGCCGAGAAAAAAAGTTAGAAATAAAAAAATATTCAGATTTACTTGCACAAGAAGTTAGAAAGCGTTATATTTGTAAAGTTATTAATATAAAAGAGATTTAATTATGCCATACGTAGGAGAAGAGGGTAATAAAGGATTGCCAATATGGATTATTATATTCTTTATTTGTTTAGTAATTTTTGGCGCAACAACATTAGTATAATTTATGAAAACAGGTACTTTTTATTGGGAGACAAAAGAATATCATCATGATAATACTTTCACTTTAAATGATTGGTTAGAAAATCAAATGGAAGAATTAGTAGAAATCACTTTACAAGACGGAGGTTATTGTGAAGTTACAAATGCCTTTGAAGAAAATTATTCTTTGATGGCTAGTGGTAATGGAAACAGTTTTAATCATCAAATTAAAATAAAAAAATTATGAAATTAGAAGACAAATTAAGACATTGTTTATTAGGACATTTATCAGATGATAATACAGAAACAGATGTTACTATTGCTTCTCTTATAGTTAGGGAATTTGCAGTTTCTTTTTCAGTTTTTGTTGCGGAAAATACTTTAACATATTCGGATGGAAAATACAGGACGCGAGACTTAATACCTACATGTAAAACAACGGAAGAACTGCTCGAAATATATGAAGATGGGATATAGTTTATTTCAATTGGAAAGAAAGTATTTTAATCCATTAACTTATGTTGGAGAGGTTGGAAGTCAACTTGTAGAGAACTGTTGTATTCACTTAGGGACATTTGATACTTTAGAACAAGCTAAGTTAGAGCAAAGAGAACGTGATTTTAAAACAATAGTATTAGAAAGTTATTAATTATGACAGATGTAAAATTAACAGGAAATTGGTATATTAAAAAGAGGCTCTTCGGTTTTAATATTATGGTTGAAATTGAGTATGAATTTATGGATGATTGTCCTTATACTTTTACTTGGCATAATGTAAAGAAGTATAGAGTGGCAAAACCAAGTGATTTAATAGAATTAAAAATAAATATAATGTAAATTATGGAAATTAAAATAAGATATTATTTAGATAACAATACTTGGTCTGATGAAGAATTTGAATACGCAGGAGATATTGAAAATGTTTTTACAATTACACAAGATATGATTATTGATTTAATTAGAGAAAGAGTGAGGCTAAACTCTGGAGATTTTATATCAGAAATAGAAGGATTATGAAAGATATTAGATGGGTTGGTAAGCAAGTTTTTGATAATGTAGAAGAACTTGAAGATGGTCATGTGGAAATAGTTGTTGATGTAAGTGATTTTCTAGATGAAGTAGATACAGATGTTCTTGAAAAATATGCGAAGTATCATTTAGATTTAATTCATCTTGACAACTGTGATACTGTTGAAGATGCTTCTGTAGATGATCTAGTTTGGGAATTAAGTCGTAGAAACTCTTTTAGTTTTTTAGGCGAAATTGAAGATGAGGAAATGATTGAACATCTACAAGACTGTGGATATAAAGTTGTAGACAATGAAGATACTTTAAATGATAGTCTCGACTTTGTTCATCAAGGCATGTTAGATGAAATAACTAAAAAATTTTTAGAAAGTTCTTGGGAAGAAAGGGATTTAATATATAAAAAGATTATATAATGATTAAGTACAAATATTCAAAATTATATTGGTTTTTAAGATACTTTGAGTGGATGTCTGTATACTTCTCACCTTTTAGACCGCCAATTCCAATAGTGTATATTGGTAAAGTTGCCATAGGAACACCTTATTTCTTTCCTCGTGTATGGAAAAAAGCTACTCCTAAAAAAGCTATAGAAGCTACTTTAAAAGAAATTAAAGAAGTTAGAGAGTATAATGAAAGAGAGCAAACTTATAAACGTACAATTAGGACTTTTGATGAATTGTATGAACAGAAATTAAAGGGTTCTTTTGCGCAACCTAAAAAAATAGGTTTTGACTTTGTTCAACTTGGATGGAAAACGAAATGGGAAAGAGATAACTATAGATTTGAATGGAGTCCTATGTGGAGTTTTGTTTTCTTTGGTTATCAAATTGCCATAACTTTTGTAGCTGTTGATATGTATCGCTTTTGGGAATGTTGGCTTACTTACTCTCGTGAGACAAATAAAAAGTTAAGTGTTAGAGCCCGTTTAGATGATTGTATTAAACGTTATCCTTGTAAGTGGACATCTTACTCAGGAGATAAAAAAGAAACAGTAGATTATTGGACTAAAATACTTAAAAACAAGTGGTTATGAAAAATCTAGAAAGAATAGGTGAAGAATATCTAACTCTTGAAGGAGATAAAGTTAAGGTTGTAGACTATAAAGGTATTCATGGTACAGATGTAAAACTTGATAGTGGTCATATTTTTACTGTTCAATATGGTCATTTAGTAAGAGGGAAAGTTAAAAACCCTTACCACCCCTTAATTTTTAGTGTGGGATTTATAGGTGTTGGTAAATATAAAACAAAAGACGGTGGTAAACATTTTAAATCTTATACAACTTGGAGAAATATGTTAGAAAGAGGTTGTAGTGAAATATATAAAAAAGAATTTACCTCTTATAAGGAAGCAAGTGTTTGTGAAGAATGGTATAATTTTCAGAACTTTGCTAAATGGTTTGAAGAAAACTACAACCCTGAAACAATGCAAGGTTGGCACCTTGATAAAGACATTCTAGTTAAAGGAAATAAAATTTACAGTCCTGAAACTTGTTGTTTTGTACCAAGAGAAGTTAATTCCTTTTTTGTAAAAGGTAAGAGCAGAAGAGGAAATTACCTAATAGGTGTATATTTACATAAGGATGGTAAATTTATGGTAAGTTGTAATGTAAATAAAAAAATTAAAAATTTAGGCTATTTTACATTAGAATTAAAGGCTTTTCAAGTTTACAAAACTTTTAAAGAAAATTTAGCAAAAGAATTAGCTAACAAATGGAATGGGCAAATAACTGAGCAAGTTTATCAAGCATTAATAAATTACGAAGTAGAAATAACAGATTAAATTATGAGTAAAAAGAAATATACAGAAGAAGAGATTAATTTTGTAAAGGATTTAGTCGAAAAAGGAAGTGATGTAACCCCTGCGGCTAGGTTAATGTGTGAGTATTTTGGAAAGTTTTTCACTGATTCTATTGGGCGTAAAATGCGAGATAAGATGCAGAAAATGAAAGTAACTAATAACGTACAAGTTATTGAAGATACCGATGTATTTAAAGAAGCGCAAAATAAACAACATGATAACACAAAGAAAAGGTTTTTAGTTACTTGGGCACAATCAGATACAGCTGTTCATAAGGGATTTCTTAAAAATATAGAATCCTATGCTAAATATGTTGATGCTGATATTTTATGTATTGCTGGACGATATTCTAACCCTTCATCTCTATCTGCAAGCAGAGCTATAAAATCAAAAGAAAAAGCTATTAAAAACACTTGGGATAATTCTATTTTACCTTATCTTGATGCTAACCGTCATAACTTACATCAACATTTAGCTGTTCTTTCAGATGTTAAAATTCAGCCTACTGCGTCTACTCCTTTATCAGGCATGAATGGTATAACAGGGGTAGAAAGTTGTATTGTGGGTCATCCTCGCGTACAACTTCAATCTTTACCTGTTATGGAAGGTTATCCTAATAAACTGTTAGTGACAACAGGAGCATGTACTTTACCTAATTATACAGATACAAAAGTTGGTAAAAAAAGTGAGTTTCATCATCAATTAGGTTTTGTAATTGTAGAGGTAGATGGTAAAGATTTCCATATTAGACAAATCGTTGCAGATAAAAAAGGTAATTTTTATGATTTAATTTTTTGTGCGAAAAATGGAGAAATTAGTGAATGTGGTGAAGGTGTACCTGCTTTAATATTTGGAGACTTACACTTGCACGAAGAGGATAAAAAAGCTGTAAAAACTTCTTTTAAAATGGCAGAATTATTAAAGCCTGAAAATATATTCTTACATGATTTAGGAAATGGGCATTCAGTTTCTCACCACGAACAAAGAGATCCTTTTATATTATTGGAGAGAGAAGAAGACGGTTCCTGGAGCTTACAAAAAGAATTAGATAATATTGTAGAATGGTTGAACAGCTATCCTCAATATAATTTTGTATCCGTGCAATCCAATCATAATGAATTTATTGATAGATGGTTACGAAGTGAAGATTGGCGTAAGACTAAAAATAAAAAATTGTATTTAGAATTTTCAAATGTAGTGGTTAAAGGATTAGCTCCAAAAGGTATATTAGCTTATTATTTAAATAATCATGTACCTCATTTGTACTCTTTAGGATTAGATGAGTCTTACAATGTTTTAGGCTTTGAACTGGGAATACACTCTCACGTTGGTGTACATGGGAGCAGGTCTTCTCCTATACAACTAAAAAACTTGCCAATGAAGAGCGTAGTTGGACATAGTCATGTCCCTCACCGATATGATGGGTCATTGTCTGTAGGTACTTTAACTAAGTTAAGATTAAATTATAATAAGGGTTGTTCGGCTTGGTTGCACTCCAATGTTGTTATTTATCCTAATGGTAAAGCTTCTCACATACATATTACTAATGGTAAGTTTACTACCTTAGTTTAAATTATTTTAAACCCTTGCAAAAATTTGTGAGGGTTTTTGTTGTTTAAACCATTTTTTATGTTTATCTTTGCTTTTCAAATAAGTAAAAAGGCTGTTTTTATTCTTTTTTGCGCAAAAAATAAACATAAAAAATGGAATATTACAAAATGATGATAAATAATGCTAAAGAGTATTTGAAAAATGCAGATACTTTAAGTGAAGATTATGTTAATGCTTTTACTATTAGCGAAGCACTAGCTATTTGTACAGGTAGGTTAAAAGAAGAAATAGTATTAGATTTAATAAATTAGAAATTATGAAAGTATTAGGAATAGAACTAGGTGGAGGTGTTGATACATCTGCTTACGATTTTAGAGATGATTTAATAACCGAATTAGAAAAATGTATTGAAATACCTTTTGCTATGAACTCTTTTACAGAGAGTAGACTATTTGGTCAGCAAGAGTGTTTGAAAGATATTATAGAATATTTAAAACAAATAATATGAAAACAATTTACAAATACGTTATAGAAGTTGAAGATGAACAAGAATTAAATCTTCCTTTAGGTGCAATGATATTATCAGCTGCTTTTCAAGGAAAAACTCTTTGTATGTGGGTTTTAGTTGATAAAGATGAAGACTATAGTAAAAAACAAACTGTTTACATATATGGTACAGGGCATAATATTGTAGAAGAAAATAGTAGATTTATAAATACTGTTTTTATGGACTATTTAGTTTTTCACGTCTTCGTTAGAAATTATTAATTATGAAAATATACAAATTTGAACATAATATACCAGGAGGTGAAACTGATTGGGTATGTGCTCCAAACATTAATAAAGCAATAGATTTTTATTACGACCACACAGGGATAAATTATTTTGAAGATATTATTGTTAAAGCATTAACTAAAAAAGAATTAGAAAGTAGTTATCTTTTAGATGTGAGTGAATAAGAGCCTGATTTTGATGATGACTATAGTGGAAATTTAACAGAAGAAGATTTTTGTAATGGATATTTAATTATAGAATCTTTTGCCGAATATTTAAAAACAGCTAAATCTATTGATATAGTAGCTACAACAGCATATTAAAAAATAAAAATTATGAAAAAAGTAGATTTAAACATTTGTAAAAAAGGAGATATTTTAATATCAAAACATGGAGCTATTTTAAAATATTTAGAGCCACTACCTGAAGAACATTATTATGACCATAGAATAGAATATTTGTGTTTAGATGGAGTTTTAAATGAAGGTCAACTTGGTAGTGGTACTAGAAATAATGATGGAACTGTATTTAAAAATAAACATTTAGATACTGACCATGATATTGTATCTATAATACCTTTGGAAACCTTTAAAAAATTATATTTATGAAATTAATAGAAGAATTTGACGAGATTTGTAATAAGATTGGAAAACACGTAGGTTATGATGGATACGTAGAGAATCATTCTCTTGACACATCTAATATTAATAATTTTTGGCAATCTTGTTCAAATGATGATAGTATTTATTGGGCAGAAACCAAAGAAGACATATTAGAAGATACAGGAGATATTTATCACTCTGATACAAGAGGTATACATAGAGGAGAAGAAATTACATTAGCTTTAGTTACTAGTGATTTTGGAGATGGAGACTATTGGTTAGTTTTAGATACTAAAAATGAAATAAAATAATAATGGCAAACAGACATTACGCAGTAGACAGGGATTATGATATTACTCTAAATTTTAAAGTTAAAGTAAATCATATTAGTAATTATTATAATTTATCAGAAGAAGATATTAAAAATGTTCTTGATAATTTAGAGGAGGATTTTAAGTCTTATTTTTTGTGGAAAATTAGAAATGAACACAGATTAGAAGATGCTGGAGTAGATTTTGTAACTTTTGAAGTGAAAGATTAATTATGAATTTTACTAAAGATGAATGGAAAGAACTGGCTAAAAGATTTAACGAGAAAAAGTTCTTAGGTAAATTATTACTTATAAAACAAAATCCTACTTTATTTAAACTTGAAATAGATTCAGGTTGGATGATGTTAAGGCTTCACAGTGAAGAAGCTATGCAACAGGAATTTGACATGTTATTTGAATTCTCAAATGAATTATCTTCAAGTGATATAAATGATTTATTTTGGGCGGCAGACATAAAAACTTATTAATTATGATAAAATGGAAAACAACAAAACCCACTGATAGAAGCGGGTTAACTTACTACGATGAAAGAGAAGTAATTTGTAGCAAACCTCTTTTAGTTAAATACAGAGTTGGGAATTACACTTTCTTTGCCAAAGCTACGTATATTCCTTGTAAAAAAGAGTGGCAAGATTGGGAGTCTTTTCAACTAGAAAATGTAATTGGATGGTATGACTTAAAAGATGATTTGAAATGAAAAAATTAATTGAAAATATAGGGTCAATATTATTTGAACCTTACAAAGATTTACCTTGGGAAAAAATAAATAATGTATTATTGTGGAGCTTAAAACTTTATAGTCTTGTATTAGTACCTTATTTAACTGCTGTTTTTATTGGTACTCTGCTTTCTATTCTTTTTGGTGGATTTACAGATTTTATTTCTAATGTACCTAATTTTACAGTTAATTATTTTTATGATGGTCATCTTTTTAACCTTATAGCTTGGAGAGTACATTTGTTTTGGTTTGCTTTGTGTCTTTTAATTAATATAAATGAAGAATTAAGGTAAAATGGAGATAGAATATTTACAAATTAGAGAAAAGGTTTTAGATGAAATATCTTTAGAAAATTTTAAGACTTGGAAGTTTTTAGATGAACATGGTAACTTACAAAATACAATTCAATTTGAAGATGACATAGAAAGAGAGCTCTTAAAAAGAGAGAGATATGATTTACTTATTGATTTAAAAAACCCCCTAGAGATTGTTAGTCTTTAGAGGGTTTCTTTTTATTTCATATATTGTGTCCATATTATAACCACTTGTCTCTTTAAATGCAATTCTCTCTTTTGTTTCTGCATCTATATAAAATGTTGCGTGAAACCATACACCTTGCGCTACCCTGTAATTTTTATCTTTTAAAAAGTTATAAAATTCTTCTTCATTTACTTTTGTCCATCTCATAACTTATTTAATTTATTTTTTAGTTTTAATAATACCTCTATACAAGCTTTGTAATACACTTGTTTTTCAAAGTTATCTGTACGTCCTAGTTTAGGAGTTTGTTCTTGAGAGAGCTCAGATTTGTACTTATTTAGACTGTCTAGTACTATTCGATTGAATTCTTTTTTGGCGGCTAAAAAACCTGCTTCAAAATCATTAAAGGAAGACTCGTCATCTATACTTCTACTTCTGTATTTTGCGTAATGTGTTGCTATTGTTTTCATTTTCTATGTATCCGTTATGTATCCATTTTTTGTAGTGATATTTAAAGCACTCTGTTTTAGTTTTTTCTTGTGGCGGTTTTTCTTTCAAAGTTCTGCTTTTATTTTTACTAGTTGTTGTAAAGCTTCCTCAAATACTTCATCAAAATGCTGTTCACTTGTAAGATTACTTATTATTTGATACTCTTCGTAAAAAGTATTACTGTTACACTCAATTTTAAAACCAAAAGAGTCGTACTTAACTATCACTTGATATTTAGGATATACTTTTACAAGCTCATCTTGACATAACTCATCTTGAAAATATAAGTAATAAGGGTATTCTAAGTCTAATTCTTTTTCTGTTATTTCTCTAACTTTGCATTTTACTTTCATATAGTAATTATTTTAATTGGTAATCCTCTTTTAATTGCTTTGTTTATTGCGTTTTGCGTACCTCTTGAGTTGTACTGTTGCATTGCTATAAAATAGTCTGAGTTATCTACTATGGTTTGATTTCTTAAGATAGGTGCTACTTTTGGATTATTATTTTTATAATCGGGTAAATATATCTCTGTCTTTATTCCTTTTTCTTGCGCCCATAGCTCACATAAACTATCAAACCCTTTAGCTCCTCCGTGAACTATTATACATTCGTTATCTTTTAAAAGGCGGCTCAAATAAAAATCAAGTTGTTGAAAAACAAAATCTTTATCTGTGATTGTACGTGAACCTGAGACTCCTATTCTAACTGTTCTCATAAATAGATTTGCCCTTTAATTTCTACTTCTCTTAAAAAATTGTGTAATTCATCTTTTTTAGTAATTACTTCTTTCTCATCATCACTCCATAAAATACAGTTATTTTTATGTAAATCAGGAAGGTAGATATTTAAACGGTAAATGATTGGAAAAATATAACCTCCTTTTCCATCATCTCTTTGCTCACCTCTACTTGTAATTTCATCTTCTGAGAGTTTATTAGTATAAGGTAAAGTAAGAATATTATTTTTAATTCTGTTATACAGTAAAATTAATCTTTCGGGTCTTTTACCACTAATTAAGCACCACCCTAAGACATCATAATTAAAGTGATTATAATATCTTTCGTCTTTGGCTCTTAACGATTGCATTACAATCGATTTAGTCACTTTTGTCTTTTTTAACTCTACTGTCATTATAATTCAAATTTATCACAGATTTTACTTTTTAAAGTTAAAGGTTCTTCTGTTAAGTTACATTTATGTTGTTTTCTTTTTCCTTTATAATGGTAATCAAACCACTTACAATGTTTACACTTCGCTTCATATATTATCTCTACTTTCATCTCTTAAAATATAATCTGTTGGTTTTAAATTTAATTTGCGTGCCAAAGTTTGAAAACTGTCACTAGCTGAATCATAGTGATGTTCCCCTAGCTCATAATCCATGTATAGTCTATTTTTACCTTCACTTACAATATCCTTAGAAAATGCTTCAGCATAAGGTGCGTTTATACATTCATCTGCTATTCCTAGTAGAGTATAATTTTTATGTGGTAGTTTTACTCTTTCACCACTTGTGGAAGTTAAATATCCATCTGAAGTATCCGCATTAACTCCTTCTTGACTGTTTGGTAATTCTACAAAGATGTAGTTTTTATATTTTTTCATTTAATTAGTTGGTTTTTTGTGTCTAAACAACTCAATCTTAAATCTTTCTTTCTCTCTTACTTCTAGTTCATCAAATAAATGACTAGCTACGTTGATTAAGTCTTGAAATATTTCTATGGTAGTTTTATCAGTATTTATACCAAGTCTTTTTAGTTTTTGTATCTGTTGTTTATCCATTGAGTCTATAAGTTTTTAATCTTTCTATTTCTGTTTCTTTTGCGGAAATTTTTAAATCTATTTCTGAATTAAATTGTTTTATATCTAAAAGTCTGACTGCCTCTTGTCTATCATAGCTACTTCCTCTCACAATTTTGTAAGCTTCTTCTGTGGTATACTTTCCTGCAAATGATATGTTTGAAGAATAGCCACTATGATTTGCACCCCAATATTGTCCGTAACAACCTGCGTAAACTACAGCTAAATCTTGAGGATTAGAAATAGTTAATAATCTTGCACTTTCATCTCTTTCTTTACACCATAAATAGCTTTTTAAATCTCTACGTCTGAGTTCTTTACCTTCATATAGTATTACATCAGAATATTTATCTCGAGTTGCTATTACATCTATATATTTAATTTCGTTATCTTGATACTTATGAATTGCATCTATAGTTGCCCCTTGATATATTAATTCGGATAATCCTTTACTTCTGGCTTCTCCTCTTGTTTCTGCCAAAACTATAATTTCGTCATAATACCAAGGTTCAAACAAGTCTTTTGCAGTTATTTTCCAAGCTTTCTTTAATATTGTCTCTTTCATATTTTTAGTTTTTTTGGCGGGAATAAAATTAAAACAGCCTTTTCAAACACAAAGATAACAATAATAAATCTATTAAACAAGAAAAAAGCCTGTAAATTACCAAAGAGGCTTTTTACAGGCTAATTATTTTAAGATTTAAATTCTATTTCTTATCTTCCTTGTCTTCTGATAATAGGTAAGCTGGAGTGAAATACATAAATGTACCTGAATTTAAAATGTATTGATCTTTTACTCGTTGCACGTTTTTGAGGTTAAAATATTCCTTGACCAATCCCGTATTGCGTCCCCAATACCTAAGATTTTTTGTAGCTCCAGTCCATTTACCACTTGAAACTATTTCATCGCTTCCGATATCTGTTACAGCTAATACATCAGGGATAACATTTAAGCCAACAAAACTTGATTCCACAACTTCGTAATATGTTGCTGGTAAAGCTACACCTACAGATGCCGTTTCATTTGTTAATCTGAGCATTAGATAATTTGCAGCCTGTATTAAAAAAACGTCTTTATTTTCTTCGTCATCAGCTAATTTAGCTAGTAAAATACTTAACCCTGCTATAAGGTTTAACATTATAAAATCTTTACCATTACGTTGCATGTTCATTTTAGCATTAACATCATCTTGAGTAAATTCTGCCCAATAGGTTTTTATATCCTTACCTAAATTCTTTACGTCGTCCTTAGTAAACTGTTCAAAATAACCTTTAACAAATCTCCCTAAAGTTCTGTAAGAGCCTTCTTCAACTTGTCCTGACATTAAAGAAGTATGTTTATTTTTAAATCTCCTTGCTGTGGCTATCGGAATGAAGGATCTGTGAACGGTAAGTAACTGTAAAAATAGGTTACGAGCCGAAATGCTCTTCTCTTCTTCAGGCATTTGACCATCTATATTCTGAACTGCATAACTAATTCTTTGATAGATTGCTTCGTTTTTAAGCTTTAAATACTTTTCTAAGTCTTCTCCAGATCTGTTTAATAAGCCCTCCATTTTAGCTTTGTCATAATTAAACTTTCCATCATCTGTAAGCATAAAATTATACATGGTATTTTGCTCATTTGCATTCCAAGTGTTTTTAAGCTCTAGACTTGATAATGTTGGGTTAGCTTTTTTAAACTCGTTAAAGTTTTGAATACTCCCATTTACAATTCTGTAATCATACATTACGCTTAAAGCTATTCTAGGAATAACTGGAAAGTTACCCATAGAGTGTGTAGCATAAGGTAGTTTTACCATATTTCTCATAACCTTTCCAAAGGATGAGTTTTTCAATCTCTCTGCTTTATTATAAACTAAGAAATTTTCCAATAGTATATTTAACCTTGCTTTTGAATTTATTTCGCCCGTTTCTGCTATAGCTTTTCCTGCTAACTTTCTAAACTCTTTATTAGCCATCTTAGTGGAGGTCATATCTACATGCTCTCCTACTTTATTCTCCAAATAAAACTGACTTTGAGCTGTTATCCAGGATGTTGCTGGAGAAATAACTGCAAAACCTAAGTTTCTAAATCTTACAAATGTTGAAAATATTCTTAAAAGTTTTGAAACATTTATATTGTAATTCTTAAAAAAGTTTATATTGTAATCAATATCTTCCTTAACTCCAAAATAGGCTTCATCCATGTGAGAATTAAACATCTTTAAAGTTGCTGTAGCTGCAGCTTCTTTATTTGAATAAGTATCATTCAAAACAGAACTTTGCAACATTAAAGCTTGTCCTATATGCTCTTTCCTTGCTCTATATAACATACCTTGCTCATGCATCCAACTGTAGCTTGTTAGAAGTTCATCTGATAAGTCATCCTGATTGGCTAAATCTCTAAAGCCGTATTTAGGTATAATTTTCATATCTTGGACCTTAAACTTTTCGCTTCCCTCTATAACTTCACCTGTTGCTATGTCTTCCTCTCTATAACCTACTGAATCTTTTATTCCCTCTCTAATTTTACCAAAAGAAGGTTGTTTTGCAAAGGCTTCCACTTTTCTAAGGCTTGACTTACTCTGTTGAGGTAGCTTAAATAAGTTGTGTTGATTTAAAGTGTCTGTTGCTTGTAAGGACTCTTTATGATAATCTAATAAGGCTTGTCTAGCTTTAAATAGTTTTTCATTTTTTGTTGCGTTTCTATTTTTATCTGGCGCAAAAAGATTTACATACTCTGAACTTTTAAAATCATTTCCCTTAAATTGATACCTTCCTCCTTCATAATTTTTAATGTATTTCTCATTTAAATCTGTTCTTTCCTCTGCTTCAAAGAAACTATAATTTGGAGTTACAGTTAAAGGAGATTCTCCATTTGAAACTTCCTGTAATAGTTGAGAAACTTTTTTAGTCCCTTCTCCTAGTTCTTGAATTAAACTGTCATAACCTACAGGTGAAAATTTAGTGTAGTAGGGTAATAATTTTGTTTGAGAATATTTTACTAAATCTTTATAAACAGCTATTTGTCTTTCCTCTAAATCTTTAGGGTAGTTAGAACTAAAATGTTTTTCAAATTTTTTAGGTATATTCACCAATTGACCTTTAAGTAACATATTTACAAATGTTTTAGCTGAATCTATGTCTGCTTTGCCATTTGAAGTTGTATGTTCTCTAATAAAATCAAGTTCCTGTATACCTCTTATTCCTAAATCTTTTAAAGAATCTCTATAAGCTTGATTAACTGTATTCTCTGTTGTTTCTTCAACTTCTTCCTCGTTTTTTTCTTTCTTAAAAAATGTTGAGGCTTCTTGATATAGCAGTTGTAACTTCTCTGTATACTCTTTTATGTATTCTTTTTCAGATGTTGACATTCTCTCTACGTCTGTCTCTGAAGGTTGGTTTAAAACTCTATTACCTTTAATTATATTATTTCTCTTACTTTGTAACTCTTTAATAGAAAAAATTAATTCTTCTGCTCTTTGCTGATTATCTCCTTCAACATTTGACAGTCTGTCCATTAAGCTTTCTTTACCCCCCAAACTATCCCAAAATTCTCTATTAAACCCTAAATAAGAGTTTAGTTTCAAGTAGTCAAAAGCTCCTTTAAAATCTCCTTGGGCTTCTAATTTTTCTATTTCTTCTATAAACTTAGTTGGAATACCTTGTTTATCTTTTTTATTGTCTTGCAGATCTTTCAAGAAAATTTTATCAAGTTTTGCAAGTTCATAAGCTCTTGAAGCTTCTTCTGAAGTGTCTCCAACTATAACTATTTCTAAATTACCCTCAGAATCTATAACTCCACTAAGACCTCTTTTATAACTACCATCTGTTGTGTAAGGACTTTTTGCAAAGGCTCTTTCTTTAGCTATTTGCTCTAAATTAAATTTTAAATCTTCTGTTAAAACTATAGTTCCACTTTCATCTTTAGCTCTTTGATATATTGAAGCTACATCACTAGATATAGTACTTAACCACTTTCTAGTCTCTAAAGAAATATTTTCTTGTTCGTAAAGAGCTTCTTTTTTAGTATAGTATTCATCTTTAAAAGGTCTCTCTAAATACTGATTAAGTTCGTCTTTAACTTCTTCTCTATATTCTTGAAATTTATCGTTTGGAACATCTGGTAAAACTCCCTCTCTTTTTTTAATTAAATATTCTTTAATATCTAAAGTAGCTTGTCCAGAGAATTGATTGTAAGCTTTAAGTTCTATTTCATTTACCTTATCTTCTACTTTTTGGTGGTCTACTTCATCTATTAAAAAACTACCTCTCCTTAAAGAGTTTACTTCTTTTTGACTAACACCTAAAGATTCTAAGGTTAATAACAAATCTGTTGTTGGATTAGCATGGTATCTGTAAGTCTGTAAAGTTACTTTTTTAATGTTTTCGCCAAAAAGATTTAAGAGAGGGTTTTCAGCATGATTTAAACTTCCAAAATAAGCATGTGCCCAATTAGTGTCTTTCTTTGCTGCTTTAGCTACTTTAAGATAATTAATTTTTGAATCTTCTGACCAGTTGTGTTTTATGGCTAAATCGTCAACTAGATTTTCAAGTACTTGATAATTGTCAATTTTACTAACTTCTCCATATAAATCTTGAATACCTACTATAGCTTGATCTATTTCTGCCTTAATAAGTCTATCATTGTATTTTGAAAGTTCTAGTAAACCTCCTACTTCACTTAGTATAGGTCTCATTTGGTTTAATAATGTCATGTAAACTACATTCTCTTCTGTTGAGAAAGGGTGTTTACTTTTATCATTATTTTTTAAAGCTTTATTTAAATATTTAATTTGGGTTTTTACAGAAGCTGTGATCCCTGCAAAGGATGCTATTTTATTTTGTTCGTCAATATCATCTAAATTTCGTTTTAATCTTAAAACAGCCTCTTTACTTGAAGTAATTCCACTAACCTTTGAAAGTTGGTTTTGAGTTATTTCTAATATCTCTATAGCTTTCTTAGCTACAGCCACTTGTAGTGCCATAGGGTCTTTTGAGCTGTTTGGTACACTGTATAAAGTTAACTTACTAGTTGATAACTGTTCGTTTGATAAATAGTTTTGTAGCTCATCCTGCTGTAATAATTGAACTACTTGGTTATTAAAACTTTGTAGATCTGAAATATATTGAGGTTTAAATAAAGCTTGTACTTTAGTAAAAAAGTTTTGAAAAAGTTTTCTAACTCTCTCAATAAAGTTTTGTTGAGTTTCTGTTTTATTTTCTGTTTGGAAATTACTTTGTATTGCGTTTTTTAATACTTTACCTAAAATTTCTTTTCTTAAAACTTTATCTAACTCTTCTCCACTATAAGTTTTAGAATATATATCTCTATAATTTTCACTTAACTCCGCCCACTCTTCTGTTCTATGTATATTCCTAAGTAAGTTTTCTATTTCTTCTGAATTCCAACCTTCAACTATTAAGTGAGCTGTTTCTTCTGTTAAATCTTCAACCTCTATTTGACCTCCTTGAAAAGCTACTACTCTATTAGCTATATCAACTAAAGCTTGTGCTGTAGGCTCTACTCCGTTTTTAATATTATATTTTGAAATATATTCAGAAATACCCATAGTTTTAACCCCTAATTTATTAAGTAAGGATAATAATTGAACCTTTAGATTGTCTTCATTGGGAAGTTCTACTTCGTCTTGAATAACTTTAGAATCTCCATAAGGTCTATACATAGGATCTGCACTCAACTCTTCTTCAAAAGTTTTGTAATCTTTTGGCAATTCTTTTTGTCCCTCTTCAAGAATTATAAAATTACCATTACTCAACCTCTTAATTTTATTAATTCCAATATAACCATAAGAACTATCTTGAAAAAGTTGAGATTTTATAGCTCTCATAACTTCCGAAGCTCCAGAAACTTGAATTACTTTTTGTCCGTTGTCAAATAAAGTCTCTCCTAAAATTACATCTTCCTTAATCATAGAGTTTAAAAAACCAGAAAGTGATTCAGGATTAGAACCACTGTCTATAGAAAACATTAAATTATCTCCACTATAACCTTGAATATCTCCTGACGAGGTGCTATCTAAAGCGTCTTTAAAATTTTGAAATACTTCTCCATTAACGTTTCTATATTCTATTGGAAGTTGCTCACCTTTAAATTTTTTAGAGAAGCTGTTTTTATAGATATCTACTGCTTGTTCAACGGACAAGTGAGGGTTGGAAACTATAGAATTAAATAATGCAGAAGTTTTACCCTCTGCATCTTTTACCCCTGTTATTTTATTTTGTGCATTATATTCTAGTATACAGCTCATTTATCTTTTATTTTATTAATTTTAATGCTACTTGTAATCCTGCTTCTAAAGCTTCTTCGTAAGTGCTATAATTTATTTTACTATACTTATGATTTTGTAAGTTTTTTTTATTTAAATCTACATTTTTGTAAATCATAAAGTATATTTCAAAAGAAAAAATATCTGTATTAGAAGAATGTAATTTTACATGAATATTCTGAACCTCTCTCAACCATTTTTGAAGTAAAGACTGTGTTGGTGCATTACAATGGATTATATCCCATTTATCATAACTGCGACTAGAAAGTACCCTTGGGGATTGATAGGCAAAAGTACAATCTCCGCCTCTGCCCATTTCAAGAGTATGCTCTAAAGTCTCTACATATTTATTTTTACATTCAATATTAAATCCTTTTTCTTTAGCTACCTTAGCTGTCTCGAAACTTATTAATTGCTCTTCCATATATATTTATTTTTTTACAAATATAGAAAGAAAATTACAAACATTCAAAACTTTCTTCATTTATTTTTTGTTCCTCCGCTTTGGAGTAGTATTTTTCAATTTTTACTGGTGGAACTTCATCTAATCTTTCTGCTCCATAGTTGTCTAAGTTTACACTTAAAACAGGTTGAGATACATTAAAAGTTTTATACTCAGATGTGTTTACAGGAACTTCTTCATAAAAACTATTACCCCCCTTTGTATCTACAAGTTCAAACACTCTGTCTTTAACTCTTATAAAATTATCTATACTGTTGTTTTTTACTATTGTAGTGTCTGTTATAAACTTATATTCTCCCTTTACTTTGTCCAAACTCATTGGGTTGTTAATATAATTTGTTCTATAGAAATCTCTAGTGTAATCGGAACTAGGTTTTTCTAAAGTTTTTAAGTTTGGTATTTGGTCTGTTAATAATGAATAGTTCTCTAAATCTTTAGCTTGCTTAATGTTTTTTTCGGCTAAATAGTCCTTAATTTTCTGAACTGTTATTGCGTCATCATTTACAAGTACTATTCCTCTCTCATTTATTGAAAAGTTACTATAGAACTCTTTATATTTTTCACTGTCTTTTATTTTTTCTTGCAAAAATTCTGAATAGAAGTCAGCTATAAAATCTGTTTTTAAATACTCTTCGTTCCCATCAAAAGCTTCAAAACTGTTAAACTCTTCTTGAAAATCTACGTTCTTTTTAAAAGTCATAGGATGTCCAAAAGCATATTTATTAATAACCATTTGTTGTAAAACAGTATTATCTAAAGATACTGAGGGTACGTCTAATTTTGACACTTCATTCTCTATAAATCTTTTTATGTCGGCAACTATTAATTCTCTATTTTCAATATTTCTTAAAGTTTCAAGATTTAGCTCTCCTGCTTGATTTGCTAAAGGAAATGCCTCTTTAGGTAATATATTTTCATTGTATTGAGAAATAGCATAAAGTTTATTATATAATGTGTCTAAATCTTCTTTTTCAATTTGTTGATATATATTTTCTGATACCTTTAATAATCCAAAATCATTAAAAAGAGTGTACTCTGAAAGTTTAGTTTTTAGAGATATTAAGCTTTTATTTAAATTATTTTCAGAAACTACTTCAACCTTTGTTATAGGAATTACTTCTGTTTCAAATACTATTTGATGTTGCCCTATGAAGTCGTTGAAAGACTGCTCTGAAGGCTCTAAAAGCAATGTGTTTAGACTTTCTAAAAGGTCATATATTTCATCCCTACTTTTTGAAAACACTTTACTTGAAAGCCCTACTATATCAACTCCTTGTTTAGCAGATTTAACCTCTATTTCTTTAATTAATTCTTTTACATCTTCAATATTTTCATAGTATAAATCTTGACCTAATTCATTAAGGTAAATTATGTCAGAAGATATAGAAAGGTTATCACTTAAATTTAAAGTCTGTTCTAGTTGTACTCTTATGTCATTTTGATTAACAGCAGTTAAAGTATCACCTTCTATTTTCATTTGGGACATTCGTTTAAACTCTTGCATTTTTTCAAATAGTGTTTTACTTTCTGAAGAACTATTTAAATTTTCTTGAGGTAATGCATTTACTTTATCATGTATATCTTTTAACTCTCTTCTGCTATATTTTTTAGTGTTTCCTGTATCATATCCCCATTCGTTTATGTCATTACCATCCCACCATAAGTCATTTAATTTTACCTCTTGCTCAATTATTTTGTAAGTTTTCTCTCCAAATCTTGCTTCTCCATGATTTTCAGCGTACCCTTTTGAAAAAGTCACCCAATCATAATCTTTAAGACTATCTAAATCAATGTCTAAAGGGATAGCTCTATATGATGTAATAGTTACATTATCTTTACCTGCTTTTAAAGCTCTTATTACATTGCTTATAGCTGTAAAAGACTGCATACCCTCGTTGTTGTCATAACCATAGTATCTCGCCCCTACTTTAGGCTCAAAATAATCAGAAGGTTGGTTATGGAATCCATTAGCTACTTCCATTAATGAGAAGTCACCTCCTGTTTCTAGCTTTTCTTTTGTTAACCCCTCATCTTTACTTGGTGCTGAATGTCCATCTCTGAAATCAGACATAACTTCTACAAAATTTTCAAAATCAGAATTTTGTTTTGCTTTTTCATAGACTGAATCTAAATCGTTATCAAAAACTTCCTCTACAACAGTTTCTTTTTGTAGTATTTCTGGAATTTCTAAGATTATTTTTTCTAGTAAAGGTAGTTCTAATTCTGCTCTTAACCTATTAACTTTATCAATTATTTTATTTGCTTGTTCTGTTATAACTTCTTTTACAGATTGTGCCTCCTCTATACCTTGAGATACCTTTAATTCAAATTCATCCTGTAAAGATGTTCCTTGAAAACATTTTATTTTTGACATTGTAAAAATATTTTTATCATTGTTAACATTTCATCATCTTCTCGAATTATTTTTTCATATAAGATGTTTTTTTCTATGTTCTGTACAAACTTTTTACTGTGAGTGGTAGAACCTTTTATTACAGTTGGTTTTACAGGAATTCCCTGAGCCATAATAACCATTAAACCTAAAGTAGAATAAGTTAAAGCCTTTTTAACACTCTTACTTATTCTACCTCTTGTGGCTATGGATATGGGACTAATCATTTCTTGTAAATGTTGTTGAAGTTTCTCCGTCTCCTGTAATGTCTATAGTGATACTTCCTACTGAAATTTCATTAGCTGTAGTTGTGGCTGGATTTTCTGAATCAAGTCCTCCTACTTTATGAAGTTCATCTATTTTAGTTGTTTGATCTATGGCGTTTTGATTACTCCAAACATTAATTGGTATAGTTTCTAAAGCTAGTAAATGATTACCTTTTTCAGTCATTGTTCCATTATTATATAAAGTTCCATATCCTTCTAAATAATACTCTCCTCCTGTACAAGTAGTATCAATTTCTACTTCCCCACCTCTTAGATTAAATTCAGCTAGAGATCCTACAATAGCATTTTTTAATTTAAAATATCCTGAATCTACATCTAATGAAACAGTTGATGGTTGACTTAACATATTTATAGTTGTTAAATCTCCTTCAAAAACAATGCCTGTACCACTCATATTTCCTCCAGGTTTTATACTAATATCTCCCTCTAATATACAATTTGTGAGATTAGTATTTGCATAAACTCCTGATTTTAAACTACTGTTAGTTGCTCTTAAATCCACGTCCACAGAATCGTATATCTCACAATCCACAGCTTGTGCTGTAGACCCTTGTTTAAAAACACCAGTTACTGCTAAGTTAGTAGCTTTACAATCTGTTACTAGTACATTATTAAATGTAAGTGTGTATTTTCTATTTCCCGTTTCTCCTATAATATCTAATCCATTAAGTATCCCATCTGGAATTCCAACTAAATTTAGATCACTACGTAAATATATCTTCTTAAATCCCCTAGCAAGTCTTATAGCATAAGAATTTGAAGTTGTTTTACAAGGGTATAAAGGTGTTCCAAATGGATATGTCGAACTATTTGTACCATTTACTGCATCTATAGTAACTCCTCCATTGTAAGAAGCGTACTCTATTTCAGGTAATTGTTGTACAGTACTATCTACTAAATTTGAAACTGAACTTAAAATAGTTACATTAAAAGCTCCTAAAACAGGTGCGTAAGGGCTTGACCCATCTTCCGAATATAGATTACCATTAACTGTTAAAACTTGACTTTCTTCAAAAGGTTTTATTTTCCAACCATTAATCATAAAATAACTAATTCCTAATTCTTTAGCTCCTGGCAGTGGGTCTCCTCCAACGTTCCTCATAGCTAATAAGTATTTAGAATTATCTGAAGTTAATAACCATTCAATATATCTGCTCCACAAATCTCTAACATCAACAGTTATTGTGCTTACATCAAAAGTTATTATTTTAGTTATTCCATTAAAGATATACGCCATTTATTTGGTTTTATTAAAGGGGTGGGCTAACACCCCTTGATTTATTTTAAGCTAAAAATGCACGATCATTTTCTGCAACTAAAGAGATACCTTGACCTGTTGCTCTAGTTATAGTATAATTTGTTACAACTGGTTTTGCACTTCCTGCATTACCTGCAACTACTGTTACTTGTGCATCTGTTGCTGCTGTACGACCTCCTTGTATATTTGAATCATAAGCAAAACTAAAAGGTATTGAAGAGCTTGAAATAGTTCCAAATATACCTGCTCCTAAAGCGTTATTAACTGTAATTGCTCCAGACAACCCGTAATCTGCGACACCTGCTAAATCTGTAAAATACATTCTGTAATATCCTGTACCACCTAATGTAAGAAAAGAATTAAAGTTTAACGTTCCTGTTGCTGTAAAAGGCTCAGTTCTTTCTATTCCATTTTTATCTTTAAATACAAGTCTGTTTACATCGTTAGTGTTGTAGTTATCAATATAAACACCTGTTGTAGTTATTAAAGTATCTCCGACAAAGTTTAACAGCAAACTTGCTGTTTTACCTGTAACTGATCCAACTCCATTATCTATATCCCCTGATTGTCTTAGTAGATACTGTATTTTAGTATATATTTGTTCTGCTGTTGCATTTGCACCATTAATAATAGTTCTAAAAGGGTAAGATACTCCTCCAATTGTTCTATTTTGGTCTGTTGCAAAATATTCAACATTAATCGTGGTGTAAGGTGTGTTAGCAATTACTGTCGCATCCGAAGCTTGTATTTTTAAATCATCTTCATTAGATAGAAGTAAATTTACAATATTAGCTCCTGTACTTGTTTTACCCGTGTCTGCAAGAACAGAGTCTTTATACTTTTTACCTTGTTCTCTTACATACCCCTTAAAAAAAGTACGATTATCAAAATTACCATTAGTAATATCTCCAAAAACTTGAATACCTTCATTTACTTCATCTACAAAAGTAAAATTAGAAGATGTTCCATTTAAAATTTTTTGATAGTATAGTTGAGCTCCTGTACTTACTTCTCCCAAAGATACAATACCTACATATTGTCTAAGTAAAGAACCTGAAGCTGAAAATTCAGACCAACCACCATCTCTAATCATTTGTCTAGTTGCATCATTAGATGGTTTCCATCCGTTAAATGTTTGACCATTTGTACCTATTTGGAATTGTCCTGATAATGCATCAATGGCGTAAAATCCAAATTCAAATTTATTATAGGCTGTTGTTTCCCAAAGTTGTATAAATTTTGAGTAAAGTGCTTGAAAAGATACACCATCTTTTGCTACAAGATTTCCAGCTACATTTAAAGTAAATGTTTTTGCTGTTGTGTCAATTGTTAATTCTGTTCCAACATTTAGTTGCGAAGGGCTAATTATTTTAGGCATTTTTATTTATTTTTGTTTTATAATATTCAATTGTCTCTTTTTCAAATTCTACTCTGCATTCTCCTGCTAATTTTTCAGCCATACCTCCTAAAATACTTATTGTAAAGGTTTTAGTTTTTATCTTACCATCAACATATATAAAAGCTTGAAAAGCATTGTCTTTTTTATTAAAACGAACGCCTTTTTTAGTGTTTACATATAAGTTATGTAACAATTTTCCTAATTTTTGCTTATAAATCGAACTTTGAGAGAGTTTTAAATTTTTTTTGGATGCTATTATTGCATTAATAGTCTCCACAGAACGTTTTTGAACTAAATTAGCAAGACGCATTTTTTGTTTTGTAGTATCAGATACAATATAGTTTAAACCTCCACATGTTAAATTATAACCATTAGGGCTCATCGTGTTTAATAACTCTATGTAATATTTTTCAAGCCTGTTTAAATCTTCAATATCTATAATATTTTCATCAATTATCTCAAAAGTAAAGTTTTCTTTTTTATATTTTTGAATTGCAAAAGATATTGCTGATACGTTTTTCTTTGATTTCTTACAATGCTCTCTCCATCTTTGCTCGACTTTTTGTATGGTTTGCCCAATATAAGATTTATTGTTTGTTTTATTTGTAATTTTATATATTACCATTATTAAGTTATATAATTTCTATCTATTATTTGTGCTATTGGTAAAGTTGCGTTTGAAGATTGTAGTGTAAAATTTCTAATGTAAAATGGAACAAATCCTGCTTTTGATACAAAAATATCTACGTTGGTTGGCGTTTCATAAATGTAATCCCAAGTACTTACGCTATTTTGGTCGACTTGTCCTAAAACCGTATCCGTACCTGCTTGCAGTATAACCACGTCTGAACCGTTAACTATTCCACTAAACGTTAGCTTAAATGTATCTAAAGGGTATTGAAAATCTTGAGAAGTTGTTGAACTTACTGTTGTTAAAAACACACTTGTTATTGCGGTTGCATTGGTAACAGAAGTGGTAATTTCTAACCTTAATTTAATTCCTACACTAGGGTTTATTGCTGTTTCTCCGCTTAACGCCGTAGCTAACGTTGTCGCTGTTAAAACTGCACTGAACGCTCCAAAACCTGCTCCTTTATCTATTTGATACCTATATGTATAGTTTGTTGCTGTTCCTCCTGCCATTATTAAAGCAGTATTCGTAAAGGAGTTGTGACCAATTATGTAACTAGGAGTTTCAAATAACACTTTATGTCCAATAATAGGCATGTACAAACTTCCCCCAGAAGTGAACGCTGCTCCATTTGTTAGTGTAACTTGTGTAGCTGTTTCTGCCGTAGGTTCGTTCATAAGAACCGCTATTCTACCTGCTGTTGCTGAAGTAAAACAATTTAACCAATGTGTTCCATAAACAGATACTTGTCCACTTAATGCACCCGTACCTCCCATTCCTTTACGCTCCATGTTCAGAACCGCCATAACGTCGACGGCATCTGCGTAATCTCCAAATACATTTTCTTCTACAAGACCTTTTGAAGAGTTATCCCCTGTCATAATACCTGTTCTTGTGTTACTTACGTAAACTCGTTGAATTTTAGTGTCAAAACAAGCTGAAACTATTGTGTAAATTAAACCACAGTTATTTACTGTTCCCATACTTATTGGCACAGCTCTTGTACCGATACTTCTAAGCTTGTTATTTGAACAACCTGTTGTCAATTGCAAAAGTCCCGTAAAAGGTTGCGTGTTCAAAACAGGCATTGTTAATCCAGATATTTTACAGTTTATTGTATTCGTACTTAAACTCCATACGTAACCTGCTTGAGTTGCCAATGTGGTTCCCGAAATCGCTTCACAGTATATTGTGTTTGTTATTTGTATATTGTCACAAGTAGTAAATGTCATAGCTCCTTGTATAATCGTAGGAGTCGTCCAAGTACAATTTTTAATACGTGTGGCATTTACAGAAAACGTTGTTGCATTTGCTCTAATAACTCCCGCAACTATTTTATCTCTTACAAAATCAAATCCTGAGCAATCTGATAAAGTGTTTGTGTGCGCACCTGAAGCAGCCATAGAAACTCTTTGCCAAACACAGTCTGTAAATGTTCCTCCTGCAAAGCAAAAAGTCATTGTTAGTGGTGATGTAAGTAATGGAGTCGTTGGTTTGTTCCCAACTCCAACTTTGCTAAAAGTCATAGCGGTTGCTATTTCTGATAGAAATATTGAGTCTATAAATGAAGAGTCTGAAATATTTACGGCATAAGCTTGAGCGCATGATAAATACCAAGCGTAGGTTGATTTTGTAATATTCACAACTCCTCCACCTGTAGTAGTAAAATCATATCTTGTAGCTAATGTAGCACTAGGTATTACGTTCGCTGTTCTTGCGGCAACGGTGCAATTCTCAAAAAATATATTCCCAACAACTACTTTTAACCCTGCTATTGGAGTAAAGCCGTTTGTAGCAGCACCAGAGTTTCCTATTCTCACAAGTCCCGTGGCGTCAATCCAAACTAGCTTTCCTCTAGTAGCTTCTGTACCTGTTGTTGTGTTTGTCCCGTTATTCGGATAGAATTCAAAATCATTACTACCTACAGTTTTTTCTATGTAAACTCCACCACAATATCTTTGCAAACCGTTGTTAGGAATTTGCATAGTTTGGTTAGAAACTCCCGAAGTCGTACCTACTTCATACCAAGCACCATTAGAATTATAAACTCCTAAACGGTTAGCGTTTATAGTACTTGCTTCGTCACCAACGATTTCTATCCATCCAATACGCCCTGCATCACCTGCAGTAGCTCCTATACCTGTTAAAGCTCCTGCTATGTACGTTCCTGTTTTTTGCTTAACTCTTAAAAAGCCTGTTGCGGGCATTACAGCACCCGAAGCCGTAGAAGCCGAAGCAAGTGTAGCATGAACTCCAATTAATTTACCACTTCCAGAACCATTACTAATAACTGTATTAAATGCGGGTACGTTTCCTGTTCCTGCTGTAAACGGAATCATCCATATAGCAGTACCGTCAATATTTACCACTCCACCCAAAGAAGCAGATAGAGTTATACTCCCTAAACTTGTAGAAGTCGTTTGGTTTAAACCTGTTCTACTGTCATTATCTATAGTTAATGTACCTCCATTTATTGCATAGGTATCACCACCAGTTTTTCCTGTAATTTGATCTATGTTTTGTGCCGTAGTTACTGTAAATGCTGCGATAAGGTTATTGGTTTTAGATTATTTTATCTTGCTGTGACTGTTTCTATAAATCCTTGAGTGTCTCTTTTTATGTCAAAAACCCAATTCTTTTTTTGCTCTTCTTTTTTTAAGAGAGGTTTTAATTCTTCTACGTCTAAAGTTACAGGACTATTTAAATTATTTTTTAATTCTGTAAGGTTTGTTTTAAACTCTTGAGTTAATTTTGCTAGTTCTCTAATAACTAAATCTTGATTGACTTCTACTATTATATCTGCAGGAACTTCTTTATTTATCTCTTGAAGTTTTTCTATAAACTTTTCAAGTGTTTTTGTGTTAGCATCAACTATTTCAACTATACCTTTATTTACTGTATTTGTATTTGAAAGTAATGTCAGTATCTCTTGATGTCTTTTATCGTCAAGTGCTTGTTTAAAATCATCTAACTCCATGCGCAATTATTTAATTCTTCTAAATCTTGCCACTCTTTTTTTAACTTTTCTTGAGCTAATTTTATTCTTGTCATATCTTTAGAAGTTTTTGCGTTTGTTATTTCAGATACAGATATTAAAGGTAACTTAATAAGTTCTAATTTACTTACTTCTGGCAAAGGTAATACTTCTTCTTCAATTATCCTAATTTCTTTTACAATTTTTTTAGGTAATTCTTTTTTTGGAGCTTCTACTTCTTTAGATTCAACTGTAGCTTGTTTTAAAACTTGTGGTAATTCTAAAGATTCTGCTTTACTTATGAACTCTTCTCTATCTTTAACCCCTCCTAATTCTTGTATTACGTTTTTTTCTGTTGCTAAAGGATTATTATTTACAAGCTTTCCTAAACTATTAATTGTTGATCGTTTTACTAGAAAGTCATTTGAAAAATAAGTTTCTTTTGTAAATACTTCATCTATGTTTCTTAGAGATTCAATTATATTTTTTATGCTTTTTTGTAATTCTCTATCTGTTTTTATGTTTAAGATTTCATAACTTGTGTAAAAATCTTTTAACTTTTTTTCTTCGACTTTAAACTCTCCATTTTCATCATAGAAAGATTTTTCCAAAGCGTCTGCCATTTCTTGAGAGTCTTCAAAAGGTAAAGATAATAGTGAGTTTTTTATATCTTGTTTTTGCTCAAAACTTAGTTTTTTACCTTTAGCTTGCTCCCCTCTTAAATAATTAAATAATACTTGAGGTAAAACTTCCCCATTGCTATCGAAGTGACTGCTTGGAGTACTTTCTATTTTATTCCTACCATCTTCTCTTTTTACAATTTTAGTAGACTTTAACTTATCCCACACTCCGTTTGCGGCAGGTGTTTGGTTTGCATCTGAATAGAAAGGTTTGTTTTGACTAATAACTTTTAATATTGCGTATTTATACATTTCTGTACCAATACCTTTACCTTGTAAACCTTCTATATTTCCCTGATTATAAACTTGAGCTGTACTTAAATTAGTGCTCTCTATAGCTAAACCATTTTTGTAAGGTTTCATTCTTACTTTACCTAACATTACATTTTCTTCTCCTGCTTTAACAAAAGCTTGTATAGTAGTAAATCCATTGACTTCTACTGTTTTGTAAAGTAGGTTTTTAATGTCTGCAGAATACTCTTTACCCTTATGTAAAAGGTTTATAATACTGTTACTTGGTTGTAAAGTATCTAAATTTCTTTTTATAGCTGTTTTGTATTTACTTTTTAGAGGTGATATAACTTGTTCTACAAATTTTTCTGTATAAGTAAGAGCTACTAAATCAGCAGCTCTTTTCTCATTTCTTACTTTATTTAGAACTTCTGGAAATAATTTAGACGTTTCTTCTTTCGGAGTTTGCGTCCCAACTATACTTCCATTATCTCCATATATTACTATACAACTCATCTACTGCTATTTTTTACAAATATATAATTAATTTTTAACTGTTGCAAATTAATTAATCACAATCTGTTATATTTTCTACTTCTTCCAAATCTTCTGCGGGGATATTGTAATTTTCATCTCCCTCTATCAAATCGTCTATTTTATTTTGTAATTCAACTATTTCATCGTCAAGAATTTCAGTTTCTGCGTCTAATTTAGCTAAAGCTAAGTCTCTAGACTTCTCTATTCTATAATACTCAGAAGCCTTTGCTCTTTTGTTTTGCAACACCTTTACTTGACTTTGATATATCTTTTCTATTTTATCAATTTTTTTGTCAATGGTCTCCTGTTTTTTTAAGATTTTAGCTATTTCCTTATTGTATTTTTCAACTTCTTGATTTACACTTTCATCCACAACTTCTACTTCTGGAGCTATAAACCCTTCACCTGAATAGTTTGAAAAGTCTAAAACTAATTTAGGTGCAGTTATAGGTCTATATATTAAATTTATAGCTATTTGTGCTTGAGATATTAGTGAATTTTTATCATAATCTTTATCAGCCAAAGTTTCAACATTTATAAAGTCTTGAATACTATTCATAGCTTCTGCAATACTTCTTAGTTTTACAGGGTCTAAGCTTGTTAATTGAAATAGTTTAGGTTCTATGTTATTCTCTACAAGTTTTGCGTTAATTTTTTTTATTTTTTCCGCTTCAGACAACTGCTGATTATTAAATATATCCTCTACCTCACTACTTTTTTCTAATGTAGTTGTTACTAAACTTATAGGATATGCTACTTTAACACCTTTGTACTCAAATACAATTACAGGTATTTTAGTAGTTTTATTCTTTTTAGACAATTTTGTAGTAAAATCAAATCTTACCCCTTTTTCATCTTTTGAAAGAAAGCTTTTACCATTTAAAACATAACCTGTATTTACCACCACTCCTAGACTTTCTTCTGTAAAGCCTACATTTAGAGGTTCATAACCCTGATCTGTTTGTTGAGTATTCATATTTGGAAACCCTAAAACTATATTTTTAACTTGTACTTTTGAATTTAACTTAAATCCTATAGAACCATTATTAAGATTTTCTAGAACTGCTAAATATGCATTCTTTCTAACTTCTAAGAATTTGTTATCTGTTACTCCCTCTCCTATAGTGCTATGAGTTGCTTTCAAAGATCCTGAAATTTGATCTCCTTTTAAAGTTGTAAAGATAACTAAAGATTTTTCTACTTTTTCAGCTAACTCTTTACTTATTTTTTTACCTGATTTTCTAAGCTCTTCTATTAATGATGCATTATATGGGTCGTCAAATCTAACTTCTAACTCTACATTTTCGCCTTCTGAAACTTCATAATTTGCTTCTTGATTGTAAGATATTGGAGATGATGGGGTAAAATCGGAAGGTACTTGAACTACTTCTTCTCCTGCTTTTTGATATACAGGTGAGTAAGTGCTATAAGTTAAATTTGAAGACAATGGTATTAAATTTAAAGTTTCTTTTACAATGTTGTAATCAGTTTCTTTTATAGATATTCTACCTCTATCTTCTATAGTAAATGTTGCTTCTCCAAAATTAAATTGTGTTCCTTTAACTTTTCCAAACTCTTGTACTAAGGCTTCTGTAGCTTGTCTACTTTGTCCATCTACTGTTATTATAATAGGTAGTACTTGTAATCTGTCTATAACTGTTCCTATGTTTAAATCACTAAATCTTACAGCATTTTCTTTATTTATAGTTACTATTTTAGCAGTAACATTATCATGAACTTGAGTGAAACTATTTTGAGTTACATCGTTAGAAGCTTGTACTTCATCTGTCTCATTTATAGTTACAAATTCTTGACTAGTAATATTATTTTTAGTGTCTTCTTGTTCAATTGAAATTTTCATTTGATTTAATATTTCAATTAAATCCGCTATACTTTCACTTTCTCCACTTACTGCTCCGTCAAGCATTCTCCATTGAGAAAGTTTTAGATTTAAGTTTTGAAATTTTACAAGTTCTTCTTTTGTTAAACCTATTTCAACTTTAGTATTTGAAGAAAAATTAGGGTTTACTCTTGTAGCAAAATCTTTATCTTTTCTTTTGCTATTATTAATTTTTTCTAAATATTCTTCATACTCTTCTAATTCTTCTTGATTGGGTTGAGCATTAACAATGTCGTCATAACTTTCTCCTACATAAGTCATAGAGATACTGTTAGCTTCTATAGCATCTTCTATTCTTTTTACAAGCTGTTCTGTAGAAGATAATATAGGTTCTTCAGATTTTGGAGGTGTAACTTCTATAGTATCCTTTATTGCGTCAATCTCCTCTTTATTACTGTCATAGACTTCTTTTTCTCTAGGTAATAAAGTTTCATTACTTTTAACTTTTTGCGAAATTTTAGTTAAAAGTTCCTCTGATACTTCTTTATTATCTTTAAAACTCTGATATTCTTCATTAGAAATGTCAGCATTTATTTCGTCTGCTTGCTCTTTTAAGTATGCATTTTTTACGTCATTATAATTTTTAATAGTGTCTATAAAAAACTCTTTAGTAAATTCGTCCATAGACTTTTTACCATTAATAATTTTTGAAAGAAAACTACTTTGATCTTTAGGTTTGTACTTAGGGTCAGAAAGTTTTTTAGCTGTATTGTCAAACTCTTTAAACTGCTCTACTGAACGGTTGTACTCCGAGATTAACTTGCTAATTTTTAAGTGTGCTGGTAAATTAGTTTCTTTTAAGTTTTCTACTAAATCATTTAAATCAGATAATCTTTTCTCTGTACTATCTAAATCTATAGAAGATACAGATGTATCATCTTTTATAAAAGGATTTTCTACTTTAGCTGCTTTGAATAAAACATCTCTTTCTTGCTTAAGCTGAGCATACTCTTCTTCTAATTCTAATAATCTACTTGATACTTTAGTATATCTTTGATTATATGTTGTATTATCCTCTTTACTATTTTTATTTCTTTCTAAGCTTAAAAGTTCTTTATTTAAAGCTTCCCTTTTAGTATTTGAAGTTTTTATTCTTCTACTTACATTTTGATAAGTTTTCTTTGTTTTCTCACTTGAATTTAAGAGCACTCTATCTATATCTAAAGCATCTACCAGTTCATTACTTTGAGTAAAGTTTCCAAGTATTTCTTTTTTAATACTTGTCAATAAATCAGTTTGTAATCCGCCTGTAACTTCTCCCATTGTGAGGTTATAAGTTAAAGCTTCAATAAGTACTGATTTATTTGTTAACCCTGCTTCGTTAGCTCCTACAAAAGTTCCTTTACCTATAATAGCTTCGGCAAACTGCCTGTTTTTTTCAAAGGATTCAGATAGTGTTTTATATTCTTCAACAGTATTTGTTTTGAACTGTTCTATGTTTTCCTCTTCTATTCCTGCCTCTTTAAACTGCTCTACAGACATTAAATTGATAGAGTCTTGCAAGTCTGAAATATCATCTTTAGAGTCTCTCTTAATGTTATAGTTGAAGTTGAGTCGGGAAAACATACTATCATTTCTAGCTATTTCTCCGCCTACTATATCTCCTTTAGCGTCTGCCTCTGCTTTACGTTCATTAGCTCCCTGTATTTGATTAGTCATAGCTAATCTCTTAACAAATATATCTCCTGCAAATGTGTTTAATCCACTTGCATTGTATTCCATATCTTTTCTTTTGTTGTCAATATCTTTAGCTCCCCCGAATAAGTTTCCTGTTGCTGCTCCACCTATAAGTGTTGTTAAAGCTGCAGTTCCTAACTCTTTCCACCCTTCTTTAGTGCCATAAGTTTCTCCCATAGACTCATACACCATACCCATCATGTCTAGATTTTCTGCTGTCTTTTTTGGATCGTAAGTACTATCTAACCATTTGTTAGCTGTTTTTGTAGTTACTCCTTGTAGTCCTTCTTCAAGTATAACTTCATTAAATAAATTGCTACTTACTCCATAAGCTTTCCCCGCAAAATTTTGAAATTTGGTAGCTTTTAAGGCTTGTACAACTTTCTTACCACCTATTTCAACTGTTTGTGTACCTATTCCAAACAACCCTTTATTTACATCTTTAGATAGTGATTTTAAAGGATTTTTTATTCCAAATTGTCCTCCAAAAAATGCTAAGTTAGCTCCACCTACCAACAAATAGTTTGTAGCAAAAACTGCATTAGCAGAATTAGCTAAATCCTCTTCAAACTTACTAATTTCATCATCTGTAGGCTTTCTACCATTTAATGTTTCAAAGTTATTGTAGAAATTTTCTTTTGCTTCTTTTTTATAGTGCCAAGCTTCTATAGAGGCTTCTCCAGAAGCAGATGTTAATCCAAATCTTACAGTGTTTAATATTTCTCCTGCCTTGCTTCCTAATATAGCTCCTTCTCTGTTTATTACTCCCTTACTAGCTGTTGATTTTAAAGGTTGTTTTATAAACTGCTTCATTTTTTCTATTCCCGAAAGAGTCCTTTCTGCAACTATAGCCTCTTCTCCTACTCTAGCAGCTGTACCTAACTTAGATCCTATTCTAGCTCCTTTTAGAGCCAAACTTGCTCCACCTGTAGCATAAGCCCATATTGCTTCAGAAGCTACCGTACCTAAAGTAAATGCTGTTCCTGCTAATACATCATTAGCCCAGAAGTTAGCACTACCTAAACTATTTACAAACCCTGCATCTTTTTCTTGTTGAGTATAGTAATTTGGTAGTTTATAGTCTAATTTAGTGTTCCAATCATCAAGAGTTTTAGTAAAATCATTATCATAAACTGCTGAAATACTTCCTTGTTTAGCTGCTTCTATAAAACCATTAACAAAGCCCACTGTATTTCCTAATACAACATTACCTGTTTTTAAAACTAATTTTTCAAGTCCATTTATCCATTTATCAGAAGTGGATTGCCCTTGTGCTAGACGCTCTTCATTATTAGTTCCTTCTATATAATTTTCAAATTTAGATTGATAAGTATTATCATTTAATCTAATATATGTGTCTTCTATATTTACAGAGAACTCTTTTAATTTTAACCTATTATCTTTAAATGCATCTAAACTGTTAGGTTGATTTTCTTGTTGAAAGGAAGTTAAAAAGTCTGAATACCTAGGGCTACTTTTTAATCTTATATCCTCCGCAATTTGCTGAGTAGGTATGGGTTGAGCATTAGTATCGCTAGTTAAAAAGTTAGTTTGTCTTGGATTTGAGAGTCCTGAAAGGGGGTTTGTATTATCTAGCATTTACTGTAAATTTTTAACTAGTTTAGTATAATAAGGAGAGTTTTCTCCTGTAGATTGTTTACTCTTAGCTTGTGCTTGAAATATGTCTTTAACCATGTCTGCGTAGTAAACTTGAGGAGCGTTATCAATAACTGTTTTATAATTATCTACATCAGCTACGTTATTAACAATTTTTTTATAAATTGTTTCATTATTATCGTTTTTCATAGTGAGTGTTAAATAGTAAGAGTTATCTACATCTTGAGTAACTTCTCCATTAATTGTAAAATCATTTGAATTATCTATAGCTCTATTTAAAACTTTGAATTCTTCACTGTCTTTTCCAAAAGTGCTTACTACTCCTTGACCTAAAAAAGCTTTTGTATCTACATTTGTTAAATAAGGTACAAATTGAGGTTGATTTTTTAATAGTACTTTAGCGTTCCATCTTAAATTTTCTTCTCTAGTTTCTTCAGTAAAAAACTTAACTTTTTCTGATATTAAATCCTCTTTTTTAACTCTATCTATTGTGTAGTGAGCTTGATTTGCATCGAAGTTAAGCTTTTTTGCTAAATCTGGCATATTTGCATTAAAAGTTTCAATATCTAAAGTTGAAGATGCTGAAACTATTGTTCCCTCTTTACTTTTAGAGTACTGAGAAATTATTACATTCTTACCTGTTGAATCTAATTTTATATTCATAGGATTGGCTTCGTTAAAAGCTCCTTGAGGATTAGTTACAAACTCGCTAGCAGATAAAGATTTTAATCTTTGGTAATTTACTTTATCAGTTGGTACTACTCCCACAGATTGATTTTGAGGTAATTTTCCAAATAATTTACCTATTGAACTTTTATAAGTTTCTGAGTTTTTATAATCACTTCCTTTTATAAATTTTGATATTGTATTATCATCTCCACTTAAAGAATTATCAGACCAACTGACAGTATCATATACTTTATTATCTCTTGCTTTTATTAAATATTGCCCTGTTTTTGTATTTGGATTTATTTTACTAGATGTTGTAGTTGTTCCTGGAGCTCCTATTACAGATCCAGCCCCTGTAGATGCAGTAGTGTAAGTTGTAACAACATCATCTGGATTTTCATTAAACATTCTAGCTAACTTAGATACACTGTCTTTTTTTAAATTGTTTGAAAGAGCATCATCTGCATAATAAGATTGTTGAAGTGCCTTTAATACGCTTGCTGTTTTTGCTTGGGTAATGTCTCCAATTTTATTGCCTTGTCTATCCATTAAGCCGTTATTGATTAAAACATCTCTAACACTAAATGCACCCTCTTTTCCACTCTTTCCTACCCATAACATTTTTGTATTAGGATTGTTAAAAAATGCAGAGAATGTTTCTTGATTGTTTAAAGTTTTATTTACATGCTCTACAGTTCCTTTTTTAATAGCTTCTGCTCTTCCTATTAAGTAAGTGTCTCTTTTTCCTGAAATTTCTTTTATATCAGCCCTGTAGTTCTTATTATCTAGTATTGCAATATTACTATTTGTTGATACTTTCGATAACACTGCATTTTGAAAAGCTTCTTCTTCACTTTTTCCTGCTTTTATATTTTTTTGATATTCTGCTATAACTACTTTAGCTTCTGGGTTACCTTGTCCTGCTAAATCTTCTATTTTTGATTTATATGGCGTAGTTACAGCTTTTAAGTTTTCGCTTAAAGTACTTATTGTTTTATCTATCTCTAACTCTTGGTCAATATTTTCTTCTCCTACAGTGGGGACTTTACCTGATATAAACTCTCCTGCTCCTGATATAAGTCCTTTATCTTTGTTTTTTGTATATTCAAACTTTTCAAGTTCTAACTCTTGAGATGCTTCTGCTCTCATATCAGCCCTTTTCTTCCAGAATATATCGTCCGCTTTATACTCAGTACTTTGAGTATACAGAGGGGCAAACTTAGCTACAGACTTATCTAAAAAATTTTCTTGCTCTAAGTATGTTGCTGCAGACACTTTATTTGACATAAGTACATCTTTATTTTTTTTAAAGCTAGATACTTGGGCACTTAAATCATCTTTTTCTTTATTTTTCTTTTCTTTTTGAGATTCTGTTAACCCTCCCTTTTTAAGATCTGCTTCAATTTCGAGGATACTTTGAGAGTTTGACTCTATTCTTGAATCCATTAATGACCCTACTTCTCTACTTATTTTTTCTCCGTCTTGGTATCCTCCTGTATTTGAATAGCCATTTATTTCAATCTGTTTTAAATCATTAACGTCAAGCATTCCGTAGGCTACTTGTCTAAGTTGATTTGGAGAGAGTCCACTTATTGTTACTTCTTGAATACCTCCCTGATTATCTCTATACTGAACTTTCTCATCTTTCTTTTTAGCCTCTAAATCTAATACAAAATCACTGACTTTTTTATCAATATCTTTATATGGAGTATAACTTAAATTTCCCATAGTATCTGTTTTACCTTCTATCCAATCTTGATAGCCAGCTTTATACATACCATAGTTATAATTTATGTCAGAATATAATCCTTTTTCTTTCTCTTTTATAGCACTAACTTCAGAGTTATATTTTGAAACTTTACTACTTTGAGATACTGCATTTATAACTGTTGAATCTAAAGCTGATTTTATTTGACTTTGAATGTTTCTAGTTACCCCTGATTTAGATAAATCTAATTTACCGCTGTTATTAACTACATCTAATAAACTCTTAACATTGTTAGCTAAATACTCTCTATCTTTGTCCCTTAAAAGCATTCCATCAATACGTCCTAGTTCTCCTAGAGCAGAGTCAATTGCAGCAACTCCTTGGTCAAATTTTCCTTGTTTTGCCGAAAGTACTGTATTGACCAAATTAATGTTAACAGGGTCGATTATTTTATTATATTGTTGCTTTTCTGATAGAAAGTTTGCCATTTCTTTGAGTTATTTAAATGCAAAAATACCACATTTCTGTGGTATATAAAAATTGCTTAAATTGAGAGATTATATTTTACCTCCAAATCTTTTTTTAGTTGTTTTCTTCTTTGTATTTGTTAGAGGAATACCATTTGGTGCATAGTTAAATTTTGGCGCTCCTTGTGTTTGTTCTACACTACTTCCATTATAACCGTAGTTTTCATACATTTGATTTAACAAGTTTGTATTATTTACTGCATTATAATTTGCCAAATCAATCGCCTGCAATTGGTTATAGTAGCCTCTTCTATCTGCATCAGTTGTTGCTTTAGCTCTCATAATTTTATTCTCATAACTTTGTAAGTCTACTCCTCTTGCATTCTCTTCTTGAGCTTGAGTTTGAGCGTTAAATTGTTGAGCTTGATTGTCCGCTACTAAATTTGTTCTATTTACGTCAGAATATACTTTTGCTAAGTTCTCTTGAGTTATAGCTGATAAATTAGCTAAAGCTCCTGCTCTTTGAGATTCAGGTAATTGATTTATTTGCTCCATAGCTTGAGCCTCTTGTCCTTTAATTGCTCCTAATTGTTGTTCTGGAGAAAATTGCATAGGGTCTACTCTATCATACCTTCTAGTGATTTTTAAAGCTCCTTCTAAGCTATCAGGCATCATAGGCGATTGGTTTGGAAGCGTCATAAGATTTAAACTCTTTCTTGTATCTTCTTGCTGATCTTTAATTTTACCTACTTCTGTATTTTCTGTTGTTGGTGACTTTTCAGGTTCTTTATAAAAGTTTGGTAATTGTGGAGCAGATATTTGTTGAATATTTGCACCTACTGCTTTTAAATCTGTTGGTAACACTGGGAATCTATAAGCTCCTAAATTATCATTAAATTGCTCTAACCAAAATCCTTGAGGTGTTGTTCCTGTCTCTACTAAAGCTGTTTTTAATTTATCTGTTTCTTCTTGTGAGTATTCTGAATCTTTTTTATTTAATGGTATGTTTAAAGACTTAAATAAATCGGGTCTAGACTGTTTTAACATAGTTACCCCTTTTGCTGTCATTCTTGCACTTTTAGCGTAAGCTTCTGTCTCTTCAGGTTTGTTGCTCCTCATATAAGCTTGCAACTCTCCCCAAGATTTATCTATATTTGATTCTTTACCTGTAAGATTACCTTCATATCCCGAAAATCTGGCTTGTTGTAGAAATCCTAAATATCTTTGTTTCTTATCTTCATTTGTCCAATTTTCTCCATAAGGTTTTGATGTTCCTCCTATCTGGAATTGTTCTTGTGAACTTTCTTCCGCAGGTTTTGAAGCCTCTTGTCTTTGAAACACATCATCCATTAGGGCTTTTCTAGCTTCTAATAATGGTGATTTTTCTTGTTCTAATTCAGATAATTTTTCTGAGAGAAACATTTTATTAAGATTATTTGTAGATTCAGATATACTACTTCCTTGAACAGATTCCTCTGATTTTTTCAATTGCTCTATAACTTTTTCTTGCTCGTCAACAATTTTTTGTAAACCTGATTTTTTTGTAAATCTATCTAGTACTTTTGCATAAGTGTCAGTAGCTTTTACTTCTAAGTCAAAATTTTCTTTATAGTGTTTTGCATTTACTCCGCCTAGTTTTAAGTGGTCAGATACTATGCGTGTTCCTCCTTCTAAATTTACTTTTGTGCCATTTTTCTCATGAGTTTCCCCTAGTGCACGTGTAATTTCACCATCAGGTGATTGTAAGTATTCATCTTTTTCAACTTCGGCGTTTATAGTAGGGTCATTCTCATCTAAGGGGGTTGTGTATTCCCCCGTAAGCTTTTTTGCGAATTCGCCTCCCTTCTGAAACTGCTGTTCCTGTTGAGGTTGTTGTAAAGATTGAGCCATTTGTTGAATAGCTTGTTGCTGTTCTTCTGGAGACATTTGTTGTAATTGTTCCATTATAGCTTGAGGGTCTTGTTGAGCCATTTGAGCATACATTTGAATTATTTGCATAACTTGGTCTTGAACTGCTTGTCCTCCTTCTTGAAATTCTGCTACTCTAGTATCTCTATTCTGAAATTTATTATATTCAGGGGTCATCTTGTAATTCTCCCATTGCTTATAAGGAACTGTTGTGTAATCTCTACCTTCTATAGCTTCTTGTTTACCTACGTACCATTCTGGCTTTTGATTTCTCCAGACTTTTCTATCTGTAAACTGTCCGTCTGAAGTAATGTCCAACACGTTTGTGTTTTGTATTTTTGGTTGAGAATTAACTGTTTGTGTTGGTGGTGTAAGTTCTGTTGAAAAATAAGCTTTGGCAAACTCCTCATCAAATTGTAAGCCTAATCCTTGTAAGTTCTTATTAACTTGTTTTACATCATTATTGTTAAGATCTATATTACCTGTCTTGTTATAATTGTACCCTCCCTTTTGCATAAAGTCAATCATTCCTCCGTCTTCTAGGGACATTGTTCTTGGAGTCATTGATTTGTTTACTTTATCATTATATTCATTCATAATATATTTTTCTCTATTTCCTGCAGCATATGCTCCCACTCCTGTTCTAGCTATTCCTAAAGCTCCAGAAGCAATACCTAGAATACCTTGAGCTGTATTTCCTTTACCTAATTGATTAGCTCCATAAGCAAGTCTTGATTCTATATCAACCCCACCATAATTGTTCATAAATTGTTGTGGTTGCGTTGTATCTTCACTAATTGTATTGTTTGAAGAGGACTGCTCTTGGTTTTGTTTTAGTATGTCTGATGGAACTTCGTTCAAGTTGCCTACAGCGTTTGGACTATAGCTAAAACCATTCATGCCCATTTGTGGTAATGGATTGTTGTTAGCCCAATTTTCTCCATAATTTAAACTGTTTGGGTCTAATTTATTTTCTTGAGCTTGTAAGTTCATAGGAGATTGTTTAAATCCTAGTGTAGATGATAAAGTGGTTTGTGTTCCCATTTGATACATAGGTAGATTAGCCATTTTATCACTTACCCAACTTTCTCCTCCTTTTTTATATGCAGGTTTTCTATTTAGTTTTTTTTTCATAATTATTTTGAAAATCTTTTTGTTTTTATTCTCGATTTTGTTTGTGGGATTTCAAGTACATTTTGAGTATTTGGAAAGAAGTACTCTTTTTCAGGTTTCATTAAAATTTGTTGACCTGTTTCTTGTGATATTCCTAATATATCATGAGGAATATTTTTCATTGTTATTGATCCATTAGTAGGTACAATAACCTCTTGATTTTGGTATTCGTACATTCCTTGTGAGCTTATTGGTATTGCCCCACCATCTTCTTTACGGTTTATCTTTCTCTCCTGTTTCAACATTTCTTTTGTTGGCTTTTTGCCTGAACCTCTGTTGGCTCTTATGTTTTTCCAGAGTGAGTTTTTTTCTCCTCCGTTTTTAAATTCTTCTTGCTGTGTTGCTAAATATGATGCTCCTGCTATTGGAACTATTGATTTGTATATATTAGGATTTGTCATGTCAAACATTCCGTTGTTTCCCCAAACAGACTTTAGATAGTTATTAGGTTTATGATTAAAAATAATTTCTTCTTTTATAAGCCCTGCGTCATCGACATTTTTTATTTTAGCGTAGGCAATATCATTTTTCTCTACGTATTTTGCAATATCATCGGTACTAACTCTTGATTTACTACTTATATCTTGAACGTTTTCTGGTAATAATTTTTTATCAATATTTCTCCAATTGCTATTTTGTGCGTCAAGTAGGAAACTATTTTCACTTTTTGGATAGTAAAGCTCGTGCAAACCTCTTCTATATTTTTCTGATGCGCTTTTGAAAATTTTTTCTGGCGCATAACTTTTTTTAATACTTTCTTCATCTCCTGTAAAAACAGCTCCTTTTGTATTATCTTCATTTAATCTTCCCTTATAAGATTTTTGAGACCAACTCCCTCTATATGTTTTATCAACCCCTCTAGGAAAAGCTTTTTTAAAGTTTTCACTATTCTGCTGTACAAATTGTTCGGGAGTTCCTTGAAACTTTGAACCATCAGGATTTTTCATCCAAGTTTTATTTGCTTTAGAAGTTTGTTCTATTGCATTATACTCTTGCATTAATTGGGGATTATCTGGAATTTCTTTATTCCATTGACTCCAATTTATTTCTGATTTAAAAGTATCTGTGTCTGAAATACCTATTTTTCCTAATCCTAAAACTGTATTATCTCCTTGTTGTGTTGGCATTTTTTTATAACCTTGTAGCCAATCTTTTTTGTATGTTGTAATATTAGGATCATTTATAGATAAAGGTTCTTTAGACACTCTAACAGAAGTGTTTTCAGTTGTTAGCTTTCTTGTTCTGCCGTTTAATTTAGGAATGAACATTTCTTCTGGTAAATTAGCTTCAAATAAATAAGGTAAGTCTTTATTATCTTTATAGTATAAAGAACTTTTATTATAATAAGCGTCATCTCCAAACGACCTATTTAAATTAATAATTCCCTCCCCTTGAGTCATATCTACATCTTGTTTTCCTCTTATTATACCACTTTCTAATCCTTCATTATAAGTTGTATTATCAACTTGTCTATAAAATTTATCTGCAGAAGGTTTGAAGGCTTTAGGATTTAACTTATAAGCATTAGGTAAGTATTTATTACCTAAATTATTTACTAAATCCCCTGTTCCTGCTAAAGGATTTGCCAAGTTATTTACAAATTGTCCTGTTGTTTGTGTACCTAACCCTGCTAAAGCTCCTACTGTTAATGGAGCTCCAATTGATGTTACATAAGGTAATACAGAATCTGATTGTTCTGCTTGTAAAGGAGCTTGTCCTAAATTACTTGCCATACTTCCTATCATTACAGCGGGATTTAAATAATCATCAAAAAAATTAGGTTCATTTGAAACTCTTAATTTATCTCCTGTTGCATTTGTTTCTGCTGCTAATTGCTTTCTCCAATTTTCTTTTGTGTAGGGTGTTTTTTGCGCTTCTACACTTGTTTGTATTTTTACTTCTCTTTCTTGTGCAATTTCTTTATCTGTTTTATTCCTTACATTTGGATTAAACAGTCTTGAGTTGTTATAATTATTTACCTTAGTGTTTTCTGTTGCAATGTTACTCCTTTCGTCTTGTAATTGAAAAGGTTTTTTCTTAAATTGTGAAACACCGCCTCTTTGAAACATTTGTCCTTCTTGAGGCTCTTCAAATGTAGGTTGTGATTGATAATCAGCAGGATTTACGTAAGCTACCTGTGTAGCTAAAATCATTTGTTGTAGTAAAGCTTTTTCTGTTTTTTTCTGCTCTAACCTGTTTTTAATTTCTGTTGCTTTATCTTCTGCTAAATTAGTGGTTTCTTGTGTATTATCCAAACTACTTATATTTTCACTTACTTGTGGAGCGTAGTAGTCTGTTTTTTTGTATTCGCTGAATCTATAAGGGTCATTCTGTTGTGTTTCTTCTTGAGTGTTTTGTGTAGGAGCGCTATTTTTAGTGACTTTATAGTTCAACGTGTCATAAACTTCTTTTGCCGTTTTAACTGTTCCATCTTTTCTTAAAAAAATAGGTTTATTAGCATTTATCTGAGCAGTTGTAGCTACTTCATAAGCGGATGCGTTTGGATTATTTCTTAAAGTTGATAATAATTTAGATGCTCCTCCAACTCCCATAAAATGTGCAGCGTATAAATCTGTATTATTTGGTGTAATACCTAAATTATTTTTTAAATAATTTGCATTTTCCTGAGTATAAAGTTCAGCTACTTTTCTTGATTTTTCTGGGTCAAATCTATCCTCTAAATTATAAGATAAATTATACTTTTTAGTAAGCCCTTCCCAAGTAGATTTTATAAACTGAAACTTGCCACTAGCACTTGAAGTTTTACTTCTTGCTTGTGAATTATTATTACTCTCTATTTCAGAAAGCCTTGTGTAATAATTTGGGTCTATGCTTCCTCCATTTTTATACTCTTTAAACCTCATTTTTATTTTGTTTTATTTCAGATATACTTTTAATTCTTATTAAACCACTTTTATATTTTTTTCGGGTTTGATTATAGTTTAAGCCTAACTCTCTACATGCTTCGGCTAAAGACTTAAACTTCCTATTGGTAATTTCATCAAAGCAAGTAAACTCTGAACTACGAATATCTTTTTCAGCGTAATCAAAAGACCTATATCTACCTTTTTGCAATACTCTATTTTTTTCAACTCTGTATCCTATTTTAAAATATCTACATCCTTCCGCTAAACTTTTAAAATACTGCCCTGTAATAATATGATAACAACCTCTAGTAATATGATTATTTTTAGAGTATCGCTTTTCCATCTCTTCTAATGTAACTTCTCGTCCTTTTAAAGCTTTACTCAATTTACTTCTTGTTTCTTGTGAAACTATTACATTAGAATTTACATCACTTATTTTCTTTTTGGTCTCTTCAGTATGTTTTTTACCATAAAAAGGATTTTTACAACCCATCATTTGATCTCTCCTAACTGCTCTTTGATCTTCAGTTATCTCTACACCTATTGTTCCTTCTCCACCATTTGTCATATTTACTAAAGTGCCTAATCCTAAATCTCTTCTACCATATAATTTTATAAACTCTTTCTCCTTTTCTTTGATAAATTCATAGTCTTCATGTTCAAAAATTATTTCAACTTCATAAAGAGTTTTTGATATTATATTATTCCACCAATTACTCCTATCTTTTGTTGCATAAGCTCTTATTTCCTTTGCTCCTATACCAATGTAAAAAACTTCATTAGTATCTAATCTAATATGTCTATAAACTACTACCATTTTATATTTGCTTGCTATCAGCCTTACCTACAACTGTTGTGTCAAAGGCTGATTCCGCAGCTAAGTTCCCAACAATACCTGCAGCTTGTATTGCAGGCACTCCTTTTTTAAGATAATAGTTGTAAGCATATACTTTTTTATCTCCTGAAGTTTTTCCTCCCTCTTTATATTCTTTGTACCTCATTATTCTGGTTTTTCATTAGCTACTCCAAACCTGTAAACGTATTGGAATTGTGTTTCTACATCTTGAGTTAATCTTACATTTGCAAACATACCTTTTATGTTCTCAAGTACCGATTTTCCTTTAAACTTTACTACATTTGTATTTATAGTTTTATTTATTTGATTTTCATCCCATAGCCACAATGGCTTGTTTTGATTATTGTCTACAACTCTATTATAAAAGTAATTTACAAACCATTGCTCTTCTTTATGAGTTGTTAATATTTCTTGACTTTTACCATTTATTGCGGTTTTGGGATACTTGTTTATAAGACTTGTTTGTCCTGTATTATTTACAAGTCTTAACTCACCACTGTTAGCTAAATTATTATATATTGTTATAGCTGACATAGGTTTATTTTCTATTTCTGCCCAATCATGTTCATCGTGGTATCTTCTAGTATTTAGATTAAAGTTTATAGAGTTTACAACTTTTGAAGTTAATGCTGTTTTTGTTGTGTAATCTATTATGAAAGGATACTTTTTACCATAGAAAACTTGATAAGATTGATTTGTTAGTAAGTGACTCCACAACCCTTTTTCAAAAGAAGTGTTTGAATTGTTTATTCCTGTTTGGAAATAGTTTTGATGATTTAGATAATAGTTTGGAGCAAAGCTATAATAACTTATCCACTTTTCTAATACAGGACTATAAGCTACTGTAAAACTTACATCCTTAAAATATATAGGATTTGTAAGTTCTATTGGTATTTTTATTTCAGTTACTGTAGGTTCAACACTTTCTATGCATTCACATACAGCGTTTCCGTTAGGTAGTATCACTGTGTCACAACCTTCTGGACAAGATATATTTTGTATAGTAGTTGTGCAATTACAGTATACTATACTATTTATAGTTTCTTGAGTACAATTTATATTGGGGCAGTTACAAGCCATAGTTACTTTTTAACAGGGTGATAAATTACTAAATAAAGTTATTGATTGAACTACTCCTAAATTTAACGTTACAGCTACAGAAGTACTAGGCAATGATATTCCTCCTCCACCACCTATCACAGTTGTATTTTGAATTCCATTTATATCTGAAGTATATACAATTCCTGTTAAAGTTATTGGACTTAATCCAAAATATAATTGTTGCCCTACTTGTAAAGGTAATGAATTTATTTCAAATGATGTATTAGTAATAGCTTTCGCTTCTGAATTTTGCATTATACACTTTATTTCTTGAGTAGTTTTATCTAAAAAGCTAGTGGTAACTAGAGAAGAGCCTTCTGATAAACCTGTTATAAAATTAAGATTTACTGAGCAATCAGCTAATGTAGTTGTTAATAAGGTACATGTTTGATTTTGTTCATCATATATGTAACCACTAGGACATAAGCTACCACTAACAACTACTTTTTCACACATTTGTGTTTGTGAGTTATATATGTAATCTGAAGGGCACTCTATTACTGCTGGAATAATTCCACACTTAGATTGATTAAATAAAAATCCCTCTTCTTTAGAGTATTCTATACAATCATTTAATGGTAGGTAGTCTTTCTTAGTTAAGAACATTCTATTAAACCTACTGTCCCATCCCATAGTGATACCTATACCATTACAAGCATTATCTGTGTCTACTCCCTTTATTCCTATCTTAAATGGTAAGTGCTCCTTAAACCAATTTCTTAGATTACTTTCATAACCTGATATTTCAACTGGAGTTTTACCACCAACTGTTTGCATAACTTGCCCTCTTTTTGCATCCACATGGAAATGCCCATACTCTGAAGATACACTTTCTGAACTTTGAGTCCCTCCAAATCCTAATTCTGTTTGAAAATAGGTTCTAGGCTTATTTCTAGTGAAAATACCAGTATTTCCAAAAACATTGTCATTTTGAAAAACTCCTTGTACTGCTATATCGGTTGAATTAAAATATGCTACAGTATTTTCAAACCTACCTAGTATTACTTCGTTTTCTATCCCTTTTAACTCCTTTAATTTACCATACGGTGTAGGAAACTCGTAGAAATCATTTGCTCTAAAAACTAGCCACGGATCAGCTTGACCTGTTTCTGAATTGTCTTGCAAACTATATCTTACCCCATTAGGACTTTTTGACTGTCTTTCTGCTTCAAAAGTTGTATAATTATTTGGAGTTGTTTTATAAAATAGTTGTACTGCCTGTTTTTTATATTGTTCGTTGTAAAAAAATGTATTTGGTTTTTTTATTGATACATTATTCTCTTGAGTCCAATCTACATGATCCCCTATGTTAGGGTAGAAATCATTTTCAGGCTCTTTCCTTGCGGCTCTATAGTTAGTATTAATTTCTGTTTCTGTAAGCATTCCAGGTATTCCGTAGTAATATAAATAAAACTTACTTGGTGGTTTTACATACATATCTCTATTACCTGCTAAACTATCAAAATTATAACTACTGTCAAAATCTGGAAATATAATATTACCTCTGCTAAAATCTCCTGTTATTTCATAATCACCAAAAAATCTTGCTTTTCTTCCTATGTTTGTATATTTTCTGTAGTCGAATGGTGTTAGGGAAGCTATTCCCATAGCGTCAGTTACAAATAACGGCATTTTTCTTTTTAAGTGATACCTTGTTATAAAAGTATCTCCTCCAAGAATACTTATACAGTTACTAGAAGGATTTTTTAAATCTCCTCTGTATCCTGTATTAATCCAAGAAATGCTATTTATACTCCCATATTGTGCAGGATTATAATTTTTTAATTTTACGTAAGGTGAAGCAATATTTTTGATTATGTCATTACTCCTACCTTCAATTTCTGAATTAGATTCACTGCCGTAAGTCAAGCTAGAAAGATTTCTATTTAAGTTTCCGTTATCATATCCTCTGTACTCTTCTTCCCAAGTTAAGGGGAAATCTTTTCCTAAAGATATAAATGTGCTGTGTTCTCTGTCTAAATTATTTATTTCTAACTTTTCTCCATCTGTTTCATTAACTGTGGTGTAATTACCTGATTTTAAATTTTTACCAATATTTATACTTCTTAAAACATCTCCTTCTTCTTGCAGTGTTTTAATGTAGTTATAGTGTCCTTTAGAAGAGTACTTATAAGCAAAGTTTTTAGGGCTTCCTAAATCTTTAAACGTTTTTAGCCACTCATATCTGTATCTACCTATTTGAGAAACTGATCTTAAGGCTGTAGTTGTGGCTGCTATTGTAGCTAATATTATACCTCCAACATTAACACTGTTAGAAAGTCCAAAAGTAACTCTAAAATTTTCTCCAGATTCTGCTATACGTATAGCTAATTCAGAAGCAGCTTCTATTATTGCTAAAGTTGTTGCTGTTGATTTTGCCTTTCTGCCTAATATTACCCATTTAGGATGATCGTGTACGTCCACAAAATTACCACTGGATTTTCCAAAAATATATCCTTCCACTTTTAATTCAGAAGGTACTGTTAATTTCTTAAAATCTGTTTCTGGTGAGTGAAATGTGAAGTTATAGTTACTTTGACTATTGTGTGATATTAAAGAATTATTATCATTTAAGTTTAACTTATCTGCACCTAAATCATTATAAGGATAGTTAGAGTATAATATATCTTTGTTATCTTCTTGATACTTTCTCATATCAAATAGATACCCTGAGGCTTCTATACTTTTATTAGCTGTTCTATCTCCTCTAAATATTTCATAACTAACTACACTATCTTTTTGTTCTTGAGTTATTAATTTATTTTTTACCGCAATTTTTAAAAAAGTGTTAATAACTTTCTCATCAATAGTTATACCTAAAGGAAATATAGTACTTGCTGAAAAACTAGAAAGTGGGTTATCCCACATAAAAGGTGCTACCTTATTATCTGGAAACTTAAAATGTCTTATAGGCTCACATCTAAAATCTGTACTATCTACTAAATTATAATTACCTGAAATAGTTCCATTGGTAAAGTAATCTTCAAATTCTAACCTCTCATTTAAATCTGAAAAATCTTGAGGTTGTATATTTAATACTTTAGAATTATACAATTCTATATTGTCTGGATAGGTCTCTAAACTTTCTACGTAAGCAAAAGTTCCTTTCTTATAAGGTAAAGATATACAATTTTGAACTTGTGGTAATTCAAAACTACATTCTGAAGTATAAGTTTGTCTTTTGTTTAAAACTATTGATGTGTACGTAACATCAACTCTGCTGTAAGTTATATCTCTAGTCACTACAGAAAAACAACCTTTAGTTGGAGCTACTATAAATCTAGTTACATCATCTTGCCCTGTGACTTGTCTTATAGGACAATCAATAGCTACTATAAAAGTTGTACTATTATATACTCCTAAATTAGTTTCTGCATTATCACCTACTTTTATAAATAAGCTTCCTGCCGATAACCTTAATTTGTATTGTTCTCCTTCTGATAAATCTACAATTTGACTATATAATGGTGCTGCTGTTCCACAGTTATTATAAAGGGATAATCTTACTAAAGTTCCTGAAGAAATGCTATCTGTTGGTGTTTCTGGTAATTTTTGTTTTGTTACTTCTAAAATTAATTCTTGTTTAGTTACAAAGTTTCCCTTGTACCATAAAGCCCCTTTATGTATTTTATTTGTAAATTCTGATGATAAAGACGTTGCATTTTTTGTTGTCTGTAATTCGCTTGAAGTGTTTGCTCCATAGTACATAAAGTACTGACTAGATAGGGGAGGTGTATTTGCAGATATGTTTTGTATATCTTCTGGAGTATTACATATAGTGTTTGAGAATACAGACTCTCTTTTATATACAAATTTATTAATAAATGCTATGTCTTTAGTGTACAACTCCCTAAACTCTTCATCTTTTACTAGAGCTCCATCAACTTGACTTGTAGCGGAGACCTGACAATAATTTAAAGGTATTATTTTAGCATAATCTAAAGGGAATATACTCGGTATTTTTTCTGAATTTTCTCCTGTAATTGTTTTTAAAGATAATTTTTCAGATAATAATATTGGTGCAGAACATTCTGAATCAAATATAGGCACACTGTTTTGATTTGTATAGTCTGTAATATCTAGATATTCACAAAAAGGATATTCAAAACATTCTTCAAAACTGTCTTCAATAAGTTCTGAAAGGTTTTCATATTCTTGTGTGTCAAAAAGTGAAAAAGTCGCTCCTAGAATAGTTACAACATTTTCAATAGTTGAAGTTTTTTCAATTGATTCTATTATAGTTGTAGTAGGAACATTTTCATTTAAACATACACCCGTCTCTTTTGCATCATTATAAAACTGCCATCTTTTTAATCTATCTGTAGTTGTACAATTTACTTTGTTTGCTTCTATGGATAACCTATCTTTATTATTACTTGCTACTTCTGTTAAGTCTTCTTCTGTAGCTTGTCTTCCTATTAAAGGATATACGGGTGTTTTATACCCTGTATTTGTTTGGAACTGTATTGCTAGAGGATATACTTCATCTCTGTTATATCCTTTTTTGCCGTTGTTTACTCCACTTTCGTAGAAATTTTCAGAAGCTATAGAAGTTTGCCATTTAGCAAATTGTCCTATAAAGTTTACTACAGGTTGTAAATTCCACTCCTTTTCTGATTCTAGTCCATATAAAAATAAAGCATTATTAGACACTGCCAATGCTTCGGCTTTTTTTACTTCTGTGTTTACTTTTAAAAGTTCAACTAGAGTGGTTGCCTTTTTATTTTGTTGAGTTGTATAAACTACACTGTTGTCGTCAATAGTATGTAAACCCTCTATAAAATAAGTTTGAGCGTTATTTGTATTCTGTATAACTGCAATCTTATAGTGAGTGTATTGTTTGTCCAAACCTTCTACTTTTAATTTTATAGCAAAGTTTGTTCTTTCAGATACTTCACTTGAAGCTTCCTGAACTGTATTGTTCTCATCAAATATTGATACTTGTTGAGTTAGTGAGTAATATTGAGATAACTCATTTCCTGCTTCATCTGAATAAGCTATTAGGAATTGATAATTTCCTTCTGTTAGACTCCCTCCTTGATCTATTGATGTTGGCGTTAAGTCAGGTATAGCGTGCTTTTTAAAGATCCTCATCTTGTCTGCATTGAAGCATTTAACTTCTTCTACAGGTTCTCCACAACTTATAGTTTGACTATTTATGTATTGAGATAGTTTGTTTATTTCAATGTAACGTGGTTCATTTCTATTATCTGTAAAATATATTATTTTTACTCCTTTTTCATTTTTTATTGCGCACTTTTTTATTGGGAAATTAATATTAAAATTAAATCCATTGTTGCAAGCGTCATTAAGTAACGTGGTGTAAGTTTGTAATGGTTGTTGTACTGTATTTTCAAGAGGTTGAGCTATTTGTATGTTATTCTCAAATCCTTCAAGTTTTCCAAACTCTCCTTCTCCTGTAATAGGATTTGTTAAAAATACAAAAGTTGTACTTGAATCAATATCTACTTTACCCCCTATAAATTTAAAGCCTAATTTAAATCTAGTTGCTAGTAAATTACTCTGCTCATTAGATAAACTGAAAAAATCCTCTGATGAATTTTCCAAGTTGGCATTCATTGCAAAGGAGTATTCTGTATTTTCTAATTCTAAAGGGTTTTTTCTAGACATTCCTTTTTTAGGAATATTTAAACTTTTTATTGGTTTTTCCATTATTTACCGTAAGCAAATTGCTGATATATGCTGTTTCTTCTTTTGTGATTTGCTGCTAATTCTTTCCACCATTTTCCTCCCATACCTTCAAATTTGGCGGCGGTCATAGCATTTGAAAATTTATCTGCAGATTCTTGTTTCCAATACATTAACTTATTTTGAACATCTGGATCATCTCCATTAGTCCATAAGTTTTCATATATTTTTTTCTTTAGCTCTGCCACTACATATTCATAAACATAGTTACCCATTACTTCTGGAATTATCAAGTCATCTGTGCCTTCTTCAGTTGGTAAGCCTTGGTATTGAATGTAAATAAAACCCTTATTAAAATTAGTTTGTATATATTCTCCTAGTATGTTTATTTCATAGGGGCAAGAATTTGTTAAGTTTTTTTGCAAATTCAAGTTGTTTCCGCAAAGCCTTTCTTTTTTAAATCCTCTTGTTAACTTTAATAGTTGAGGATTTTTGTATTTAAATTCTACTTGAGTTCTTCCATCGTGAAAAAATAATTTTTCTGTTATTTCTGTAAATTCTCCTGTTTTAAAATCATCTGCTAAATTATCCCAGTCTCTTTTAGCTTCTATTCTTACTCTATATTGATAAATATTTTGTAAAGTGTCTTCGTCCTCTTCTCCACATAACACTTCACTTTTATCTGGAATGCATTTTGCCGCTAAAAACAATGAATAAAAGTTTTCAGGCAATTTAGCCATTCCATTTTTAACTTCCACCACTTTGTCAACCTTTGGCATAATATTCCCTCCAAACTTTAATAAGGCGTTCTTAGTCCATAAGTTTAAAGATATAGTATCTATTAACCCACTTTCATTATATTGTTTTAAATCTGTTAAAACCTCCGCTATAAGTTGATTACGTGTTGTCAATGTTTTGTTTTTTTATTACGTCTACTGTGTATGTTCTATTTCCGTGTAGGTTATGTAACAGTGAGAAATTCATTTTATATCTTTTTCCTTCACTTAATAATTGTGACATTATTCTTGTAGTGTAGTATTTATGAAAGGCTCTTTCCATTACCCACTCTTTTAGTGCTGTATCTTTCCTTATAGGTATAAATGTTATACTGTGAGGGAAACCTTTAGTCTGAAAGTTCATGTACTTTTTTTTCTTTCCTTGTACAAACCCTTCCATTACTCTTCTTTGCGGATACCTTACTATGCAGAAATATCCAAAATTCTTAATAAAAACTCCTGCTTCATTTCTAACTGTTCTTTCTGCTATTGTTTTTAGAGTTTGGTATATTATTTCAAAGGTTTGTTTTTTTGTAAATCCTTTTTCTTTTAGATTTAAAGTTTTTTCTAAATGTTGAATTAATTTTTTATTAGCTCTTAAATCTACAGTATTTACGAATGTTTTTTTGTAAACTTCTTTGTTCTCTGCGTCAGGTTGTTTTCTTTTTACGTGATTGACATTTTTAGGATTGTTTTTTGAATGTCTAAAAACTCTCTTTTCTCCTTTCGTGTATTTAGCTACCTTCATTTAAGTTAGGGTTTTGATCTTCTTGCACTTGCTTCGATAGTACTACTTCTTTTATAGTTTCTGAGATAACAACTTCCATTAATTTGTCACTGCATATAAAATCGTAATCCCAAGCTGATTTGCAATTACTTTCTTTGCACGAGGATAATTCATCAAGGTCAAATAAATCTAAAGTTATTAGGGAAACATTTACTATTTCTACTTCTGTATCTGGTATATATAAATAATTATCTTTTATATAAAAATATAAGTCTTTTGATGCGTCTTTTCTTTGTTTATTTAATCTGTATTGTGCAAGAGTAATAGGTTTTATCAAGTGTTCTCCATCTAATGAAGTAACTTCTTTTATACTTGAGCCAAACTTACTGTAAATTAGTTCAGGTAGTTTTTTCTTAGACTGCATTAACTGTTTACAAGTTCTAAACTCTATAATAGGGCAATCAATAATATCTATTTTTTTTAATTCAAAACAGTTTAAACTTGACAATAAGTTATCTTCTCTATATATTGAGTTTTCTCCTGCTTTTTGAGATATAAAAAACTTTGCTTTTTCTTGTCCTACTTTTAAAATAAAACGGCGTGAAATCATAGAGTCCTTACTTAAAGACTTTAGTCCGTTTAACACTCTTGATACAAATTCTCGATTATTCATTCTGCAAATATACTATATTATACTTATTTTTTAAAATTACTTACAAAGTGGTTTATACAAAAAAGAGATGTATTTCTACACCTCCTTCTTTTTAAAACAAAAGAAAACCAATAAACTTTTGTTTTAACTATAAACAAATTGAATCAACTGTTATTATACCATTATCATCAATAGATACATTGTAAATATCTATTAATATTAATTTATAGTATCTACCTTGTCCTGCTACAGGAATTAGTCCTTGTGCATCACTAAAAACTTTATCTCCATTAACAACCAAACCTGTAGTTACTGTCTCTATGTAGCATGGAGTGTCTACAACTAAACTACAAACATCTTGATTAGTTACTTGAAATGTACTGCTTATAGACCCCTCTTGTAAATTATTAGGTGGTGTTACTTCTGTTATATGTTCTGTTCTGAAAATATCTCTTTTAAAACTATTCATATTAAATTTTTGTATTACCTCCTAAAAAGTAATTATTTGTTGATAATTCTTGACTTAAATATGTTTGATAGTACTGACCTTTTATTTTTAATCCTATAGGATTGTTTATAATTGTTCCAGAAGCTACGTAAGTTACATCTCCTGTACCTTTTTGAGTGAAGCCCACTCCTATTTTAGAAGTTAGTCCACTAGGTACTGTTATACTTACATTTGTTGCTCCATTTGCAATTATAATTTCAAAATTATAATCTGCGTTGGTTAGTGTATAATTTGTACCTGTAAAATCTGTTGGGTATGTAATTACTTTTTGTAAATTTTCTACGGCGAAAACTGTTCCTGTTAATGATAGTCCTGAACCTGCAGAATAAGTAGTATTTGTATCTGCAGAAGATATTACAAAGTTAGGATAAGTGCCTGTTACAATAGTTGCTCCACCTTGAGATAGAATAACTGTTTGGTCTGGAGATGTGTTATTAAAGGTTGTGCCTACTAGAGAAATTCCTGTTCCTGCTGAATAAGTGGTATTAGTATCTACTGAAGAAATTACATAAGGATTTGCTATTGTTCCTGTTCCTGTCTTTGTTACGTTTGTTCCTGCATTTATTTTAGTTTCTGAACCGTCTGGTACTACACTTGCACTCACTGTAATATCTATATCATCTGTCCCTTGAGAAATATTTACAGAAGCATTTGAAGATTTTATTTTTCTAAAGTTTAGTTGGGTGTTATCTCCTACTATGGTTGTACTTTTATAAACTTCAGAGCCTATCCCTAAATTTGTGGCGGAGTAAGTCTTTTGATTAGCTTTTATAAATGGTATTAAGTTAGTTTCATCTACAGCTATAGTTATAGTATCTGTTCCTTGGGTAATTGTTATTAAATTACTGTTCACAAGTGTTCTTAATTGTTTTTTGCCGATATTTGAAATACCTTTATATATCTGTGAACCTGAACCTACATTTATTAAGTCAAAAAAATTTTCTAAAGATTCAAATCTTTCGCAGATGTATGCATCTAATAGTTTTAATGCCTCTGTTAAAGTTTGTGATTTTAAAACATTACTACAAACTAAATCTTCTTTTAAGGTAATACAGTCTGTGCTAAGTCTAGTTTTACAAGTGCAATCAATTTCTAACTCTCCTCCACATTCACAATTATTATTTTTCATAATATACTATTCTTATTTTTATTAGTTATATACTCTTATTTCAATTGTTGCATTGTCATATACGCTGTCAGATGTAGAGCCATTTGTAGTTAAGTGACTAAATAAAACAATGTAATCTAATTCAGCATAACCTGCTACTGTATCTGAACCAGCACTTCCATTTGTTATCATTACCGTTGTTTTATTTGTGGTAAATATTCCTGTAAGAGTACCTAGATAAGTCCCTGTTGAATTTCTTGTCCATACTATCGACCCCCCTAACGTATTTTCTAAAACTCTAGCGACAGGGTTTGAAGTTCCTGTTTGATTTAGTAAAGCCGTATATACTTTGTAAGGTCTATAGTCTACCACAGGACTGCTAATAGTCAAATTACCAATGCCTAAAAGAGATTCTCCATTTATTGTCTTTAAATCTAATGTAGGAGTATTAACTATTGCTGATATAACATAATTAGATAAATTTGTTCCTGTTCCTGTAACTGTTACATTTGTTCCTGCTACTATTTTTGTTTCGCTTCCATTTGCGATTGGTATTTCACTTATCTGTTCATCTTTTCTCATTAAAGCAGATACTATGTTTGCATTAATTTGAGTTTGACTTGCGCCTGCTGAAAGGTCTAGATAAGTTATTGCGTTTGGTGTAGCTACACAATTTGTACTTACGTAGTTATTTTGACATTCTTCAGCTGTTTGTATTATTGTTATTCCTGTGTTGCACTCTTCCATTATGTTGTTTGTTGTAATTCTGTTATTAATAACCCTTGTGCTGTTATTTGTGCTTGCATTTCACATATTTTTATATACATTTGTTCAATAACCGATTTAGTTGTTTTTGGCGTGCTAAATGTTACACATGCATTTAATAGTCCTGAAACATCTATATCTTGTTTTAGCTTACTTACAGTGTTGTATAGGTCTTCTGTTGTTTGTTCTAAGTCCTTACAATCATTGCCAAATAAAGGTGAGAATTGAGGAACTTCTTTTTCATATTTTATACAGGCTGAAAATCCTTTAATATCTCCGCAAGTATATTTTATCTTATTACAGTTTGTAGTCATATTTTTATTTTAGTTTTATATTGCGGCTGGTTGCCATTGAATGTTTCCATAAGTTGCAGTTATATCGTCATTACCTCCTGTAGCTCCACCTGCTGTTCCTGTTATTTTCAATATGTTAGTGTTACTAAAAGTTAAACCTGTTAGTGATGTATATTTTGTATATGCTGAAGTGCTTGCTCCTGGAGTAGAAATATTTAATATTGACCTGGCTGTTGTTGTTCCTGTTCGTATTATAGAAACATTTATTACAAATGCTCCTGCAACACTCATTGTTAAAACTCCTGTATCCCCAATAACTTGTCCTGCAAAATATACTTTTAATTGACTACTTGCTGTTGCGTCTTTAAGCTCTCCTCCGTAAACCGCTACTATCTTTTCACCTGTTGTATTTAGTCTATTTGCTAGAGTGGTGTAAGTGTATAAATCTGTTTCTGTTATTCCAACATTATTAGCATCTACAAAGAAATCTTTAAGTTGTATAGGTGTTAAGGCTAAGTCTGCTTTTAAATCCAACTGCGACTTAACAACAACTTGATTTGATAGTGTTGCTGGTGATGCCGAAGCTGTCCCGTTTATTTGCAAAGCGTCTACGCCATTATTAGCACCACTACCAATTACAACTCTACCATCTGAAAAAGTATTAATTCTAGTTAAACCTTGTGTTAAAATTCTAAATCCGTGAGCGCTGTTTGTCCCTATAGTACCACCAGAAAAAGTGCTATTAAATTCGGAACTTAACCTTACATCTACTGTACCATTTCCTGATTGCAATATATGTCTAGACATGTTAAAAGTAGTCGTGCCGTCACCAATAGTGGCTAAAGAGTTGGTCATAACAGAAGACGGAAATAATATAGGATTATTAGTATTACTGCTTCTAGTGACGTTAATACTTGAGTTGAAAGTTACAGAATTTCCTGTATCTGTCATACTGCTAGCAACCACACCACCCGTTCCAAACTTTGGAATTACGTTTGTTGTTCCTGTTATTGTGTTTTGTTTAGTTGCTAATTCTGTATTTACAAAAGCAGTAGTTGCAATTTGAGTTGTATTCGTTCCTGCTGTGGCTGTTGGGGCTGTTGGTGTTCCTGTTAGTGCTGGAGAGGCTAAATTTGCTTTTAAATCTAACTCGGTTTTTCTTACTACATCATTTGCGTTTGTAGGGGCTACGGTTGCAGTAATTTTACCTGTAACATCTAAACCGTTTGCGTTAAATTGACCCCGCTGTACTGAATTCGTACTAAATGCAATCGGTGCGTTTGCGGCATTAAATACTAGAAGTTCACCATTATCACGCTGACCAAATATACCAAGCATTGCGCTGGTAACATTCGGACCTCCCTTTACTGAAAAAGCAGAAAACCCAGCAGCTGTTGTGTTTATTAATCTTAAAGCATAATTTGCACCACCATTATTCTGCAAGGCTAAACTTTTACCGTCACCAACTAAAGAAACATTACCTAATCCGTCATCTATGAAACTCCCATTACCTTGGGTATTCGTTCCCGTCCATCTTGTAGATGTATTTAAAGTTCCTGTACCTGTAATTGGGTTTGTAATAATGTCTTGTTTTAAATCTAATTGAGACTTAACCACAACTTGATTTGATAGTGTTGCTGGTGATGCAGATATTGTACTACTTGCTATTACTTCGCCATTACCCGCAACACTAAATAAGTTTAAAGTATTAGCGCTGTTTCTAACTCTAAAAACAATATCTGTAGATAAATCACCTTGCGACCTTAGGTCTAGCCTAGCGCCTGCGGTTGTAGCACCAATAACTAAAGATGTATTCCCGCCTGTTAAATCAATTCGTATTTTTTCATTTAATGCGCTATCTGAAAAACTAAAAATATTAGCAGTGTTATAAAATCTAGTAGCTAAAGTTGAAAAAATATTTGTAGAGGCATTTGTCGCAAAAAGTCTTAAATGTTGAATATTATCGGGACTTTGAATTTGTATATTTCTACCGCCATTAAGCACCATTTGTGCTGAACTAAAATTGTACATAATTGCCGAAGCACTAGGATTAGCAGTACCGTTATAAATAGCCATTCCATTTGTACCCGTCAAACCCTCATCTGCATTAATACGCACTTGGTTTGTTCCATAACTATTAAATGAACTCGCTCCGCCACTATTGGCAGTAAGAAAATGATAAGACAATGTACTGTCAAATGCTATAAATCCATTTTGGGCGTTAAAACCTAATAAATTTGTTCTAACTCCTAAATTGTTTTGAAATTCAAAGTATCTTCTTTGATTAGTTGTGTTTCCTGCTTTTACCGTAATGGCTTGTCTAAAATCCTCATCTAAATTGTTTTGAATTATTAAGGCTCTTTTTTCACCTGTACCAGAAGCATTTATTTGCAAATGACCTGTCATAGTGTCCCCCGCAATTGAAACTTTTGTAACTAAACCCGCATTAACTGCGTCAACTGTAGGGTATTTAATTCCTGTTCCGTCTGCTGCTAAACTGTTTTGTTTGTTTGCAATATCTTCTTTGCTACTTATATCTAAAGGGGTTGGTATATCATCTAAAGTAGCTAAGGTATAATTCCCTGATGTCGCTTTTGCAGGTAAAAAAAGTGTTGAACCAGCTATAGGATTAGCAAAACGCAAACTTGTAGTTTGGTTTAGTGTTTTATTTTTTGAAAATAAATAAATTTCTCCTGAATTAACATTCATTCCACCCTCTTTCAAAGTCCCAGAATTGTAGAAATTAATATCAGTAGGTGTAAGATAAAACTCAGTGCTATTATTTACTCCATTACCTGAATAAAGAGCTACATTAAACACTCTATAATATTCATTCCCTCCTAATACATCAATCCAAGATTGACCGTTATCTAATTCAGCATAATTACCAGCATTTAATACACTTTGTAAAGTGGGTATTGTTATTAATCCAGCATTAACTGCATCAACTGTTGGATATTTAATTCCTGTTCCGTCGACTACTAAGCTGTTTTGTTTATTCGCTACATCTTCTTTGCCACTTATGTCAGTAATTAAAGTGATATCTCCCGCACCTAATACACTGTTACCGTTTATGGTTTTTATATTAGTTCCAGATACTAAATTTTCCTGCTTTGCATCCCAAAAGTTTTTTTCAGTAGTTGTTGTAAACTTTTTTGTTGTACCTTCAATTATACTGTCGCTGTTGTCTAAAAGTTTATTAAAAAAGTTTTGTATGTTAATTGGTTGAACTGAAGTATTAGCTAAGTTTAAGGATGTGTTAACTCCTGCACTTAATTCACTAGTTGTTATAGAGTTTGCTTTTACACTTGCTGAAATTTCAGGTGTAGTATCATTATAAGTTAAATCTATTGTAGTTGTATCAACAAATATATTACCTACAGCGTCTTGAGCATCTTCATTTGTATATTGAGTAATGTCTTCTGGTTGAAGAGCATTATTTATTTTTTCTAATAAGTTATTAGCTATTTCTATCTGCAGTTCATTAGGTGTGTTTATAATCTCTAAACTTAAATCAGGACTTGTAATTTTATTTACTTTTAATTTTCCATCTTGATTAGATAGTTTTACTAAGTTACCTAATTCAGAGCTTACAAAGTTTACAATATCTATTTCTGGATTATTTATTGTTCCGCTTACCCCTGTGCCTGTTACGGACTGTACTATCCCCATACCTGTTAAATCTATTAAAGGTATAGGTATTCCACTTGAATCTGTAATAAAAGTTTTTACTTTATTATTTAGAGAGTCCAATACGTAGTATATTGCATTAGGTTCGCAAGATATTGGTAACTGTAATACTTTAAAATGCTTTATTTCTACTTTTTTCATTTTTTACCATTCGGCATTCGCCCATATATTTTTACAAACTGTGTTTAAAGCTTCTTGTTCTGTACAGTTAAGCACTTCACTGTATTGGTGTAAGTTTTTCTGAAAATCATTACTCACTGTAAGTCCACACTCTTCTAACTTACCTTTAATTTTATTTTTTACAAAGTCATAAATACTGCACTCTTTTGAGTTTAATATTCTGTGAAAGTTCATAGCGAAACTTAGTTCATCTCTATTTACTCCTTCTCCTAATAAAAACTTTCTTTTGTAGAAATAACTGTCAGATAAACAAAGTAATCTATTCTCAGTTTTTTTAAAGTAGGTGTCTTTATTTAATTCTAAAATGGATTGTGTTGACATTGTAGTGTTAGTTTTTTATATACAGTTTTGGCAAGATATATATTTGGAAAGTAACTCTTGTGATAAACTAAAATCTCTATTAGCTTTAAATAAATCTGAGTTTCTTGTGTGTGCCGAAGCTGTTCTTAAAAGAAACTCTATATCTTGCAAATCTTCTCTAAAGTTCTTACTACTTTTATCATACTCTAAACCTGCTTTTATATAAACTTGATCTAAGCTTAACTGTGTTAAATCTGTTTTTAAAAAATATCTTGTTTTATCTATATCTGTGAATGCAGAAGAAAGTTTAATTGTATAGATACCATCTGGTAAATCTTGATACTCTTGCTCCTTGCATTCTGCTAGACAACTCAGTAATAAGTTTACACTGTGAAAAACATTTAAGTTATGTTTTATAAAAGTATTGTTTATGGCTGTACTGCTTCCTGGAGGAGTTATGGAAATTATAGATGCTTTGTTTTCTGCTACACTCCAATCACTACAATCTGTTATCCAAAGTCTTTTTGGATTGTTAGTTGGTATAACTTCAAAATCTATATTTATATTTGATATTTCCATATTAGTCTGCTACTACACCTGATGTTTTTAAAGCTAAAATAATTATATCTACCTTAGCTTCGATGGCTACAAGTCTTGCTTCTGAATCCGTTCTCAATGTATTTACTGATACTCTTGCTTCTGATAAATCTGCGTAAACTGCTGAAATTGCTGTTAAATCTGTTGTATTCCCCATTGCGGAAATTGTAGCAGATTCTGTTATTTTTTGAGATTCTATTTTATTAAAAATAGATTTTAACTTTAGTATTAAGTTTACCCAGTTTAATCCGCTTATTTCTTGTTTAATTGTTGGCATTGTTTTTTTGTTTAGTTGTTATTTTTTATAATTTATTATTCTTAAAGAGTATCCTATTCCTATTGACTTATCTGTGATACCATACTTAAAAGTTAATATGCTTCCCTTTCTATTTTGAAACCCTAAATTAACTTCTGGTGTTAATTTTTCTACAGTTGTTGTAGTGTTTAATCCTGCTCCTGCATATAAAGCAAATACAGTTTCTTTTTGTTTTACTTGTAGAATTTCTTCTCTTTCTTTAATTGTGTATTTAGGAGTTATTTTTAATATTTTACCTCTAGTTTTTGTGGCGACTTCAAGCTTTAAATAATTGTCGTTGAAAACATAAGTTCCATCAACTTCTTCAATTGCATCTAAGTATAGTTTTAGAATTTTTAAGGAGTCGTTTTCTTTTTGAGATGCTATGAAGTCTTCAGCTAGTTTTTTATTGATAGGATTCTCTGTTCTTACTATCTTATCTTTCCAAATAATACTGTCCTTTTTCCCTTTAATATTTATTATAGCTGAAGGGCTTTTAAACTCTCCTTTTCTTTCAGGTACAACTACTTTTTGTTTAGTTGTGTTTTCTGCTTTTTTTTGAGAGCCTATAAAAATAAAAACTAGTAATCCTAGGATAATTAAATGTAACGTTAATTTGTATTTAAAATCTGTCATTTAGTTTTTTATTAAATTATAATAATACTCTGTTTTTTTTATTCTATCTTGTAAACCATTAGGTATTATTTTAGTGTTTACATTACCTACATTTATAGCTCTACTCAGTTTTAAAATAGTTTCATCATTTACTTCTTCGCATAGTTTCCATAAATTATTAGTAATAAAATAAAACAAACCTGTCTCCCAAAAATAGTTATTAGCTATTTCTTCTGTAGTTAAAACTTTATTTAAACCTAACCATTTAGAAAATGCTTTATAATTATCAGCTCCTGTGAGTTGAATCATACCTACGCCTCTGTGTTGAAAACCTTGACCGCTATCTTCATCTCCATTACCCATACGATTTGCATAAACTTTATCTGCAATATTTTGAGGGTTTCTCTCATATCCTACAGTTGATTGTAAAGTTTTAAAATACTTTTTAAATGTACTCATTAAGGCTTTTGCCGAGTAATTTAAATTTTCTTTATCTGCTGTAAATTCTATTGACTCATGGTCACCTTGTCCAAGGAAGTGAGCTAAGTTCTCATCTGTTTTTATCTTCCAAACCTCTTTCATTTTAGCTAAGGTTTTTTTACCTATTTTTCCATCAGCTATTAATCCATTATCTTTTTGAAATTTTATTACTTTACTCATAATTTATTCTTCATTTACAGGAGCTTGTTTATTAGCTACTTTTTTAGAAAATTCAGTTATTCCCATCAATGTTCCTAAAAAAACCAGCAATGATTGAAAGACTGATAAAGCATAAACGTTGACAGGTTTGTCCAATATTTTGTCTGAAATTACTATGAATGTTCCTAAAGCTAAAACGAAAATAAAAGTAGTTATAGTGGTTAGACTTTTTCTAGACCAACGCCCGTTACTCATAAGAGTATCTTTAATTATTTTATTTAACCATCTCATTCTGTTTTATTTTTTAATTGGTCTAATTCTTTTCTAATTTCTTTATTTTCTTTGTGTATTTTATCGTGGTCAGATTTTAATTTAATGTAATCTTTCTCCAAACCTTTATATTTTTGTTCATAAGTTTCAGCCCTCTCTTCTAAGATTGCGTTTCTTAATAATATTTCTCCGTATTTATTTGTTAAGTCTTTATTTGACTCTTCTAAATTTTGCAATCTTTTAGCAAAATCTTCAACTCCTTTTCTATAAACATCTTGGATCATTATAGTTAATCCAACTTCTTCTTTTTTAATTTTAATTTGCTCTTGTTCAGCTATTGCGGATTCTTTTTTATCTTGTATTTTTTTAGATTTCCTTCCTCCTAAGTATGCTATTATAGCTACTACTAAAGTGCCTAATTCTTTCCAGTGTTCCTGTAACAACATGTAATTCTACTTTATAAAAAAAGGAGAGAGGATTTTAATTTCTCTCTCCTAATTAGTATTAATTATTATTTGATTATGAATAAGCTTGTGCAGCTGGCAAACCAGCAGCTGTTGCTAAGGAATTAAATAAGGCTTCTACTGCTTGATGATAACCAACCTCTACACGTACAATGTAAGTGATTTTATCATTACTAGTACCTAAGTTCATTACAGGTGTTTTGATGTTAACTGTTAAAGCATAATCAACATATTGAGCTAGACCTTTTAATCTTGTCTCTTGCCCCATTGCCCACTTACCATAGTTGTTGCCTTCTAGTCTGTGAGTTCCATCAAAGTAGATTCTTGAACGCTCTTCTTGGTCTCTCAACATTCCTCCGTAAGCTTCTGGCTCTTCTGCAATTGATAACATTTTTACAGCAAATCTTCCTGTTCCTGCTATAAAGTTTTCACTAATCATTGTAGTGTAACCACCTGCAATACTAATTCTTGTTGAAGTTGCATAGAAAGGCATGTCATCTCTGTACTCTTCCGAACCACTCATGATAAAATCTTTACCTGTGATTTTAATACCCATTTTAGCTAAAGGATCATAAACTTTTTCAGCCTTTGTCCAAGAAATTCTTTCAAAGTCACTTGGTGCTTCAGTTACAAATAAATCTCTGAATTCATCTGAGCAATCTTCACAAACAATATTTGATAATACAGTTGTTGCATAACTAGTTTGGCATAATGCTGAAGCACCTGCTGTAATCACTAAATTAGGGTAAGCGGCTTGAATTTTAGCTAATTTGTTATCTCCACAATCATCATCTGCAAGAGTAATGTTGTAAGTTTCTGGGATTGCGTTACAAGTTTTACCTGCTACCCAAGCTTTAGCTACTATAGCTGAGCTCTCACATACTGCTGAAGCTTCTCCTAATGCTGAAAATACTGCTGTAGAGCTTATTGCATCTGTAGCTTTAAAAGTTGCTATTTGAGCTTCTGTTAATTCTGCAGTTACTGCTACTGTGTAGATTGCTACTCCGTCATTTTGAGCTTGTTTTAAAACTGAACCTGCTACAAATCCTGGAACATTATCAATTGTAGTTGTTACATCTACACCATCGTTTTCAATTGAAATTGAATAAACAAATCCTTCTGGTGCTTCTGTGTAACCTGCTGTACAATCTTCACATCCTTTAATGTAAGATGGAGTTGAAGTTGTAAAATCTGCTAATACAGTTGCTGCTGGAGCAAGTATTGTGTATACTGTTGCTGTGTCCTCTAATCTGTCTGATTTTACTACAGAAAATAAAGGATATTTTGATTGTACTCTACCTAAAGCTGTTTGGTCTCCTTTGTCTGCTAAAGTTAAGCTAAATGTTTTGTAAGCTACTTCATTAGTAATTGCTGTAAGAGAAGGAGATAAAGAATTTACTGGAGAAATATCAATATAATCAAGGATTGATACACCACCCATTAAAGTCATTCTTTTAGCTACATCAATTGCATTCTCAATAATTTCTTGCATTGTTGGCGCAACACCTGTTACTAGGTCTAAACCGTTTTCATCCACGTATGGATACTCTAAATACAGACTAACTTTTACTGAGTTGTCTTGATAACCTAAAGCTCCAATAGCTGCTCCTGATAAAGTAAAGTCAATTACATCTGAAGTGTTTTGAGAAAGTTTAATTTCTGTTCCTGCTTTTCCGTTGTACCCAATTATAAAAGAATCATTTTTAATACCTTTTACTTTTGGAGCAAACACTTTATAATCTACTACTTCTGATAATTTGAAAGGTAGAGAAGAAAAAGGTTTGTCTGTAATAGAACGTGTAGCTGCTAGAGGTGCTACTCCCATTTTAATTTGGAAATTAGTATCTTTAGGTTTACCATCAAACTTGTTTACAGCTCGTCTACCGTTCTGTGTGTTTGGTAAGGATAAATCTAAAATAGCCAATTGACCATTTGCAAGGTTTAGTGTACCTCCTGATGTTAAGACATTTCCATCAATTAAGTTGAATATTCTGTCTTGTCCTTTGTTTAAGCTCATTGTTGTGTTGTTTTTATTTAATATTTGAATTGTTGTTGTTATATTTTTTGTGCGGAATTTAACTTGTTTGCTTGATATTTTTCAGAACCATTATTAAGTTCAAATTCTGAAGCTGCTAAACTAATTACTCTGTCTGCTGTTTTATCATCCCACTCTAGGAAAGAGGTGTTTTTAAAATCACTTTCAGGGTCTTCTGAGTCTTGTAGTTCAATTTGTTTAGCATATCTGTAGTATGATAATACTAAATTTTCTATTTCAAAGTCTTCTTTATAAACTTTGATTTTATTTGAAGTGAGATTGTATGGTGCTTCTCGGTATTTAAATGATGGTTTATTAAATTCATCACTTAAGATGTTATTTCTATCATCATTTTTTATTTCAAATAAATCTATCTTTTGTTTTGTACAAATACCTTTGGTGGCTTCTGCATGTACACTTGATAGGTCAAAATAATTTTTTGGTAAAGGGAAATCTTGGGAATCTTTTTGAGGATTAGAAGATGAAATCAAATAGTCTTCTACTAATAAATGTTGAATATATCTGATTTCATCGTCTCCTTTTTTATCTAAAATAAATTCTTGAAACTTATTTTGAGATTCATTTAGAATTATTGCAAACCTACCTTTATCACATGAGATGCTATCTGTAGTAGCATTTTTATTTATCTTTATAATAAATTTTTGGTAAGCTTTATTTATATCCATTAATTCTAAGTCAATTTATTAAAAATCAGTTCTTGTATTTCTTCTGATTTCACTGCTCCTTTTGCGGCTATTTTTAAGTTAGCTCCTAAATCTATATCATCTAGGTAAATAGCTCCCATCTTTCTTTTAATAGAACCTTTTCTAAGTAATTCTTTAAGTGTTGAGAATATTTTTAATTCTTCTTTACCTTCTTTTGTTTGGAAAAATGTGTAAGTTTCAACAAATATTGAAGCATTTTGGTATCCGTTCTCTTTGTTATTCAACCACTCTGTAAATACACTGTTTAATGCTGCTTCATCTGGGTTATTAGTACTAGGGATTCCTAAGTAATCCAAGATAACTATAAGGTCGTCTTTGTTTTGAGTTAACATTGTAAAGAATAATCCAATAGCTTTATTTCTTTCTAAATCTTTTCGTTGTTTTAAGTCTACAACCTGTTCTATATTTTGAACTGCAAATTGAGCTTTAGTTCTAAATGTTGGATCTTCCTCCATTGATTTAGGAGCTAGATTTGCATGTAACACTGCAGAGTATAAAGATAATAAATCCATAGGATTACTAGTTGAGAAAGTTAAATCTTTTACTAGATTTGTGGAGGCATTGTCCCAAAATGAATCTTCATCTCTAGGTTGGATGTGAGTTAAAATTCCTCTACCTTTAATAGCTTCAACAGGGTCTATGATGTATTTTTTTAACCCTTTTAATACTTCTGCTCTTGCTTTTGGGTCTGGATATAATCTAACTAATACTTTAGAATTTTCGTGAAGACCTGTATCCCAAACTCCTCTGTCACCATCCCAAACTGCCATAGGTACTGAAGTTCCTATTTCTGGGTTTAGTATCTTTGTAGTATCATGTGCTATAAAACCATCTGGGGCTTGAGTATCTAACTTAGGTACTACTTTATAAATTGTATCTGATGAAATATCAAATCCATGAACTTTAATACTAAATTTTTCGTCTGTATTTTTTAATGCTGCCATTTTACTTTTTTTTGGTTTATTATCTGCAAAAATACAATATTAATAAGCCTAAATAAAATTACTTACAAACTAGATTTACATATTACCCCAACTTTTACATTGGGGCTTTTTTATTTTTTAAATTAATTAAATCCTTTTCTTGCTGCTTCGTCCAATTCTATAACTACAAATCGAGTTAAATCTCTAACGTGTAATGCTACAGAAGAGTGAATCCAGAATGATTGAGCCATTGTTTTGTATGAACTAATAACGTCAGAAGCTTTTTTGTTATTGTAACGTCCATTGTCAGAACCCCAATATGTCATTTCTCCTTCTGGTTTTACCAAGTAGATGTTAGCTTTAGTGTTACCACCTTCAATAACTGTTGCTCCTTTTGGCATAGTTTTATTGTTAGAGTAGTAAGAATCTGCTACGTCCCAAATTACAAGAGAGTAAACTGTGTGTGCTCTATTGTTTGAATGCATGCCTTTTTGGAAACGGTCTGTCATCGGAATGTTATTCAAAGACGGGTCTTCCTCAATTTGAAGATTTCCAATTCCAGGAATATAAACTTCTGTAAAACGTACAGGAGCTAATTTTAAATTCAACAAGTTTCCTGATACAGGATTAGTTGGTAAAACTCTGTCAGAACCCATGAAAGGCGCTAATGATGCAACTTGTGCTCCAACTTCCTCTTTAAAGATTTGATAGATATTATCTACAGCTTCTTTACCACCTTTAAATTTAACAACTCTTTCCTCTGCAGGTTTGTCATTAGCTCTAAATACGTATTCTACTGCTTCTTTGATGTGTGCTCTAGTGATTCCACCTGGTCTACCATATTTGATAAGTTTTCCTCGGCGAATTTGATGCCACAATCCTTCATTTAATCTTGCTACTCCACTTGACTCACGGATTACACCTGCTTTTTGGAAAAGTAATGCTTGAGCTACTAATTTCTCATGCTCTCTGTGAACTAAGAATTCCATAGTTGCTCCAATACGCATAGAAGATGATTTAGCTTTACCTGTAACTCCATCTCTATCTGCAATTACTGCAAATTCTCCTAAGTCCATAGCTTCGTTCATAAGGTCATCAACATAAGCTCTTGCGTGTGCTGTAGCTCCACCCATAGTTTTTCTATCGGCTGATCCTGTAACCATAGCTTCAACACCTGACATGTTTCCTAATTGGAATTGGCAAGTCATAGTAGTTGGAGAATCCATAAAATCTACGTTAGAGTAGTTTTGTGCATATTCACCAAACATTGTGTGAGCTACTTTGTAATACTGAATACCTTTAACAAGTAATGCAGCATCATAATAAGCTCTCTTAGATGTAGAAACTAGTTTCACTGAATGTTCAAAACCTTCATTACGCATAACTACTTCATCGTCTTGAGATACAACTAATTGCTCTCCAAATAAAGGGTCAGCAGAAATAATATCTCCTGGAGCGAATTGTTTAGTAAGTACAATTTTGAAAGCAGACTCATCTAAACCTGGAAAATCTTGGTTTGAAGTATCTCTAATAGTTGTACAGTTTGTTGTTTCTTTGATAGCAATGTCATAAGTGAATGAACCATCTGTGCCATTTACTTCCATTACTGCTTTGTCAGCCAATAATTCTCTGTACATTGGGTAAGTTGTTCTTGCTTGCTGTCCCCATAAAGACATAAGTCCTAAGTGGTGTTTATTTGGGTCTTCTTGATACCAAGCTCCCATAGAAGAAAGGTCTTGGTATCCTTGAATACTTTGGACTGTCTTTCTATCTGTAAACTTAATTACGTGGTCTCCATTAAAAAGAGACTTGTTTGATTGCGTAACGCTCATTGTTGTGTTGTTTTTATTATTGAATTGTTGTTGTTATATTCCAAAATCAAATGGAACATTTGTATCTTCTGTGGTTGTTGCTACTTTTTTAACTTTATCTTTTGGTACGAAACTAATTGTTTTGTAAGTTTGGATATTATCTTTTCTTTTAATATCTAAAGATTTTAATTTCAAGTAGTTTTCTTTGTCGGCTAAAAAGTATATTAGTTCTTGAGCTGTTTCTGGATTCTCCATCATCTTCTCATATAAACTGTCAACTTCTAAAACTCCTTCTTGATTTTCTCTTGTGGCTAAATCAATTAATTTTTTAACTTGACTATCTTGAATACCTAAATCTTTATAGCTTTTTGAAAGAGAAGTTCTATAAACTTTTAACTGTTCTTGCTCTTTTACTTTTTCTTGTTTTAGAGCTTCTTCTGTTTCTTCTAAATGTTTATCATAGTTACTTTGGTGGTATCCTACAATTTTTTTAGCTTTTTCATCAAGAGTGAAGTCTTTTTGTGCAAGTTTGGTAAGTTCTGTAGCTTCTTTTTCATCTAGTCCATTTGCTAAATGCTGTCTATAAACTATATTAGCGCAAGTATTTTCATCATCTAAATCTACTTGTTCAAAGGGTCTTTGAATAGAATTTGTGTCTTGAAAGATTTGAGTTAAGTCTCCTCCTTCTTTTATGATGTTTATAAGTCTTTTTTTGTGGTCGTCTAAACCTTCAACACTAGTGTACTTTTCTTTAAGTTCTTCGTCTTTAAAAGCTTTTTGATTTTCTAGAATTTCTAAGTATCTGTCTTCATCTAAATCTTTCAATTCAGATAACATTACTTTACTTCCGTCTTCATTTACAATTTCTGCATCTGCCCACTCACCTCTTTCAATTAACTTTTGAGCTAATTTTGAATATTGATTAGGTTTATTATCTAAATCTAATTCTGCAGGCTTTTCTTTTTTTTCTTCTATTGTCTCTACTTCTTCTTTAGAGACAAAATCAATATCAGGAGTTTCTTCTTTAGCTTTATTTTCTACCTTTGCTTCAGGTATTTCAAAATCAAACTCGGCTAGAGATTCAAAGCTAGTGCTTCCTTCTTGAATGTTATCTACTGTCATTTATGTTACAAATTTATTGGTTTTTACTTTAATACGAAAATTACTTATATTATGGCTTATAGCCTTATTAGATATTTAATTACTTAAATATTATTTAATTTATCCTGGATTATACAAAGCTATTCTTTCTGCTGAAGCCATCTTATCCCTTTGTACTTGTAGGGACTCTTGTTGAAGCTCAAGCTTTTTCTGCTCAAACTCTTTTTTAGTTTTAAAATCCTCTTCCTTTAATTTACTTAAAGATTTTTTCATTTCTATCTCCTCAAATTTCATACTGTTTTGTAAGTCTGTTTGGGCTGCAGATTGTATTCTATCAAAAGATTCTGCGTTTGCGTCTTTATCTGAAGCTCGTCCCAAAGCATTTATCTCTTCCCTTTCTATAGCATTATCTCTATCTTTTTGACTTTCTGTTTGAGTGAATAATCTATCAGCGTCTTTTTCAGCTTTAATTGCGGCTAAGTTTTTATCTGCTAATTCTTGTTCGTGTGCTCTCTGTGCTTCTACGTCTCTTTGTTTTTCTATTCTATTTTGATTACCAAAAGATAGTAAATCTGTAATAGTTTTTGCTTTAACAATTTGAGCAAAGTCTAACATATCTGAACCTTGAGTATTGTTTTGTAACATTATATTTTTAAGGTTTTCCAACTCTTTTTTATCATTAGAATTATTTGTGGAAACAATTCCAAAATGTCTTAAAGGAAAATAAGGATCAGATAGTTCTATAAAGGTTTTATCACCATCCGATTTTGTATAGTAATAAGATACATCTTTATAATTCTTTTGGCAATATTGCGCTACAACTAAGTGTACGTGAGTTGCTTTTTTGTTTGCTGTTGACATTGCTGAAAATAAAGGCTCTGTTTGGGCGTAAGAGGCTGTCAAACCTTGCTTGATTCCCTCAGCTGTTGAATACTCACTAGCTGCACCTATTCTTTGAGGGTTTATTCCTATTTGCTCTAAAGCTAAAAGTTTATATCTTTCAGCTAAGTTCATTCTATTATTAATTTGGTCTGTAAAAGTTATAGATTGAGACATGAATGTATTCATACCTTGTCCTGCCCCTTGCATGTTTTGTTTTTTAGTGTCAATAGGTACAATACCTATTTCTACTGCGGCTTCTCTAAGCATTTCTAAAGTGTGCTTAGTATCTACATTATCTTTATATTCAGATGGTAAATAATTTACGTCAAATAATAAGAATGTTCCAATTTCTTTTTCCAGTAAGTTGAATATTTGATTCATACAAATATTATACATTACTATAAAAGGTCTTAATTTTTTAGCTATTGAATTTCCAATTATTCCTGCGACAGGAAGTTTCATATCATAGATGTTACTATCACCTTTGATTTGATAATCTAATGCTTCTCCACCTATATATAAATCTTCTGATAAATAAGAGTTCCCTGCATTTATTTTTGCGCCCCATCTAATTTGAGGCATGTACGTGAAAGCTATAGTATTTGGCTCTGGATTTGACTCAATTTCTTCAAGAGTTACTTTAGTAAGTTTTTTAATTCCATTTTCTACTAAAAAATCTTTAATTAAATCATCAGTAACTATTTGTTGATCTGGAATTCCATCTTTTGTAATATAATTTAAAATGCCAATCCTTTGATAACTTCTCCAATATCCTTCTGTGATTTGAATTAAATCACTTCTAACATCAATATCTCCTCTTAATTGTTTTGCATAATAATTAGTACTATTATTTTCTCCTTTATTCATAGGGGAGAACCAAGTAGCTTCCTGTTTTGTAGTTCCATCAGGGTTTATAACTGTAGATTCTCCAAGTGGCACATCAAATGCATCTTGAAGTTGTAAAGTCATGTCATATTCATAATACCCTTCAAATGGTACGTATTGTTGTTTTGAAAAATTATTATTTAAAAGGTTTCTAAATGAATTGCCTTCCCTACCTGTAGAATTATTATCTAAATTTTTATTGTAATATCCTGAAAGTTTTTGTTGTTGTTCTGCAGTGAGTTTGCTTCCCCAGCGGTCTAATATATCAGAGGGTGATAAATAATGTATTCTACCTACATATTCTCCGTCTTGTGGGTATTTTATATTCACATCCTCAGAAAAGAATGTTGTCATAGGACTCCAAGTTTCAGGTCTGTAGAAATCATACCCTATATGATAATGCCTAAACCATCTACCTGTTAATAAATAATCAGTTATTTCCTCATTATTCATTTCATCCATTTCAAATCGGTCTCTGTCTTGCTCTAGGGTTTTTTGTGCCCATTCTGCAGCTTTAGTTTTCCAATTTTTATTCATGTCTTTTTCGATAACTTCTGGAGCAATTAATGCATCTTTCTGTTGTTGTAAAGATTGTAGGTATTGTTGCTGTTCTTCCTCTGATTGAAAATCTTGTTTATCTAAATCAACTCCAGCCTCTACAAGTTTTTTCTGTAACTCTAAATCAAATAACTGAGTAGCGTAAGCTTTTACTTTTTCTGTCTTATCTCTAGTGTACTCATTTTGGGAAAAGGTATCTCTAGTGTCAATTATGTAATTGTCTTTAAACTTTCCATACTCCCCTACAATTTGATTCACTATCATTCCTAGAAAGTCATAGTGCCTAACGTTGGAAGAAATTTGAACTTCACTTACTAAATCTACAAACTCTTGAGTTTTATCAGAAAGTCCATAATCAGACAGCACCATCTCTCCACGTATCATCTTATAGTAATCGACAAACTCTATGTTTTTACGTAACTGCCTTAAACCTATTTGTTCTAGTCTATCTAAGTTAGCTTCTACCCATTTTGGATTCTTTTTAGAATCAGGTATGGCTTGAGGAGGTAGTGCTGAAGAATTCTCTCCAGATAATCCTACACCGTTAAAAAAGTTATGATATGCGTTATTACTCAAAATACTAAATTTAGTGTGTTTTAATTTACAAATTTAAGTTTTATTACTTATATTGCAAAATTCCTTAAATAGTTAGTGCTAAAACAGCTTTCTACGAGTGTGTGTAAATAATTTATTTTGATTAACTCTAATGCTTTCTTCTCTTCTTACAGGCTCTTTTAATCTAGCCTCTACGTATGTGGCATCAAGATAGTGAGCCTGTATTAAAGCTATTCCAAAAGTGGTTATCCTATCGTGATTTTCACCTTCTCTATAGTTTATCATTTCTTCTAATAACATCTCATCATTTACAAGCTCTATTCCTAAAACAGTATACTCTTCGTTATTTTCATCTAATAGTTTATGAGTTGCTTTGGCATAATTAACTGCTTTATTTATAATTGTAGATTTATTTCCAGATGGTGATATACCATAAGTCCTTCTATTGTTACTTTTTAAAACTAAGTCTCCTGCTACATTAAAAGATGGAACTAAATAGGTTTCTGTTTGTTTTATGGTATCAAGGTATAATTTAAACTCCATATCTTCATTTTCCATAAGACATTCAGCATTGTAAGCTTCTAATAGCATGTGTCCCCATCTATGAAATTTACTATGGGGGTCTGGTCTTGAAGTATATATTGCAGCTATTCTATCTCCGTATTCGTCATTTCCTGATTGTCTTTTATATATTACAAAGCAACCTAAAGAGTCACTATCAGCTTGTTCTTGCTTGTAATCATCTAAAGACGCTACATATAAGCCTCTTGGTGGCTTTTCTGTTGGGAAATCGCCAAATATTATTGCAGGGGAATCATGATAGCCTCCACCATGTGGAAACTGAGGTAGTATCTTATCAGAAGAATTTGCTACAACTTTCCCCATGTCTCTAGTTATATCCATTTTTCTTCCTGTAAGACCTTCTTCTCTTATTCTATTAAGATGTTTTTTACCCTCTTCATGTGGAAAAGGGTTAGTCTTAGAAGACAATAACATTTCTTCTGGGTCTATTGGATGATATAATTTTTCTTTGGTTGCAAGTTTATGATCTCCTTTTACTTTTTTTCTAGCTTCTAATAAAACTTCTTTAGCTAACTTCCAATTAGTTATTTTAATTTTTATCTTTTCTAAATTTTTAGATTGGGATTTTTTTAAAAATTCTGCTAAGTTAGAATCTTTTTTAATAAGCCCTTCTTTTTGGCACATTTGACCTGGTATGAATGTTCCAAATTTTCTCTCTTTCCAAGTTCTATCTTCTAAATCTACTCTACTATTTAATATATCCCACTGCATTCCTAGTACATCATTTGCTGCTGGATCACTTAAAACTTTAAAAGCATCTTTTGCCAACTCTTCATTACCCGCCGTTCCTGAAAGAATTACAACGCATCGTTTAGCTGTAGTTGCCCCTAGTGCAGGTTTTAAAGCTGCTAATTGATCTATAAAAGCTACTTTCATAATCTCATCAATAACTACTGCGTCTGGTGTGTAACCTGCTAAAATCTCAGAACTGCTACTTCCTCCTTTATTTAAGTTTATAATGTGTAATATGGAAAGTATTAAGTTTTTACCATCTTTTTTCTTTAACCCTAACTCTATTTTTTTAGTCCAATCATCATTTATATTATAAATTTTAAAGGCAGGGTTTTTTTTAAGAGTTGTTATTTTAAAGTTAGCTTCTATTTGGTCAAGATCTTTTGTACTTCCTCCTGCACACAATATATTTAATTTACCTATTGTAGCGCACCAATCTAAATGAGAAGCTAATAAAGTTGTTTTAGCTGCTCTACGTGTAGCAGCAAGAAAGAGCATTAACCCGTCTTTTTTTGCTTTAGCATAATTATCTTGTATAACCCACCACTCATTGTCTCTAGCGGGAGGAGAACCTATCTTATTATATAATTCTAATTCTCCTGTTAAAGGGTTTACTCTTTCGTCTGGATAAGATGTAACAAAAATATTTAAATGATAATAAAGCCAAGGTTCAATGTGAACTCCATCTATTATAATACCATTTCTTATTTTTTTAAATTCATCAACATAAAATTGAAGTGTTTCTTTTTCTTGCTCCCAATAGTGTTTAGATGTATTCCATTTTGGAATATCATCCATATAAATAAGCATCTCGTTTTTAGGAAGACTTGTAAAATCTATTCCCATTTTTTCTAAGATAACGTTTATTTCTGGATATAAAGGGGAATCTCCTCCAGCTAACATATCATGCATTGCTAGTTGGGCTTTCTTATTATCGTGAAAAATTATACCATCTGTTTGTGTACTGTCCTCTTTAATATTTAAACTTGAAAGGGTATCTTCTATAGAAGAAACTGCTTTGAAAAGAGCATTGTGAAATGCTATTTCACTTGCCCTTAAATCAATATCTTTTATTTTTGTTAAGTCAGAGTCTGTAGTGTAGTTATCCGCCCTATTTGTGTGAAGTTCTATAATAACAATAGTCTCTTTTACAAAATCTTTAAATGTTTTTAAATCTCTATCTGCATCATGTTTTTTTACAAAAGTTTTTAATCTTTCTAAAATAGCTTTAACTAATTCATTTTGTACTTTAAATTCCTCTTCTCTTAGTTCAACTGTTGATTTTGACTTTCCCTTTAACTCTTCTGCGGAGTCTTTTCTTTTTATTTTTGTCCAATCATTATCTGTTAAGTACTTCTTATATTTTAAGAAATGCGGTTTGTTTTTATTTATAGCGTCCTTAATTGTACTGCTCATATTTATATAAATGAAAATAACCTCTCAGTAACTAAACTAAGAGGTTTTAAATTGGTTTTTAGATGTTTAGTAAGCTTTTTAATTCGTTCACTAAGTTTTTCATAGCTCCAGATTTTACTTGAGATTCTTTAACTTTATTAATAAATCCTTTTTCTTTTTCTTCAATTTCTGAGGAGTTATTTATAAAGAAATTATTTTTTGGTATTCCTGATTCTAAATTTTTACAGAGTTCTAGTATGTTATCTTCTAATTTAGTTTCTAACTCTTTTACTTCTACATACCCATCGACTAAAATATATAGTTTATGACCTAGTATTTTTAAATCATTTTTATAGAGAGATACTTCTGTAAACACTTCAAAAGCAATACCTTCAACATCCTCTTCAAATTCAGACTCTATTAAAATTTTAGCTATATCGTTTTTTCTAGCTTCTAAATCTTTTTCTTTCGCCGAAATTAGTTCTTGATATTGTAAATACTGTTTATAAGTGTTTACAATTTTATCATATAATAAATTAGTCTTCATTCTGTGCTTTTTTAATTCTAATCTTTTCAATTAAAGTGAAGTAATCTTCATCTGTAACTTCTCTTAGAAAACTTACACTTGTTTTATTTTCTACTGCGATTTTTTGTATTAAGGAGAATAATACATCTCCAAATGAGTAGCTATCGTTTTCTCTTGAAAACTGTTTTAATTCTTCTAGGCAATTTGCTTTATAATTCAATTTTGTGTATTTTTTAATTTATCTTACTACAGTTCCTGATATTTTCATAACTATACTATTTTCTACTTCGTCTTTTGTGTAGAAAAAAGTTACTGTCTTTGTGAAATCTCCAATGTTTGTTGTGTCATAGGTAATTTCTATGATATGATTATTTTCTTCTGAACCAATTATTTTGGCAGTTGTACACGCTTGGCAACCGACTTTAAGTCTTGCTGAGTCGATTTCTACTTCTATTTGAACTTGAATAGTTGAGTCTTGCTTGTACTTTAAGTCATTAAAATAAATCCAATATAAATTATCTATTTTTTCTACTCTTGCTTTTTCTAGACTTAATATTTTTACTATTTCCATTTATTTCTTATTTGGTATGTAAACTGATTCATATCCTTCTAATGTTTTTTGCTCTTCCCATTTTCCATCAGGACAAATTTCTGAATTCCATTCTGCCTTTTTTCTAATATTACAACCACACTCGTTATGTAAGCAAACCCCTACAAAATGTTTAACTCTGAAAATATAATCTAAAACTCTATTTAAGTACAACTTTAACTTTTGAATTTTTGTATATTCATTAAAGTTTAAAGAGTTGTAAAAACAGTATTTACATATTTCTAATCTGTCTAGTGCATATTGTGGAGTTTCTTTTTGCGGAAACATTCTTGATAATAATGCTCTGCTTATTTTTCTTAAAATATTTTTCATTTTACATAAAAGATTCTTCGTTGTGAATTATAACTTCTGTTGTTAAAAGTGTTCCAATAACACTTGCTGCATTTTCTAGTGCTACTCTTGCTACTTTTGTTGGATCAATAATACCTTCTTTAAAAAGGTTTGTCCATTGCTCTGTTTTAACATTGTAACCCATTCCATATTGAGTCTTTATAAATTCTGACTCTTTTATTCCAGCGTTTTTTAGAATTTGGTAGTAAGGGTAGTGTAAAGCTTTTCTAATAACTTCTACTCCTTTTTTCTCATCTGAATTACTTGTTTTTACTTTATCTAAAGCTGAAATAGCGTGTATGTAACTTGTACCTCCACCTGCTACAAAACCTTCCATAATAGCTGCTTGAACTGCACCTAAAGCATCATCAACTCTATCTCTTTTTTCTTTGATTTCTACATCTGAAAAACCTCCTATTTTTATTAGAGCTACACCACCTGTTAGTTTTGCTAATCTCTCCTCTTTAAAAGTCAGTTCTCTCCCTTTTTCTTCTTGCTCGATTTGATTCTTTAAAGTTTCAACTCTTTCTAAGATATTTTCTTTTTCTCCAAATCCTCCGATAATAGTTGTCAACTCTTTTTTAACAATTACTTTTTCTGATTGACCTAGCATATCTAAAGTTACATCTAATAAAGAAGTTCCTTGTTCTTTTGAGATAACTGTACCTCCTGTAACTGAAGCTACATCTAAAAGGGTTTCTTTTCTTCTGTCCCCAAATCCAGGTGCTTTTACACAAGCTACTTTCAACTCTCCTTGACTTGCGTTATAAGCTAAAGTTTTTACTATAGATTCTTCTACATCTTCAGCAATTATAAGTATTGGTCTAGAGTTTTCTACTGAAAGAGTTAAAATAGGTAACAAGTTATTAATGTCATTGATGTACCCATCATATAGTAAGATTAAAGGATTTTGTAGGTTAACTTCTAACTTTGATATATCATTAATAAAATAAGAAGACATGTAACCGTTATCTAAGTTCATTCCTTCTGTAAATTCTACTTTTGTTTCAGTGTTTGAAGATTCTTCTACTTTAATAACACCTTCTTTACCTACCCTTTTTAAGGTTTCAGCTATAAGATTTCCAATTTCTTTATCTCCGTTTGCAGATACTGTTGCTATCTGTCTTTGAACTTCAATAGTGTCAGCTTTTTTTGATAACTTATGTAGTTGTTTAGTCACAACTGTAACTGCTTTATCAATACCCTTTTTAAGCTCTGTAAGACTTACTCCTTCTTGAATTACATAATACCCCTCTTGAAGGATTGCTTGAGCTAATACAATACTTGTAGTTGTTCCATCAGATGCTAATTCTTCTGTTTTTGAAGCTACTTCTTTAACTTGTCTTGCGCCAATATTTTCAATTGGGTCGTTTAGTAATATTGATTTAGCTACTGAAACTCCATCTTTAGTTACTACATCATTTAAAGCGTCTCTACTAATAATTACGTTTCTACCTTTAGCTCCTAAAGTTACCTTTACTGCGTTTGCTAATTGGTCTACCCCTGCTTTTAATTTTTCTCTTGCGTCTTCTCCAAAAATTATCTGATTCAAATCTTTATTGTTTTAATTTTTATTTATAGTAAGCTTCATTCTGTAATGTCTCTACTGCAGCGTATATATCTGCTGTTTTTATTGTTTGCCTTGAGTATGAACTCGCTAAGTAATATTTTGGTAACATACTTGCAAATTTACTTTGAAATGGTAGAGTAAAATGTTTACAAGCTCTTATATACAGCTTGTTTTCATCTCTGTAGTAGTCCATCATTCCTATTCTATGCTTCCAAAAATCTAACTCTTTTTCTACTGTTGGTAAATCTTTACCTTTACATTTATAGTGTAATTTTTTTCTTTTGCCGTTTGCTAATATTTTATTTATATATAGAACTCCTAGATATGGAAAGTTTATTGAGTAAATATCTCTCTCTTTAGTTTGTTCTACGGCGAAATTAAAAAGTTCTTTTTGAATTCCTAGACAAGTTTCATAATCATATCCTAAAGCTTTACTAACTTCTAAAGCAATGTCCTCTGAATAGGATATTTCATTTGTATCTTTCATTTTTTAATTGTGAAATACTAATGTATATAGTTTTATTTTTTTACTTATAAAAGAATCTCTAAGTTTTTTTAAATCTTCATTCAAGTCAAATTTTCTTAAGTTTGTTTTTGAAGAAATTAAATAGCCTTTGTCTCTTAAATGTTTGTTTATTCCATGTAAGTAGTTTTTCTTTTTATCTAAATCTTCAGAAATCATTTCTAAAGTTTCATCTGTAAGCCCTTTTCTTATGTAATAAATCAAAATATTTTTTTCAAAATCTCTTAACCTGTCTTTACCCTTAAACTTTATAGTGCTATAAACTGTTAATATAGTGTCTACCATATCAATCTCGTTATTATATTTACATTTACTTATGTGAGTTTCTGGTAAAGCCAAAGTTTTTATTTTTTTAATATATGCAAATATATTAACTTTATATCTATGTTGCAAATAAATATATAAAATATAACAAAACTTTAACATTTAAATACTGTAATTTAATCTATTTTATTTTTAAAAGGTTATTTATTATTTTTGTAGCTCAAATAAAAACAAAACCAATGTTAGATTATGAAGACTTCTATTTCCAAATTTGGAACTATTTTATAAGTGAAAGTGATGTTTCATTTGATTATAGAGAAGAAAATATAGATTTTATAAGATCTGTTTCTTTTTCTTTTTTTAAAGAATATGAAAAGAATAATGTAAACGTTTCTGTTTACGGAAAAGTGTTAAAAATATTTTTTACTAATCTATTTTTACATTCGCCAAAAACATTTGATGTAGGAGAAATTAGAGATTTTAATTGTTGTTGAATTGTTGAATACCTTTAAGCCTCATTAATTTGGGGCTTTATTATGTTAAAGTTTAGATAACTAGTGAAATTAATGTTTAATTTATTTTTTTATTTAAAAACTTATTCTTATATTTGTACTTTAAATAGACAATATGAAAAATGATTTTGATGGTATTTAGATTAAACGGCGGAACAGAAGTTTAAAATTATTTCGGTGTATCCCCCTCTCAGATAGTATCTTTGAGCCTAAAGCTGTTAGTTGAGCCGAGAACTTTTACACAGCTTTTTATTATTGATTTGTAGCACAATTGGTTAGTGCAAACGACTGTTAATCGTTAGGTTAAAGGTTCGAGTCCTTTCAAATCAGCAAAATTTTATCATAGTTTAAAGCAGATGTGGAAACCCTGAAATAAAACAAAATATTATTAAAGATTTAACCCTTTATAGAATTTAAAACATTGGTTTCCACCTTGGATGTTTTATTTTTTATTTAGGGTTTTTTATTTTTAATATATGTTTCAAATAGTAGAAAATTGGGAAAAAAGAAAAATTATAGAATCTTTAACTTTAGATTCCTTAATTGAAAGAATTAGAAATCCCTCTTCTGATTTTTTAAATAAGGTTTCGGAAATAAGAAACCTACCTAGAAAATCAAAAGAATATGATGATATAAAAAGAACCCTCCCTTGTTTTACAACAGCATTTAATTTTAGAGGTTATATTTCCAATAAAAATATTGGAAGTCCTACAGGTTATTTATATTTAGATATTGATAATGTAGATAACATAAATTTAGACCATCCATCTGTTGTTTTTTATTGTAAATCTATATCAAACAAGGGTTTTAGTATAATTGTTGGTGTGATAGGTGTTACTTCTGAAAATGTATCAAAAATAACTCAGTCAGTTGCTCAAGAATTAGATATTAAACTAGATACAGATGCTATATCTAAAGATAGATTAACCGTTATCAGCTATGACAAAGAGGCTTATTATAATCCTGAACATACTTATTTTCTGTATGAAAGTGGAGTGCTAAAAAACCCCCACTACAATACTAAACATTATAATATAATTAGTAACGATTGTAATGGGGGTAAAATAATAAAAGATAACTTTTGGGAAGTTACTAAAGATATTGATTTTAATGGAGAACTATATAAAGATTATGGCAAAGAAAAATTAGGGTATATAAAACTTATGACACCTTTTAAAGATGTAGAAGATGGTCATAGAAATACAACAATGAATAAAATATGTTATTTTATAAAAGGTTTAAACCCACAAGTAGAAAAAAATATAATTTATAGTTATTTAGAAGCTATAAATATAGCTAAATTTAAGCCAAAATTAAGAGAGGACGAAATAAGGTCTATTTTAGATTCTGTTTTTAGAATAGAGAATATAAAATTATATCCTAATGAATTTAGAAGATTTATTTATAATCCTGATTATGAATTGACAACTACTCAAAGAAGACAAGAAAATATGAAAGCTATTGGTAAAGATAAGGTTGATAAAACAAAAAGTGAGCTTCTATACTTTATTAATAATTGGGATTTTACTAAACTTGGTAAAATAACACAGTTAAAACTAACAACTATAAGTTGTAAAAACAAAAAGACGATTGAAAAATATTACCCTTTATATAAAGAAAAAATAAAGGATTTAAATTTGTGTAGTAAGTTTTAATTTTGTATATTTGTATAATAAAAAATATTATGATAATAGAAAGACCAGTTTATTTTATAGAAATAGTAGGAGATGTAAAAGAATATGCTTCTCAATTACCTTCTACAATAATAACAACCTATGAAAGTCTTATAGATACAACTTACATAGTTGTGGCGGGGGATGAAAATAATTATGCCAACCAAGTTGAAAAACAGTACAGAGAGATACATTCAAGTTTAAAGAATAAAAAAAACAAAGGTGATTTGACTATCAAATATCTTAAAGATGGAATAAACTTTAAAAATATTTAAGTATGGTTTACAAACCAAGACATTACCAAGAAGACTGTATAACAGCAGGACTAGAAGTTTTAACAGATAAAAAAGGAAGGAGAGCTGTTTTAATTGCGGCAACTTCATCTGGAAAAAGTTTAATAATTGCTGAGATTTCAAAAAGATTAACAGATGGTAAAACTTTAGTTCTTTCTCCAAATGTTGAAATTCTTGAGCAGAACCTTCAAAAAATAGAGAGTTTTGGTATTTATCCTTCTGTTTACTCTGCTTCGGCGAAAAGAAAAGAAACAGAAGGAAATTTAATATATGGCACTCCAAAATCTATAACTTATGAAGTATTTAGAGAGTTAAATATAAAGTACGTAATAGTTGATGAGTGTGACCATGCAAGTAAGCCAACTTCAGAGTTAATTAAACTACTTAAAAAATTAAAAGTAAAATCAGTTTTAGGCTTAACAGGTTCTGCAATATACATGGAAAACACTTTAGATGGTAGTGTTTCAAGAATTATGACTCAAGTAAAAGGAGCATATTTTAACGAAATATGTAAAGTTGTAGATATTAATTATATGGTGGCTAATAAGTATTGGTCAGACATCAAGTATTTTGACCTTTTTGATGCTTCTAAGAAAGATTTACTTGAACTTAATAAATGGGGCTCAGAATTTACAGAAGAGTCTCAGAAATCGTTTTATGAAGCTTGTAAATTAAAAGATAAAGTTGTAAATTTTTTAAGCCGTTTACCTAAAGGAGAAGATGCTATAGTTTTTGTGCCAAGTATTTATGATGCAGAAGAATTACAATTATTAATTCCTAATTCAGTTTTTGTTCACTCTAAGATGAATAAAAAAATAAGAAAAGAAAATGTTGATGGATTTAAAGGTGGTAATTATAAAGTTATGATAAATGTTGGGGCTTTACTAGTAGGATTTGATAAGGACACAATGATAAACCTTATAGATTGTACAGCTAGTAATTCAATAAGAATTTATATTCAAAAAATTGGCAGAATTGTCCGCAAACATAAAGATAAAAAAGAAGGTAGAATTATAGACTTCGTAGGTAATTATCAAAGACATGGTCACGTACATAATCTAAATTATGATTACATACAAGGGTATGGATGGGGATTATTTAAAGGTGATGAAATCATAACAGATGTACCTTTAGGTTTGGATAAAAAAATTACTAAAGACTATCTTAGAAACGGCGGGAAAATAAATATAGAGTATGTATTTGGAGAGTATAATCCAGGAACAGAGAAGTTAGATTTCGGTGTAAATCAAAATTATAGTATAAAATATTTGTACTACAGAAAAAGACATTACTTAAAGTATTTATATGACTGTGGATTTAAACATTCAAATAAAGAGTTAGAAAGACAATTAAATTTAATTTGGAATAAAAAATAAAACAAAATGGAAAAAAAGATAATAACTCAAGATTTTTTTATATCTGATGACGGGTATATAAATATTAGATTAAAAGTTACAACAGAAGATAAATTTGATAGAGAAAAAATTGTAGCTGATTTAATGGGGAGAGTTTATAAAAAAGAAGGTTTTGAACTTCTTAAAAATACAGAAGTTGACCAAATGTATTTTCATAACCAAAACCCATTAACTGTTTTAAAAGATTTAAAAAAGCAGATGATTGAAAAAATGGAATATATTTTTGATGAAGCTATATCTAGATAATTATGTCAAATACTTATAAACATAAAAACAAAGGTAAATATAACAATGGTTTATTAGAAGAACTACCTACAGACTTAGGGAACCTTTTTGATAGATTAAATAATGATTGGGGAGAGTTTAGAAAAGCTAAAAAAGATTTATCAGATAAAATCGCCGAAAAAGAAATGAAAGAAGAAGTGAGAATAGAACTAGCAGGAGAAAATTTAGACTTTGAAATTCCCGAACAAGAAGATATAATAAACAAATACAATACACAATGGAATGGTACGACTACATAGAATTAGAAAATATAAAAGCTACATTTGGTTCTTTTAAAATATTAGATGAAATTGATGTATTAGATTACCAACCTATTTGTGAGTTTTCAAAGATTGTACAAAACTACTTAAAAATTAAAAATATAGAAAATGATAGCAGCGAAATGTACTAGATGTGGATATGTAGGTTGTAATGGGAATAATATGATATGTTCTCCAAGAACTCAGGAATTAGTAGATGGTTATAAAGAATCTATAAAAATAGGTTTTGACGTAGAAAAGTATAAAACAATTCATCAATCACACGTAGAAATAAATCCCTACTCTATAGAGCAACAAGTTAAACAGAAAATAGATTACTTGATATTTAAATTATTACAACTAGAAAAATATGATAATTACTATGTTAAAATAGAAGATGTTTTAAATTTATTTTTGGCAAAAAAAGAATAAAAACAGAAAAATAAATTTGCATAATTAAAATATTAATTGTATATTTGTATAATGATAAGAAAGTACTCAAAAAAAGGATTAGAGAAACGTAAAACTGAAAGAGATTGTCTACCAGAATTTTTTAAAAAGCATATTGAGATTGCAAAAACAAAATATTGTGAGAATTGTGGAGAACAGCTTAAAGGAAATGCTACCGAGATAGCACACATACTACCAAAACAGTATTTTAAATCAGTAATATGCTCTGACTTAAATGTTTTGTACTTGTGTGGAATTTATAGTATTAACAATTGTCACTATAACTTTGATAATTATCCACAAGAAAAAGTTAAAGAAATGAAAATATATCTAAAAGTACAGGAGATATTTAAACAACTAGAAGAAGAAATAACAGAAAAAATAAATTATAAACATAGAGACCTTTACGAATGAATTTACAAGACGTACTAAAAAAATTAAATAAGAATAAAAAAGAAGAGGATAAAGTTTCAATTTTAGGAGATACAAAAATTGTAAGAACAACTACTTCAACAGGAAGTCCTTATCTAGATTATTTAACAGGAGGAGGTTTTATGAATGGAGGTTATAATACGATAATTGCTTCTGGAGGTGTAGGTAAAAGTTCTATTTCTCTTCTTGCTTGTAAAGATACTATTGAAAGAAGAGGTAAAGTAGCTGTTTATTTTGACGGAGAAAGAACTTTAAATGAAAGTTATTTTGAAAGAATGGGTATTCCAAAAGATAAATTTGTACACATTGTTGGAAGAAATTTAGAAAATATGTTAGACGAAGCTGAACTTTTTGCTCAGTCTGAAGATGTAGGGATAATTATTATGGACTCTATTCCAATTTTTACTGCCGCAGCTATTGAAGCTAAATCTGCCATAGAAAATTCTATAGGTAATGCTGCAAAACGTTATACGGGTCGTATGCCAATTATTGAAGGGTATGCTTCATCAAGAGATATTTGTATTATAGGTTTAACAAGCTATAAACTAAATCCTGGAGCTATGGGAGACCCTAGAGTACTCCCAGCTGGAGAATGGCAGAAAACAATGTCTAACACTACTTTAGATATGACTAAGAAAGAGTTAATTAAAGACGGAGATAAAAACGTTATAGGACACACTATAGAAGTCAGAGTAAAGAAATCTAAAAACAGTGCTTATGATGGGTCTGAAGCTTTTAAAGTTAACTTTTATAATGATGGAGGTTTTAATAAGATTGATGAATACGCAAGAGTATTTATAGAAACAGAGGTAGTTAAACAAGGAGGAGCTTGGATTAAATTTCCAAATGTAGGTGCAGAAGAGATTTCTATACAAGGAGTTGACAAATTTATAGACCATTTAAAAGCAAATCCTGAAGACTTTGAATTTTTAAAACAGCAGTTATAATGAGACTATTTTTTAAAAAGTTATTTAGTAAAAAAGAAATACCTAAATATATTGAATTTTCAAAAGCTAAAAAACATTTAAAGCAAAATCAAGTTGTATGGTGTTGGTGCGAGTATCCTGCGGGAAAAGAGTGGAGAGTGTGTATATACGACAAAGGAGATTTATGTATCAAGTTAGTAGACACATGGAATTTTCCAACAGTACCATTTATAGATTACTCATTACACCCGCACAGAAGACTACCTCAAAATGTAAAATATTTTACACTAGAAAAGGAAAAACCAAAAAAGAAATTTAAATGAGACCATTAGAAGAAATATTAGAGGAGTACGAAAATACTAGACAGTCTTTTAAAAACTTCACTTCTGTCGGTGACGCAAATAAAGATACCCTTTTAGAGTATCAACAAAGGTTTTTAGACTTGAAAGCAGATTTAAGACCTTGGCACACTAAAACATTGAGAGACAGTGAGAACCGATCAGATAAAGGAGCGACTGCGATTAAAATGAGGATTGCAATTGCAATGGTTAAAGATGAGTATGTTTTTGAGAATGGGGAAAAACCTATGTATGAAAAACCTCCAACAATTACAAACGCAGATAAATTTGCCGCCGCAACAAAACAATATAAAGAGTTTCTAGACCAAAGAACATTTTATAAAGAAAGTTTTGTTAATGTATCCGATTTACGAGACGATATACAAGGGTTCATCACTTTGTGCAGGGATAGACAAAATAGATAAAATAGATAAAATAGATAAAATATGAAACTAGGAGAATTTATTAAAAATTTTAGTCACAATAATCTTATAAGATTGCATTATAAAATTAAAGGTGGTCACGAATTAGTATTAGAAGATTGGAATGACGTTTCAATGGACTGGGAAGTAAATAAACAGCAAGGAAAATTTAGACATTATATCGATAATGAAGTTTTAGGGTTAATAGGTATTTATTTTTCAGGTCAAAAAGGAAATAGTTACCCTGAAGCTATTAATATAGAGATTGAAATGTTAGAAAATCAGCCTTTATTAGAAGACTTAAAGATGTAGCAATTAAATATGTGTGAAAATGAATAATAAGTTAAAAGATGCAATACAAGTTTTAGTAGAAGCATTAAAAACAGATGAAGGCTATAGAATTAGTTGGCAAGCAAATATTGCAATGGCTTTTAAAGATGAGTATTACAGACAAAGTTCCCAACAGTCTGAACATCAATTTGAAGATGTGCATGAATTAGCAAATACAGCAGCAGATAATTTTTTAAAAATTCTGTGTAATTAAAAACCCTATCAAGTCTGGGAAGACCAAGACCGTAAACTATTACTTTGGCAGTTAGGAGGTTCTGCCCTTTTTTAAAACGTATATCGCAATATAAAATATAAACAATGCTATTAAATAATGAAATAAAAATAACTGTCACAAATGATGGTAAAATTAATAATACACAGCTATCTTTAAATTCAAAAGATAAACTTGGAGATGTTATGACTGCTATACAAATGGCGCAAAACACTTTAAGAGGCAGTTTAGGTAAATACATTGAAAGCAAAGGTAAAGTGACAGAACAAGAGTTAGAAAATATATTTAAAACAGTAACTTTAGAAGAATTAGATGTTTAATAGTTTTAAGTGGTATAGAAGATTAAAAGGTGGTACGTGGTACAAACACAATGAAAAGTACAGAGCTTACCCAAAGTTTAAAAATAAATGGAACAGATTTAATAGTTTTGACGTTGTTAAAGTAGAAAAATGGGAGTAAAAAGACAAACAGTTCCTTGGGTATATCAAGGTAAAATAGTAGACCACATAGATAAAACACCAAAAAATTCTTTTGCGTTCGTATATAAGATTACCCTAAAAGACGGAAGATTTTATTTTGGAAAAAAGTATATGTGGAAACCTAATTATACAAGTGGCGCAAAAAAAGGTACAAGTAAAGGGCAATATTCGTGGCAAACATACTGTTCAAGTTCTATAGAATTAAAAAAACTTATTAAAGAAGGTATGAAATATGAGAAAGAAATTTTGCTTTTTACTTTTTCTCGTGCCGAAACTACATACAGAGAGACACAACAAATCATTTGTAGTGGAGCATTAACAGACCCTAAATGTTTAAACTACTGGATAAAAGCAACTATTTACTCAAAACATTTACAAAAAGATTTGTAAATAATAAAAATTATTTCTATATTTACAAAAGTAATAAAAACAACACATTAAATGAAAGAACCTAATAGAGTTAGAAAAGGAGAAGTTAAGTATAATGTTCAATTAAACGAAGAACAAAAAGAGGCTAAAAGATTAGTACTTGAAAATCAAATTGTTATTATAACAGGTAGAGCAGGTAGTGGTAAAAGCCTTGTAGGGGCAGTAACAGCGTTAGATTTTTTAACTACAAAACAATGCAATAAGATACTAGTTACTAGAAGTGCAATAGAAGTTGGTAGAAGTTTAGGTTATTTGCCTGGAAATTTAGATGATAAATTTAATGTGTATATTGAGGCTTTAATAGAAAACTTATATAAGTGTTCAGACAAAGTTAAAATAGATGATTTCGTAAAAAACGACAAGATACAAGGTTTACCTGTTCAGTATATTAGGGGTAAAACAATAGATGATGTACTACTTGTTGAAGAAGCTCAAAACTTAACTCCTAGAGAGATGGAAGCTATTATCACTAGATTAGGTAAAACAGGAAAAATAATAATTAATGGGGACTCCGCTCAGCGGGATATTTCAGAAAATTATACAGGGCTTGATTTTGTAATAGAACTTTCAAAAAGTATAGAAGGTATTGAACACATAAAATTAAAAGAAAACCATAGAAGTGGTTTGGTAGGTAAAATATTAGATTATATTTACAAGAAATAGATTTAGAAAATGAAAATAGAATATAAAAAAGACGGAATTATAGTAGGAGACGCATTCTTATTATTATCAGATATTGTTGAAGAATGTAACAATGTTAAGTTAAAAGAAGATAATCTTATTTTACTTCAAATAGGCTGGGAAGGAAGAGGTGGAAGTGTTGGTGAAAGAAGAATTTTACCACTTAATAATGCTTTAAGAATTAAAGAAATTTTATTAGACAAAGAAGTTTATTTTGGAGAGATTTGGGGCAAACATTCAGAAGTTTGTGGAGATATGACAGAAGACACTTTTGAAATTATTATAGATGAAAATAGGATTAAACATTTTCTAAAAGAATATCCACAAGGTATAGATTACGATCATAGTTTTATTTACGCTTTTATTGAATGGAATGAGGAACAAGAAATGCAAGAAGATGTTAGTCAAGAACAGCTAGATGAGTTGCAAAGTTTATTAAGTTACTAAATAAATTTGCATATTTAAAATAAAAGTATTATATTTGCATAGTAAATAAGACAAGTTAAAAACACTCTTCCCCTTTTTAGTAACCTGTATGGGGTGTATCTAGTAATAGAAAATAAACTTTAAAACAGCAGGTAATGTGGAGCGAGTGACCACAAGTCTTATTTTATTAAAAATAACATTCACTTGATTCTCTTGTAGCAAAGTGAAAGACATCGGAGTAGAGAGGACTCGTGGATGGAGAGTCTAATAACGCAATATTAGGGACAGTACTGTAGACTTAGATTACAAACGTGCAACCTGTCAAACCTTTCGCATAGCTCAGTTGGTTAGAGCAGAAAACTCATAATTTTCAGGTCACAGGTTCGAGCCCTGTTGCGGAAACTAAATTAAAACAATAAAAATGGAAGATTTTGAAATAGAAATAGATAAAGTGTTAAGTGGAGAAATAACTGTAACAAATTCACATGTATTAATATCTCCTGAAGAAGTAAATTTATATCTGCAAAGTGAAGGATTAGAACAAGGTAATTTTGATTCTAATGGATGGGATTGGGACTTTTGGATGGAGTATTTTAAAGGAGATAAAAAATTTATATTAGCTGGAAGTGGGTGGTATAATAAAGGGTTAAGTTTTTACTCAGAAAATAACGATTAATATGGAATTTAAAGGAGATGGGTTCAAATACTTTTTTAATAATGAAAGTAAGACTAGAGAAGAAATAGTAAGTTTAATTAATGACAATACTACTGTTTCTATAAAAGGACTTGATGTTTTTTATAATTCGCCGAAAACAAATAAAACAGAGGATTTATTAAAAGAAGCAGAACAACATCAAGAAAATAATGGAGGTAGAGCTGATTTAGAGTTTCTTGTAGATGAAATTACTACAGGATTTTCTTTTTATCCTAAAGAAAGTAAAATATTTACATACAACCCTAAGTACTTAAATGACAAAAATTTAAATCTAGAGGAAGTTACTAAAATAATTACAGAAGAAAGAATTATTGATAATTTAAACAAAGTTGAGGGAATAAAAGAAACAGAAGGTGTTAAGTTAAACAAAAACAAACCCCAAATATCATTATTATTTAAACAGTTTCCAAAAGCATTGGAAGCAATAGTAATGTGTTCAGAATATGGGCATAAAAAATATAAAGAAACAGATAAAGATTTTATAAATTTTAAAAGGGTTGAAGGAGGCAGTAAAACTTATGCAGATGCAGGATTAAGACACAGATTAGGACAAGGTAAAGACTCAGAAAGCGGTTTACCTCATCAATATCATGTTGCATGGAATGCTTTAGCTGAACTCCAACTATGGATTCAAGAACATGAATAGAGATTGTATAATCTATAAAATAACAAATAATATTACTTCTCAAATTTATATAGGTTCATCTATAGTTATAAAAGATAGAATAAGAAGACACTTTAAAGATTTAAAAGCTAATAAACATCATTCACTTAAGATGCAGAGATCTTATAATAAATATGGAAAAGAGTCTTTCCATATAGAGTATCTAATAACAGTACCTGAGCAATACAGACAAAAAATAGAGCAGTGGTTTTTAGATAATAATGAATGTTATTTTAACAATGAAAAAATAGTTGGTAAGCCGTCAATAGGTAGGATTAGGTCTGAGGAAGAAAAGGAAAAATTAAGAAAAAGAATGCTTGGTAATGAGTTGTGGAAATTAAATAAGCCTATGTCTAAAGAAGGGAGAGAGAGTATTTCAAAAAGTAGTAAAAATAGAAAATGGACTAAAGAGCAAAAAGAAAAGCTTTCGATAGCTAAATTAGGTAATTTAGGTAGAAAAGGACAACCTCATAAAGAGTCTACTAAACAAAAAATTTCTATTAACAGTCCCAAAAAGAAAAAAGTTTTACAGTTTGAATTAAATGGAAATTTTATTAAAAAATGGGATTCTGTAATAGAAGCAGCTAAAACTTTAAATATAAGTAAAGAAAGTATACAAAGTTGCTGTAACAACAAAAATAAAACAGGACATGGGTATATATGGAGGTATATAAAAAATAAAGATATTACTTAAATAGTAAGGTTTTTAATTAGCATGATAATAGATCAAGAAAAGTTAAAATAAATTTGCATAACTGAAATAATAGTTGTATATTTGTAAAAGAAAATTTAATATATGAAAAAAGTGAATTATATCTTTTTTACCCAAGTGGTAACAATCCTTAGTGAAAAAGGGGAAGAAAGAGTTAAACAAGTTACAACTAAAAATCCAGAATTAGAACATGACTTAGATTTCTATGATAGGCTAGGTATAAGACCTCCTAAAGATTTAGTTCAGAATGACTCAGTTGTAAGTGAAGATGGGTTTATGAAATTAGAAGAAGGAGAGTATACGTATGACTTTAAAAATAGATTTATAGATATAACTGATTTAGTATCTGCTGTTGAAGGTGATGAATTTGGAACTGTTTTAGAATTTAAAGACGGTACAGATTACTTTGTTGAAGAAGATTTATTTGAAGTGTATGCTAGAATAAAAGTAGCTCAAATGAGTAAGTTTGAAGTTTTTAAAGAGTCTGTTATTTACTTTTTTGGCGAAATAAAAAATAAATTAATTAAAAACAATAAAAATGAAGAGTAAAATATTAAGATTTTTAGAACTTAGTAAAGAGTTTACAATTGATTCTGAAGAGATATTTACGTATCAACCTCAAAATAACTTTATTATTAGTGGTCATGGGTATGGTACTATTAATTCTCAATCTGAACAATTAAATTCAAAAACCAGATTAGAACTTTTAAAAGAAAAATCAGAAAAAGAGGTTAGTAAAGCAGAGAGATTTGAAGAATACTTGCAATTACAAACAGACTTACTAGAATATTATCAAGCATTAAATAAATTAAAGAGTACATAACAAACAAAAATTAAAAAAGAAGTACAATGAATTACTACAATTACAGTATTAGCGCAAGTAAAGGAAAACTTTACTTAAAAGAAAAAAGTCCTAAAGATGGCTATGAAGAAGTCACTTACGGCACTGAAGGTAAAAAAACCTATCATAAATATGCTGACAGCATTAAAGGTACTCCTAAAAATTTAGAAGTTAAAGAAGTTAACTACGAAGGAAAAGTATTAAAGTTCTTAGAATTGACCTTAATGGATGGAGAAGATTCTAATAAGGTTTCCGCACCACTAAAAAATGTAAAAGGAAATTATACAGATGAAGTTAAAGCTATTTTATCAGCTTTGAATAACCTAAAATTGGGAGAAGAAGTAACTTTCACTACTAAAGCTACCACCACCACAGGAAAAAACGGAAAAGAGTATAAAAATTTAAATATTTATATTAATTACGTAAATATTTTAGGTGAAAATGGTAAAGGTCAAGGTACAGGGTTTATACCTTACACAGATATTCCTTCTCCTCTAGAAAAAATAGTTGCTGGAGACAAGGTTTGGGATTTTTCACCACAGACAGAGTTTTATTATTCTAAACTAGGAGAATTAGTAACTAAATTTCAATTAGGAAGCTCCACACCTGCTCCTCAAGTATCAAAACAAGATACTCCAAAAGCAGAAGCACCTAAAGTTCCAGAAGCTGATAATAAATTACCTTTCTAAAAATATATTAACATAATACAAGCCAACAAGGCTAGGGCATTTCCCTGGCGAGGATTAATAACCTTTTGAGTTGGCTTTTTTAAATAAAAACAAATGAAAAAAACACTCGCAAATCAATTTTATAACGGAGCAGAACAAATTACAATCTCAGCTCAAGAATATATACTATTAAAAACTGCAGTAGAACAAGGATTAAATGCTTTAGCAAGTATTAGCTTTCCAGAAGTAAAAGCTTTCGTAAACGCAGAAACAGGGGAGTATATTAACAAACCTAATCAAAAACAAATTAAAGATGGTTTTGCTATAGAAACAGTCAGTCCTGAAAAAACTTTCTCTCTAGAAAATAGAGTTATTTCTTACGATGGTAAAGTTACTCAAGAAATGTTAGCCGCTAGAGAACTTGTAATGATTATTCATCAAAGAAATATTGAGCAAGGTTTAACCACAGATGTAGAAGAGTTGCAAAGACAGTTTGAAGCTAGTCAAGTAGAAGTTGTGTAATGATAGAATATTATAAAGCTAAATTATCTCAAGTTAGAAAAGCAGTAGGTGCTAAATGTACCTACTTAGCTTTTTCTCAAGAGGGCGGCAAACACTTCTTTTTAGCTAACATTTTAAACGATTCTGGCGCAAAAGATAAAGTAAAAATAGAGATTAATAATACACCTGAACAGTTAGAAGATAAAGATTATCAAGAACTAACAGAAATTTTGAAAACAAGAAGCTATGTTGGAAGTTAAAAAAGCATACGACTCACTTTTAGAGTCAGGAGATTTAGAAATGTTATTCCCCAAAGCAAAGGGAGAATGGGAAAAAGATAAAAAAAGATTTACAGAAATATATGAGTTTAATCAAAAAACTCTTGAAAACTTTGAAAAAAATATATGAAGGCATTCGGCGAAAGAATAATAGTAGAGAAAATACTTGAAGACAATAAAGTTGGAGGTATAACTGTAAGTACGGAAAAAATATTTAATAACACAGTTAAAGTTATTTCATTAGGTGAGGATGTAAAAAGCTATTTAAAATCAGGAGATGTAGTAAAAGTATCTGAAAATTCAGGCACAGTTTTAAACCATGAAGGTAAAGAGTATTTAGTTATTGTTAAGCAAAATATTTTAGCAAAACTTTAACAGTATAAATTAGGAAGTGTGGTACTAAAGAAGTATCTTTGACTTATAAATAATTAATAACAAACGCTACAAGCAATTTGGGCATTTGGCTTAATGGAAAAATTGGTTTGTATTTGGAAGATTTGGCAAATCCGAATAATGGGCTTAATTTAGTCCCAAACTGCTTGTAGCGCGGGAACGTTGTAGGTAATTGATAAGAAAAGCCGAAAACTTTGAAAAACACGAAAACAGAAAATGACAGCAGACGTAAGAACTTACCCTAAAGAAAAGTATGCGGAAATAGAAAAAACACTTGCCGATAAAATAAACAACCTTATCGAAAGTACAGAAAAAGAATATG